AATTGAGACGCTTACAGAGCGTTTTGAACGGGAGTTTCATGTAGCAGACGGCGAGGACATAGGCGGGCTCATAGTCTATAGCGACAATGTTGTATACGACTACGAGAACTTCTGCGGCTGGGTCCGTTTGAGATAACCCTAGGGCACTCTTTGGGTGCCCATTTTTTATCCTGTTATTTGCGCAATATTTTGCGCATTTTACAGGGTTTTGCGCAATATTTTGCGCAAGGATGTTTTCGGTTGACAACTGGTAAAACCTGTGCTATAGTTATGGCTAGTTAACTGAAAGGAGCGACAATGGACTCATATACAGCAGTAGGCATAGCAGAGGGCTTCGTTGAAGCTGAATCAGAAGATCAGATCATAGCTGCTTGGCAGCACTTGATTGACACTGGCATGGCTTGGAGCCTCCAGGGATGGTTCGGCCGTACAGCACGTGATCTTATCGAGAGAGGCATTTGTACAGCATAAGGGGTTGACAAGTGGTAAAACCTATGCTACAATGTACACATACACTAAAAAGGAGCAACGATGTTCAAACTATTAAGCACTGCGAACCCTAAGATCCAAAAGGGTACTAAGCTAGGTTACTTGTCATTCATCCTGCATTTGGCGCCCGCTGATCTAAGCGGTCGAGAAGTATGCCCCAAACGTACAGCTGGCTGCACTGCCGCTTGCCTCAATACCGCCGGACGTGGAGGCATGTTTAAGAAGGGTGAGAATACGAATGCTATCCAAAAGGCTCGTATACGTAAGACTGAATACTTCTTTAATGATCGCGAGGGGTTCTTACGTGATCTAGAGGCTGACATCCGCAAGGGCATCAAGTTCGCTGAAAAGCAGGGATTGAAGCCAGTGTTTCGTCTGAATGGTACGAGTGATCTTGCGTGGGAAAAGTACGGTATCATCCAAAAGTTTCCTGAAGTACAGTTCTATGACTATACTAAAGTACTAGGACGCAAGGTCGCCCACTTAAAGAACTATCATCTCACGTTCAGCCGCGCTGATGGTAACGCAGCAGACGTGCCTAAGGCTGTTGCTCAGGGCATGAACGTGGCAGTGGTCTACGATGAGATCCCAGAGGGAGTGTTCTCAGCGGACGAGACGGACCTACGCTTCTTAGATCCCAAAGTGGGCATCATTGGCTTGAAGGCCAAGGGCCGTGCTAAGAAGGACACCACTGGATTCGTAATCCGTATTCATTCAGTGGTTGACAAGCGGTAAAACCTGTGCTATACTATACACTTATACACTAAAGGAGTTGAAAATGGTTACAGCAGAATTCATCAAAGCAGGTAAGGTTTTTGCCGAGCAAGCTGGCCAGGCAATGTACGCGAAAGTCGGCGAGCGTGATGCATGTGGTTTTGGTTGGGTTGAGGTCTATGTGGATCGCACCAATTCAAAGCAGGCTAAGGAGTTATTGGCCGCAGGCTTCCGCAAGGACTACAAACCCAAATGCCTTAGCATGTGGGACCCAGCAGGCATCCCTACACAGAGCATTTCAGTCAAAGAAGCAGGCGCCTATGCCTACGCAGAGTACCTAACCAAGTTGGGCTTGAAGGCCTATGCTGGTAGTAGACTGGACTAAAGGATACCGCCCACCCTGGGTCAAACGATGATAAGCTACCTTGTAGCATCCCAGGGAGGGTTGGTTTGATTAATTGCTCCGGTCAACGCAACGTTGGCCTTTGTGGGGTGTTGTTTATATGCAACACCCCGTTTTTTTGGTTGACCTTTGGTAAAACCTGTGTTATACTATACACTAGACACTAAGGAGAGCAAGATGTATACAGTAGAACTTTACAAAAAGGATGCCCGCAAGAAGACGGGAGAACGATTGGATCGCAAGGTAGATCATTCCACAGCAGACCGCGCAGCTATCGCAGAGGTCTATGCTAAGAAGTATCCTGCCAGCAAAGGTTACCGCTTTGAGATCTACGAGACCTATGTGACCCGCACCAACTTGATGGGCGGAGCAGAGTATCAGGAACGCTATGATACTCCTCGCTATTGTTCGCCTAGTTCAGAAGCCTACTGGAGCATGTGATGAAGTGGATGCGTGAAACTACGGTGTGGGATGAAGCCACACCCAACCATCTCTACTTGATGGAAGGTGACAACTGTCATGCCTATGTGATGGCTGGATCTAACGAACACAAGGTCTTTGCCAAGCCATTGAGGTTCGATCTGCGTAGGAGAACATTTGTTAAGGTCAAAGAGTTCGCCCCAGTCGCTGCAGCGAGCACAAAGACGGTGACCGGTTCTAAGGGCGAAGTCTACGAGGTGGATACAGCAGCTCAGACCTGCACATGCCCGGGATTCAAGTTCCGAGGCACTTGTAAGCATGTGGCAGAAACGCAACAGCTGGCAACTATTGGTTGACAAGTGGTAAAACCTGTGCTATAATATACACATACACTAAACGAAAAGGAGCAGAAAATGACTAGACAAGAACTCGGCGAGTTGGCCATTGAAATCCTTCTAGGGGCAGATCTAGACGACAATAGCGAGGATGGTGATATCCGTGTAGATCCTAACTTGTTGTTCCGCTTCTACGTCATGCGTCACGAGGCCCTGAAAAACACTGAAGTCACCCACGGTTGACAAATGGTAAAACCTGTGCTATAATATACACATACACTAAACGAAAAGGAGCAGAAAATGAGCGGTATCTATGATGCAGTCCAAAACCCAATCCCACGCAGTGGATTGTTCGCAACTAAGACTCTTCCAGAGTTGCAGGAGTATGTTGAGTCAATGAATGCCAAAGAGAAGGCCCAGGCCTACTTGATCATGCAACTGACTCTCAACGCCTGTTACCAGTTGGTAGAGGACGAGATTCTTTCTAAACCCGTATTTGCTTAAGGAGACGATATGCCAAATTGGTGCAATAACACAGTAGAGATCGCACACAAAGATCCTGCTAAACTCAAGGCCCTCGTTGAGGCTTACAATGATGGTAAGTTCTGTTCCTATGCTATTCCAGTGCCTTCAGATCTTCATATCGTGGCTGGTCGCGTAGGTGATGACAATGATCCTAAACAGATCGAGCTTGAAGCACAAGAGAAGCGTAATCTTGAGACACACGGTTACAAGACTTGGTATGACTTCTGCGTTAATGAGTGGGGCACCAAGTGGGACTGTGGTGGTGACGGTGATCAGATCGAGCTTGAAGAAGGCCAGGACAATACGACCCTGTGCTTTGATAGTGCGTGGAGTCCACCTATTGGTGTGTATGAAGCATTGGTTGAGCAAGGCTTTGAGGTCCGTGCTTATTACTACGAGCCAGGCATGAACTTTGCAGGCATCTGGGACAACGGTAACGATGAGTTCTACGAGTTGCCAGGTTCAAGTGATGCTGTTGTTGATGAGATCCCTGCTGTGCTTGACGAGATGTTTGGCATTTCAGAGACTATGGCTGAGTATGAGTCTATGGAGGCCGACAGTGAGTAAACTCACTACGATCATAACCGGAACCGTCGCTGTGGCGGTTCTTGGTTTCCAGCAGATGGAGATCGAGTCTGTCCATGAGGATGTTCAGGATATCAAGGCCTACATCATCAAGACGAACGATCGTATCAGTTACACGAAGGCTGATGAAGACTGCTTGGCCAAGAACATCTATCACGAAGCAGGAGTTGAACCAACCCTAGGTAAGTTCGCTGTTGCTCAGGTCACCCTGAATAGGCTGCGCGATGGACGGTGGGGTCATAACATCTGTAAGGTCGTGTATGCCCCTAGTCAGTTCTCATGGACTCTTTACAAGAAACAGCGTTATGCCCAGCCTAAGGGTCCGCTGTGGACTCAGAGCCGTGAGGTGGCCAGGAGTGTGCTAGCCGATGGTTATCGCGTGGCTAACCTGAAGGACAGCATCCTTTACCACGCTGACTACATCAAAGAGCCAGTCTGGGCCAAGAGTGTTGTGAAAATACAACGGATTGGGCAGCACATTTTTTACGCAAAGGCTTGACATTTGGTAAAACCTGTGCTATACTATATGCTACAGTGAGAGGAGTGGTACCTTGTTAGATAATATTTTAAAGTGGACAGCTTGTGCTGTTACACTAGCAGGGGCTCTATGTACAGCTCTCAAACTGGATCCAGCAAACGTTGTGCTGCTGAATCTCGGGGCGTTGTTGTACTTGATATGGGCCGTACGTATACGCGAGCTGAATCTGATAGTGATTAACGGTGCACTATTAACCATTTACCTTGTAGGGTTATTAATTAGAGCTTGACAACTGGTAAATCCTGTGCTATACTATGCACTTAAACACTTAACACAAAGGAGCTTTAAATGGAAATGACAACTGAACAACGCAACTACTTTATCCGTCGTTTGGACGAGATTACTGCTGACAAAATTAAAGCAAAGGCAACTGAGCTTTATGGCCCTGCTGGACGCCCTGAGAGCCCTACATGGGGCACAGTATTTGCGGCGATTAAAGCAGGCGAGATTACGCTTAAAGAGGGCACGGAGGACAATACTAACGCTTACTTAACTCCGAACGATGTTGTATGGCCTGCTATGGAAGCAAAGAAAGCAGAGTTGGACGCTTACAAAGCAACGCTAAAAGCAGAGCGCCAAAAAGCATTGGATGCGGTAATGCTGGACGCAACTGCAAGCGAAGCATTGGCTAACTACGAGGCGTTGTAATAACGCAACACAGGGGGCTTGACATTTAGGCCCCCTTGTGTTATACTACACATACACTGAACAACTAGGAGCTGAAATGGGAACTAGATCACGAATTGGCGTTATGCACGGTGACAAGGTCAAGTCTGTATACTGTCACTGGGACGGCTATCTTGAACACAATGGCGCTATCCTGCAAGAGCACTACGATAGCACAAAGGCCAACAACTTGGTCGCGCTGGGAGACTTGAGTAGCCTGCGAGCTAACATTGGGGTCGAACACGCATTCAGCAAGCTGGATATCCCAGAAGATCAAGCGGCAGCATTTGAGACGGAACACGGCGACTCCTGCACATTCTACGGTCGAGATCGTGGCGAAGAAAACACTAGCTGGAAGGTAGCACACACATTTGAAGAGTTCCTTGATCAGGTTCACAACTGTGGCGCTGAGTACTACTATATCATGAAGGATGAAGTATGGTACGCTGGCGCTGTATATGAAACAGCTGGCGTAATTAAGGAAGGTCTTGTACCTCTCACAGAGGCTCTCAAGACAGTTAACGTGGAGGAGACTGTATGAAAACAGTACGAGTTGAAACACTCTTAACACAAGAGCTCGAAGTTCCTGACAACTGGGAGCGTGAGGATGTGTTTGATTTCCTCGCTGAGAATCAGTCATTCCGCACAGCCTTCCAGGGTGTGAGCAATGAAGAGCAGACAGCCCGCATCGTCGATCTTGGCGTTGTGGAAGAGAAAGTAACTGAAATGGGAGAGGAAGCATACGATGAGTAGATTCGCTGTTGTTTATGAGGACCCCGAGTACGAAGTCGAGTTATCAGACGATGAGCTCGATTGGGAAGGAGTTGACACCGCACCTTTGGGAGCGATCGTCGATGGTTGGGTTAGATTGACTGTGGCAGAAAAGCCACAACAAACAGCTTGACATTTGAGCAGTTTGGTAGTATACTATTAACAGTTAGAGAAGTTTCTAACAGATTTTTTACACACACAGAAGGAGTTAGTTATGTCAGTTTTTACACATGCAGGTGTTTCACGTCAGAATGGCGAGTTCAAGGTACGTTTTTGCAATGATGCGCTACGTGTCAAAGTACTTGCTAAGAATGGTCACAAGGATATCGATATCGTTGAGCTTCGTGAGCCAATGACCAAAGAAGCTGCTGTTGCCTATTTGATGAGCATTGACTTCGCAAACGGTAACAAAGAAGTACAAGCCGCACTGGAAGCTGCCGCTGATAAACGCGGGGTAACTGTTGTTAAGGCCAAGCCCGTAGCTAAGGCAAAGACTGTTGCAGAAAAGCCACAGGCCAAAGCTAAGACAGCAACTGGTCAAGCAACTGTGAAAGCAGCTGTACAGACTGAAGCTGAGGCGATCGCCAAGGCAGAAGCAGCTGTTGGTTCAGCGTTGATGTGATCACTGGGGGACTAGTTCCCCCAATTTTAAGGAACAAATTATGAAATCACTTATTGCTATCTTGGGTCTCATCGCTTTCGTTGTGCTGTTGATCGTGATCGGTCCACTGGCAACTATCTGGGCCTGGAACACCCTGTTCACAGGATATACAATCGCATACAGCTTCGACACTTGGTTGGCTGTTGTTATTCTAGGAGCGTTCTTCCGTGCTAATGTTTCGATCAAAAAAGAAAAGAACTGAGTACATTACCCCTGAGTTCTACAAGGACTGGGGTAACGCATCGTATGAAATAGAGCGTCTAGGCGCTCGTCTAGATGCAACTCGTGAGGCGATCAAGCGGTTAGAATCGTGGGAAAAGCCCGAGGATCACTGGGCACTAACCAAGTGGCGCCTCAATGAGCAGATCATCTTACGCAAGTGGAAACACGCTGTAAGACTAAAGGAAACGGGATTACGCCAAACGGGAACGATCAATGAAGGACCTAAGATCGATTACAACTGGTGGGAACCCGCAGAAGAAGTAGTAGGGTCTAGCCCTATTTGGAATTACCTAGTTGATAAACTCTCAGGCGGACCTAATCTGAACCGTGCTTGGGACATGGCTAAACAGCATCAGTTAGAAATGGCAAGAAAAGGTCTTGCATAGGGTATAGGATTGTGTTACAATAGTTCTACGATGTGAGTACACATCAATACTAATAGAGGAAATAACAATAATGAAACGTATCAATTTAGAAACTAAAACTGGTAAGGTATTTACAGCTCTTCAAGCTGGTGAGAAGCTAACAGCTTCAGAAGCTAAGAAGCGTTTTGGCGTAGGCAACTTGAGCGCAGAAGCAAGCCGTCTTCGTGCAGCTGGTTACGCAGTCTACGCTAACAGCCGCAAAGCTGGCAATGGCGTTACCGTTACAGAATATGAGTTGGGTCGTCCAAGCCGTCAGATCGTAGCTTTAGGTTACAAAGCTGCCGCAATGGGCATCACACTCTAAACAGTCGCTCCAAGTCCTGGGGGTAGTGTCCCAGGCAAACCCCTGAACCCCGGTCTATCGCAAGATATTCCGGGGTTCACCTTTTGTGGCACAAATACAACACTCTAGGGGTTGACAGGTTTTACCTTTGATGCTATACTACACTTACACTAACAAAACGTAGGAGCAAACGAAATGGAACACTTATATTACTTTTTGCTTGGCGTGGTACTTTTCATTGTAGTCAACTATATCATGGAGGTTATGCGTGGCAAATAATCCAATTCCAAAGAGCAACATTCGCAGTCCTAGCCCTATTTGCAATCAAATGCTGGATTATCACTAAACTCTAAGGAGCAGATATGCAGATTACCTACCAAGAACTCAAAGCATTCATTGAAACCTTAACACCTGAGCAGTTGGCCCTGCCCGCTATGGTCTATGCCGGCGATGTAGATGACGCTATGCCAGTGTTCAGTACTTCATTCAACACACCGGAAGAGATGGGCGAAAGCATGGAAGGTATCCCAGAGATCCAGCCCTTCATGCTAATTTAGGTTGACAAACGGTAAAACCTGTGCTATACTACACATACACTGAAACACTAGGAGCAGAAATGGAATTAATCGGTCGTAAACTAGAGCAACTAATTGAAGCAATCCCGGTCCCAACCCCTGAACAGGGCGACAAGCTAGTAGGCTACACCTGCATCTTTGCGTTGGGTTTTATCGTTGGTATGTTGGCATTTGGAGGTTAATATGTATCCACAACTCACAAAACAAGAGCGGATCATCCGCGCCCTGAAGGGACCCCAGTTCGTACGCGATCGTCACGGCAGCTTGTATGATCGTGGCTCAGCAGACAGTTACTATGATCGCAGCCCTAACCCACACTATGGCGGTGTTGGTGGCGATTCAGGGGATCGTGTAGCGGTTACTGACGAAGAATCAGTGGCTGAGTACATGGCTGGTTACCGTTACAATGAACAGTACGGTGATAAGAAGGATTGGGGATGATCAGGATAGCACCCACGTTGAACCCCTTAGAGGTCATGCTGGTAGCAGCTCACTACGAAGAGCGGGGAGTAGAGCATTACACACTCTCCCAGGGCAACGACTGTATCTGGGCCTACTACGGTGCTATCAACGAATATTTCATCTTTAGAGATGGTAAAATCGTTGACATACAGATAGATTGATGCTATACTACACATACACTAACACTACAGGAGCGAGAAATGAAAGAACTAGACACTAAAGAAGCAGGCGGATTTGCATTTGCAGCAGCTATGGATGCACAGCGTCGCAACTCAAACAATCGCAGCACATATTCAATTGAACAACAGCGTAAGGCTATCACAGCCCGCGATCTGTTAGACACAGCGTTCTCTTACTCAAAACTCTACATCAACTACCGCAAGAAGTTCATCGCTATCAAAGCAGAGGGAGCTCGTGCTAAGGATGCTATGGCTAAACAGGTGATCTGCTTGTTTGAGGCTAACGGGTATGGTGTTGTTTCTACGCCACAGGGTGTAATCATCCGTATTGACAAACGGTAAAACCTGTAGTATAATACTACACATACACTAACAAAACAGGAGCTCGAATGATTCTAGTAATTGACACGCAGTACATGGAGAACTATGGCGCCCATGCGTGGGATGGCGAGGGTGAGTGCCCTCAGCACTGGAAGATGAAGGGCGGCTCCTGTTACAAGATCACCAATGTTCCTCGCAACGTGGACACTGAAGTGATCGTTGATATGGTCCGCGGTGATATCGAAAGATCAAACGACTACTGCCGCGAATACATCCTAGGAGTCCACGTGGAAGACAATGGATGGCTCTCAGAGTTTGAAAGATCACAGCAGGAGTATGAGGGTGAGATCACCTACGCAGAACCCGAGTTTGACTACTTGGATCTGCGTATGATTGAACTGAACACCTACGCAGACTCAGCTGCTGATCAGGACGCTGTATACTATGGGGCATAATATGATCAAGATTGAAGGACTCACCCGCAGGCAACGTGCGATCGCAGACGTTCTGTGGATGATGGAAGGCCGTGATCAGGTCTTGAGATTCGTTGAAACCCTCAACGAGGGATCACGTGCTGATGCCCGTGTGGTGCTCAACATGATGGTAGCTGTGACCCTAGACGGTTGCGATCATGTGGAAGAATCAACCCTAGAACTGATTGACAACATACGAAAACGATAGTATAATACACATTTAAACACTACAGGAAGCAACTAAATGGCAACTAAAGCAAAAGCATCAAAAGCAGTAACTGTGCTGGAATTTGACAAAGAAGCTATCGCACTCAGAGAGCGTGAAGTAGCCAAAGAGTCAGACGAAGAGATCCTTGCTCGTCTCAAAGAGCGTTTTGATATCCTCACTGACATGACCCGCGCTGTGAAGTCAGGTGATGTCCGTGCTATGATCGTATCAGGTCCTCCAGGTGTAGGTAAATCACACGGTGTTGAAGCTGTGCTATCTAAAGACGGCCTGTTTGATACACTAGGCGAGCGTAAGCCCAAGTATGAGATCGTCAAGGGTGCTATGTCAGCTATTGGACTCTACTCAAAGCTCTACGAGTTCTCAGACAAAAACCACGTGCTGGTGTTTGATGACTGTGACTCGATCCTTATGGAAGACCTCTCCCTGAACATCCTAAAGGGCGCACTAGACTCTAGCAAGAAGCGTACTATCGCTTGGAACACTGACAGCCGTCTACTACGTTCAGAAGGAGTGCCTAACTCATTCGAGTTCAAGGGCGCAGCGATCTTTATCACTAACATCAAGTTTGAGCACGTGAAGAGCAAACGCTTGCGTGATCACTTGGACGCACTAGAGTCACGCTGTCACTATATCGATCTACAGATGGATACTGATCGCGAGAAGATCTTGCGTATCAAGCAGGTAGTCAACGATGGTGGCATGCTGGATCACTATGAGTTTGAACCTGTGGTCAAGGATGAGCTGATCGCATTCATTGATAGTAACAAGAGCAAGCTGCGTGAGCTATCCCTGCGTATGGTACTCAAGGTAGCAGACTTGCGTAAGAGCTTTCCGCTTAACTGGCAAGCTATGGCCAAGACAACTTGTATGCGTCGCACTTAAGGAGATACTTATGGACAAGGACTTATACATAGTACGCAGCCTAGGCTGTCAATACCTAGGCCCAGACTATGACCCACGCGATCTACACAGTCGTACACAGCCTACACCCTACTGTGGCTGTAAGAGCTTAGTGGGAAGCAGTGTATACTGTGCAGAGCATTATCCTAAGATGTATCAAAAGGGCACAGCACTGCGCAAGCGAGCCAAGGATATCAAGCGGGCCGCGACTGTGCGTGAGTGGGAAAGCCTGTTCAACGAAGCAGTCTCAGAGCTAGAAGGTGAAGGTTACGACTTTGATCTGAAACCTATTGATGAGGCTCTAGCGTAGGTTGACCATAGAGGTGGTGGTGGTCAGATGGGGGCACCAGGGGGTGCTCCCGCCCGCTTGCTTGCGCTTGCAAAAGTTGGCATGCAAATTATTCCTTAAAAACACCACCAGTTAGATTAAAATCACCAGGGGTTAGGTTCTCCACTCCCTTTTTTTACTGTAGCCCAAATTTTTACCCGCACTATAGACCGGTCTGTAAATACAAGCCTTATGTATGTTCCCATTCCCCACCCTGACTACACGCTAGAAGAATATCTAGCTTATATACAGTATCTACTGGCGCAATAGCCTTCTCACTATATGCTGCAGTACTACATATTAAATCGTGATCCCCACTTAGCCGATGTATTTGGCTTTATTAAGTCTTACGGGCTTACGTGTGAAATACACGCTAATCGTACTCGCTTTTGGATTGATCCTCACTCACTAGCGTATACGGAGTTTGCACTACGCTTTGCAGACACATGTCCACCGGTAGAGTCCACTAACTACGAACTTGGAGGTCTACACGATTGAAGTACTTTAACGCATTATATCAGCGCAATTATCACATGCGTCAAGAAGAATGGCTATACATTGGCTATCTTGTGCTAGCTGCGATATGGTCATTTGGCACGGGCTTGTGTATAGGATGGATTTGGACACTTGCGCTGTAAAGCTACAATAAGCTGTAGACTTTCAGTCAAAATAGATTTGGTGCATTGAAAATTTTACGCTAGCAGTTTTTTGGGCTACGTATAGACCGGAATCATTATCCGTATACATAATAGCCACTAAAAATCTCTTTAACCGCTTGTCGCTTCGCTCGGCGCTTCGCGCTCTCTTTTGCTTGATTCGGCCTGATTCTGGCTCAAATTTGGTGCATTTTTGAACCTAAACGGTTCTGTTTTTGCCTGTTTGACTCCACAAAAAAAGGTCTAGTATATAGACCTAATTTTGCTTATGTTGACTGTTTCTATTACTTTTTCTTTTTTGCAGTAGTAGGAGCAGGTGCCTTTTTGTGTTCGTAGTGCGGATGTTTCTTTTGCTCTACAGCTGGTGCTTTTGTGGCTTTAGCTTTGGTTTTTTCTGCTGCTACGGCTGGTGTTGCTGCGACTGCTGCTAATACGAGGATAGCTAATAACTTTTTCATTTTATAGTCCTTCTAAACTAAGTTTATGATCCTTAAGACCGCGTAGAGCTGTTAACAGTTGATCTGTTACTCCTGCGTTCCTAAGAGCTTTAAAAACTACATTTGGCTCACCCATTTCACCGTGGACTCGAAGTCCCTGGCGACGATAAGCCCATAGTAGATTTTTGGTTCGCTCAATAGCGTCTATATCACGAGTGCGTAGACTGTGTGTGATCACACGTATCCAAGCGGTGCATACAGACTCTATGTGAGCAATATCTAAATCAAGATTGTCAATCTTTTCAGGCCGTTTGATCCAACGATTGTCCATGATACTGTATACACTGCTGGTAGCTGGTTTAGCGCGATCTTCTGCGTACAGCTCTACAGGTATACCGTATATGTGTATCTGATGCTCTTCACGCCATAGATCACGTTTGGTCTTGAACAGTTCGTCTACTGGCAAATCACACTCAACTTGACTGTAGTCTACTATAAGATGCAGATCTAGATCTGAGTGCGGTGAATAGTTATAGTTGGCTTGACTTCCTGATATGACTATGTCGTCTATTTTGATGTCTAGATCTAGAAAACGATAGTACTCACGTGCTATACGCAGTAGAGTCAGCTGTACTTGGGGTTTTAGATCTTGGCCGTCCCATATAGCAGGGTTCAGTTGATCATGCTGTTGGGCCGGAACTTCAAAATGGTTAGTCATGGTGTATTTATTGATTAAATATGGCTATGACGGACAAACAAAATTTAATGGGTCAAGTGCTGGTAGCACAGCCACAAAATACTGATGGGCACTTTGCTAAAAGTGTCATACTAGTTGCCCAGCATGGAGCTCAGGGTGCTTGGGGTGTTGTAGTTAACAAACGCAGTATCACGGTCAACATGGCCGCTATCATGACTGCTGCTGGTATTGACAGCGATCTAGATGAGCCTGTGTACATTGGGGGTCCTGTAGAATCTAATAGGGTACAGGTAGTGCATACGCTAGATTGGTTCAGCACCAGTACCCTACGCATCAATGACGAATTGGGTATCACAGGTGATCGTTCAATATTGGCCGCTATCGCAGGGGGTGAAGGCCCTAGACTGTGGAGAGCTGGTATAGGGCTAGCTGTTTGGTCAGCTGGGCAGTTGGATGGTGAAATGAGCGGAGAAGCACCCTGGACGCCTAAACATCAATGGTTGACTGCACCCGCTAGTGCAGACATCTGCTTAAACGAAACGGGCGAATCACAGTGGGCTTTTGCCATAGACCAATGTGTTACTACCCGTATCTCTGAACTGTTTTAGTCTTTTTCCGAATTTAAATTAGCCAGCAATTCTCGCACTTTTGAAGTTGCTGCTACGTTCTTGATCTTGTTCACAGCAATACCCTGAGTAGGATCTTTAATCTCCCCAGTTTCTGTGTCTACTACTGTGCTAGTTTTCTTTAGGCCATCATAGATGCTCTGTTTAGGTTTGGCAAAACTGCCTTCATCTTCTTCACCCAAGTCACGGATACGCAGGCTATCTAGGTCAAATTCTAAGTCTACCTTTTGACCCACACCGCTTGAACTACGAGTTTTCATAAACTGGATTTGATAGCGTCCACGCTCTTTCATAGCCCTTGATGTAAAGATACCAATCACGTTATCCGCTGTTTGGATCTTGGATAAGCCACCTGAAATGTGTGAGTGATCAAACTCAATTTCTTCAACTGCCGCACGATTTAACTGACTCGCTGTTACTACGATAGCTTGTGTTTCCATGGCCAAGTTACGCAGTTCTTCTGACACATATTTGTCTTTGACAAACAGGTCGCTTGGGCTAACTTTGACTGACATTGGCATCATCAAGTCCAAATAGTCAATTAATAGAATGTCTGGTTTATGCCCTTTTTTGACCTGATATTCTTTGAGATAAGCTCGCAGGTCATTACAAGTTTTACCTGATGGCATATACTTGATCTGTACTGATCCTGCACTCTTGCCCATCATTTTAACCTTAAGTTCAACGTCATCTAAGTTCTTAAAAACTTCACGAGTTGGTATATTAGTCAGCATACTATCCATACGCATAGCCACTAGATTTTCACTCAACTCAAAGGTTAGATAAAGCACATTTAATCCTGCTAGTGCCCAGTTACAGCCTAAGTTTGCTAAGAATAATGATTTACCGCCACCTGATGCCGCACACCAAATGTTCAATTCGCCGCGATTAAATCCACCATACAATTTCTTGTCGACAGTGGGCCAACCTGTTGAAATTTGACCATTTGAGTTCTTCAATGCTTCAAGACGTGCCCTAGGATCTTCAAAGTAATCTGTACCCATATCCTTCTGCAGACTGATTTGTACAGCGTCTTTGATCATCTTTTCAACAGGACCGTAGTCGCCTTTTTCCAACAGATCAGCTGATTTTAAAATCGCACGTTCAAGCCCTTTGTGACGTGAAAATTGCTCAAATTCGTTCATCAACCAAGAGTAATTTTCTTCGGGTAATTCAACTGGATTAAGGTCTACGTTACAGCTAGCGTTAACGATTGATGCTTCTGGCATCACTTTATATTCGTTTACATACTCAGTAATAAATTTGGCTGTGTCATGCAATTTTCTGTCAAAATTTTCAGGATCAAAAATGTTTTGACAGCGTACAAACGTAACTGCATCACTCATAAACATTTCAAGATACAGTTTTTGTATCTCGTAACTGTAATTTGGAACCACTGTGTCTTTATTATTCTGCGCCATGTTCTAGTTTCTTCTTTAGTAATTGTATTTTTATTTGATTTTGTTCGCGATACTGTAAAATCGTGAAAAGTGTGTAAATTCTGCCATATTTTTTAACCGCATCTGCAACGTCTTTTACATCGTCGCCCCAGTCAGGTAAACTCACTGACCAATTATTTTCAAGTGCCGCGGATATTAATTTAGCCCCAGGACGGTCGTTGTCAGGCACGATTATGACTTCCTTGCCCAATGCGTTAATTCTGGAAATTTGGGCTTCATTTGGGTCATTATGACCAATAGCAACACCATCTACCGCGATAGCGTCAAACTGCCCTTCAACCACTATCACATATTTTCTATCCCAGTCCTGTGCGTCGATGTTAAAAACATAACCTGGACTAATGTGAGTCAAATATTTTGGATTGCCTGGTCGTATTTTTCGTGCTGTATAGCCTACAACCTTCTTTTCTAGGTAAAATGGCACTATCACACGATCACGATAACCTGCTTCTGGAGTCCAGTGCCAGTTGTACCAATCAAGTTCCATGCCTCTGTCTAAAATGTACGCAACCACTTCTAAAAATTCTGGTTCTTCGCAACCTGCGTCCATCCATGCTTCTATTGGAAGAGCATTATCTGGTAATTGTCTTGGCTCAATGACAAAATTCTTAGGCACAGGTGTTGCTTGGATCTCATCTTTGCTTTTTAGTGCTTCAATGACACACTTGTTGATTTCTTCGTCTGATATGTTTAACCACTTCAAGAGATTTTTAGTGTTTTTACTTAGTGTTTTACCAGGAGTCCACCCTGCTTTGAAGTTACAGTTGAAACAGTGGTATTGGAAGCCATCGCCACTGAGTAAAAATCCACCTCTCTTACGATTATCTGGCCTTTCGCCATTGTGTGTACAGCAAACCGCATTGAAGCTGGTCCAGCCACTAGGCGTAATTTTACGTTTAGGTGGCAAGGCTGCTTGTACAGTTGCGAGTATGAGATTCATACTGCTATTTTAACTGAAATATTGGATAGAGTCAACGAAACCGCTTGGGAATTGATTGATATTGCTTCCGGGCGGATTGCCACTTGGATAATAATTATTACCAAATGCATCACTAGCAGGTACAACCACTACACGAATGGCTACGGCTGCTGTGTTCCAACTTAATTGGACATTTCCTTGTGTAGGTAATGTAGAAACATAGTTGGTTATGGTGAATGCTTGAGCATTAGCGGCACCAATTCCGCTAGGTACGTTATCTAATGTACCTTCAACTGTAACTGTTCCAGCAAAATTGCTTAGAGCAATTAAAACGCTCTGCGCTGTTGATGTAGTTACAGAATGTGATATTGGACGGAACCAACCTGAATAGAAATTATAGCCTTGTGTGCCAAATGTTCTATTGAATTGGCTACCGCTGGTAGTAAGTTGATTACGTGCGATTGTTTGTACTGGGAATCCAATTGGGAATCCGTCATCTACAACACTAACTTCGCCTGTGATGCCATAGTAAGTGTTAGCATACGCAGGAGTAAATGTACCATCACCGTTGTCTTGTTTAACTATGAACTTGTAGTCACCTGATGATAGGTTAATAGTTTCAATTGGTTCAAACTGTGCTAGAGCTAGACCACGTTTAGCCACAGTACTGAATGTAATCGTTGTTGAAGTTGTTAATTGATAGATAGTAGGTGCACTGATGCTGACTGTACCGCTTTGAACATTGGTTACTATAGTGTTGGCTTGTAGGCCAAACCCTGTTACAGCCTGTCCAGGAATAATACCTGTAGTGTTATCAAATGTTAGTGTGCCATTAGTTCCAGTCTGAGCTTGATTTAATGTATAGACCACAGTATCGTCTATCATTACTAACGGTTTGCTTAATACTAATTCTCTTCCGTCAGGGTCTATCATATCAAATACATAAGTAGTTGAAGAAAGAGGTAAAGGCTTTTGATCCGAGTTCTTAAACTGGATTTGGATACTATCTCTGTAACCTTTTTGGATGGTTAGTTTGCGTTGATACATAACGTTATTCGTGCTCCTATTTTCGTCCAAATCTAGCAGTACCGTTAAAGTATTGGGATATAAATAGACTGGTAACTTGTTCATAATACGTATTTATTAGATAATGACAGCACAAAAAACTGACCAATTTCAACAAAATTTTCCATTTATTACTTGTATAAGATCCTGTGATGAGGAATACGTCGGTATCATTATAAATTACGATATGAATGTTACCAGCATATATGATCTCGGGGTTATTCGTACAGATCTAGAGAAACAGCGATTTCTAGAACTAGGCGAAGTTTGGTGGTGGGAATCTAATCGTAAAATACCCATCAACATATTCTTAAAAGCGGACATGCTACAATTCCGCCCTACAATAAAAACATTCAACAGCAAAGACGTTACAATAGTCTTTGGTCCTACAGTTAATCTTAGCGACATAGCTGAAAAACGTATCAAACGTAAATCAATACAGCTAGTTAAAAACCCTAGACGTGTTCGTTAAGTTCTTCGCAAATTAAATTCATCTGTACTACTACCGCTATAGCATACGCCATTGCGTGAGCCTTCTTAAAGTAGTACTCGTCAGTCGTTGGTTTCGTCCACACGTCTTGCATAACTTCCTTCCACGATTTCCCTAAGAGATGTTTCTTTGCGGGGCGTATGATTGCCAGACAAGCCGCGAGCTGTTCTATACTTCTCGGTTTCATCAGCCTCAATACGTGCCCGTGCCCATTCACGTGAAAGAGAAGATTCGTGAAGTCGTCCTGTTCCATTAGATCCCATAGTGGCTCCTTATTCATTAAATTGATGAGATGTTCTTCATCTTTAACTTTTTCATAGATACTGACATTTAAAAAGTCTATTTTAAAATAGCCTCTTTCTTCTGCTTCTTTGTAGTTTATACTAGCTAACCCTGTCATCGGATCAACAGGTATCTTTTGACAAAATACACCTGTGTTATGTTTTTTGTGAGTGTCTATACGTGCAGGAATATGCTCAATAACATCGAGCACTTTAGTTCTGTCAGCAAAGTCGATATCAATATCCGGCATCGTAATCTCCGCCACACATCTTTAACAACATCTGATAACGTTCGTATGCTAGCTTAACGGCAGGCACTCTATTCCTAATTTCCATCTCTTTATATTTTCTTTTATCACTTACTACCTGATAAAAATCATCAAGTCTATGATAAGGAATATGTATTGCTAATGCTTCAATATTTTCTATCTTCATCTGATAAGAACCAAAATCATCGGTTGATAGAGCGTCCGGATCACAATACCAATTGTATTCGTGTTTAACTGCACGTCTAAATACTCGTGGACTTTTTTCTGCATGAGCTTCAAATGTTTGGCAAAAGTCTTGCAACTCTTGAGAAGTAGCTAATGGTTTAGTCAATTCCGCTCTCCTTGCATATTTCCTTAACCAAGGCAACATCAGCTGGATTTGATTTAAAGTGTTTGACCCAATAGGCAATATCAAGTGCTGGCTGGATAAGTTCAAGTTGTTCGTCATTGAAATTTTCTAACATACTTTTGCCAGTGGCACAGTTTAAAATCACCCACGCACTGATCTTACCGTTGCGAATATCATGCACTACACGATTAAAGTTTGCATAGTTAAAATAATGATACCACTGGGCTCCGCTAGAATCACTCCACTCCATCATTGTTGTGATAGTACGTTGTACGGCAGCTTCAACTGGTTCAACTTTTAACATCTCATACAGATATGTTTCGTACAGTTCGTCACGACACCAATGGTCTAGTTTAACTCCGCTTTTGATCACAAAGTCTACAAACTTTTCTGGATACAATGGCATTACGTTATTAACGAAACTGCCAAATTTTACAAAGGCATTGTAGTATGCTGACTTACAAAAATCTTCGTATGTCTTATCTTTCTTACTGCCTTGTGCGAGTCTAAACCAACGATTGAATGCCATGAAGCCTGCTTGTACACGCTTTTCACTTTGTTGCATAGCACGGCGCTTTGGCTCACACATGTGGGCAAACAAGGTCTTTTCTTTCATGAAAGCCTTGCCACAATGTGTACAGCTAAACGGTTGGTCTGCTAATTGCATCATTCGTATTCTTTTCGTTGTTTCTTATCAAAACCCATCTTATCAAACAGTTCTTCTTTGTCTGCTTTAGTCATCATCTTAGCTCGTAATTTGATGTCTGATAGTTTGGCCGCTGGGTACAATTCTACAAGCAACTTTTCAATCTTGTTTGCTTTTTCTTTTGAATTTGCTTTAAGATATGGGTGATACATCTTAACACCTGCACCACATCCTGCAAACAGTTTCCACAACAATGCCTTATGATTTTTACTCAACACCCAGTGATTTTTATTGACTAGCTCATTAGTCATTTCAATAAAATATTCCTGAGCATCTCTATCGCCATCAACATTTGATACGTATCGCATCAACACATATGGTGAGAATTCTTTTTGCTCTTCTGGAGGTAACTTATCATAGAAATCGTAATTTCTAAGATCTACACCTGCTAGTTCACGTTTAATATCAAGTGGCATCTTTTTCTTGGCTCAAGTAATATAATATTTTAACACGTTCAATTGCTTCATGTAAAGCAGGATTGGTTAGTGATGCTTTTTTAATTTCGTGCCAAAGGTGTGATTCTCTAATATCGTCCACGCTCGCTCCTCTAACTCTTGCTGGATTGTTTTCTGGTTCCCAATCCCAACCTATAGCGAATCTCTCTTCATGAGGTGCGCCAAATTCGCGAGCATATATTGTCCCGCCTTGACGTTCATAAATGTATGTTGCACCTGGTTTAAGACTGCCCATATTACCAACACTTAGTATAATATACTACTTCGCTTTGTCTGCTGACTTCTTTAACAAAGTAGGCGCACAACGGATTTCCTCCACTATGCAACGGTGTACATAATAGCTGTCCTGGTTTCATTTTAGGGAAGTACCATTTAACTTCTGGGTACACATTAATGATGTCAATTTCATGGAACTCTGGTCTAAAGCTCTTCAGCGGATTAAAACAGAAAGTCTTAAACCCACGATCATTCAAACTGGTTAACGGAAGCACTTCCATCTCTGGTCCTGTAGGATCTCCTACGATCGTACACCAGTCTAACGGCATGGTTACTTCATGTTTTCCTATTCTCAATACAGCGGCAGGACCACTAAATGATTCTAAAAAGATTAAGGGTAGATAAAAATAATCTGGATTATGCGGGTCACTGTTATCCATGACAGCATATCTAAGATCCTCATCTATTTCTTCTGGAAGATCATTCAGATAGAATGTCTTGTTATCTAACGTTAGTATTTGCATTATATTTTAACCTTTTCAATTGTAAACGGGTACTTGGCTTCTTTGTAGTATTTTTTTCGCTCTGTCAAGTGTCGTTTCGCATATTTTGAATTTGCTGTTATGTCCCAGATTTGGACGAAGTCTTTATCGTCTGCTTTGCGAATGCCTCGTCCAATAGATTGGATAACGCGGACAAAGCTCTTTCCGGGCTCCAGAAGCACCATATTGAAAATCCGAGGAATATTAATACCCACAGCGGCCACACCGTAAGTCGCCACAATAATCTTGTTATCAGCAGTTTTAACTTCATCATATTCTTCTTTTCTATCTTTTGTTTTTACAGCACCGCTGATAAAAACTGAGTCAGGTAATTCATTTACTAAAAACTTTCCTGATTCAATTCTATCTACTAGTACTAGAGTGTTTCCTGAATCAGAAATTTTGTTAATTAGCTTGGCTACCCATGCCATTCTGTTATCATCTGTGACAAGATATTTTAATTCTTCTGGGTAACTTCCAAACTCTTTCCACTCTTGCGTCTGTACAATATTCACATGACAATCGCTTAACACACCTGCTTCTTGCAATTCATGTGCCTTGACACGATGAACCACTTCTCCCAGGCTTGCACGGATATTTTCGAAGTCAATATCCTCTTTTGGAATGGTTCCTGTTAAACCCCAACGGATTGGTGTGTAAGCAAGGTTGCGAGTTAGCAAGTTTTTTAAAACTTCTGCCTTGGCCATATGAACTTCGTCAACCATGACAGTTTTCACATTATCCAGCAATTCTGCAACGGTCAAAATTTCCTCATTTTCTGAGGCATTTTTGCCTTTTTTGTCCAAAATATTCAAACTTTGCCAAGTACAGATTGTGTGCGTTTTATCTAAATCTTTTCTGTCGCCGTAGTACACACCAACGTCTAAACCACAGTTGATAAAGTCTTCTTCAGTTTGTTCAACTAAACTTTTGTTTGGAACAATAGTCACTGTTCGACCGTATTTTTCACAAATTTTCGCCAAAGTTGCGGTGGTAATTGTCTTACCAAAGCCAGTGGCAATTTCTTGGATACATTGTGGATTCTCAAGGAACTTGTTGACTACCTCAACTTGGTCATCACGTAAACGAATTGGCTCACCAGCAAATCTGTGTCCTTCTGGCCATGTCGCATCACCCCAAAAATCTGCCTGAACTTTGGGAAATTCCAGGGTAATTGGGCGTCTTAGGTCCTCTACTTCAATGTAGTATCCCCACTGGTCTAAAAGTGGTAACACCCTGTCTAATAGACTAACATAAGTGGTTCCACCTAGTCCAAAAAATGGAGTACATCCATCCCAACGCCCAAGGCGGTAGGCCGGCATATAGCGGGCCTTTTGGTCAAAATACTTAAATTTCTTAACTAAATCTTTCCGTGTGTCAAGATCTAATCCTTCAATTTTAACATTGACTTCGTCTTTAATTGTTATCTTAGCTGTTGCCATTGTCTGCGTGGATTCGGTTCCTTCATACTATAATACACTAAATTACAAACATTTTCAACCACAGCGGAAACACTAAAATGCATCGAGCTATAATAGCCTAGATTAAAAATTGTGTCAAACTGTAGACCTGCTTTTACTAATGGTTTAGTGATTTTAGTACTGATGAAAACAATTTTGGTATTTTCATCAATTGGGTTGTTTAAAAGATTATCTTTCACGTATTTGTTAAAGTCTGCTTGTTCGTTAGGCAAGCGGAACAATACTGACAAACGTTCACGAGATAATCCGTTGCGTAGTGCAAGCTCATTCCATTGTTTAATCATTTCTAGTTCACTTCCACCAGGAATGATTACCAATATTTTTTCGCTGTTATTAATCAAGTCGTCAAACGCATCAAGTGGAATTACACGACTGTCAATCCATAGCTGTTCATTAGTACCAGACTGATGCAATAGTATTTTTTTGGTAATAGGCTTGACTTGATCATCAAATTGTTTTTGGATTTCGTCATCCCAAATGTGTATTCCATATTTTCTAGCATGGAACAGAGCCGTAGTAACATTGTCTGTTTCTGGCTGAGGTATATTACGGTGTGCGTTTTTAATTTGGTATTTGTTGTCGTCCAACACTACCATCGGTAAGTGCTTTTCTATATCATCACGAATGACTTTTGCTTCTTGATAGAGATTTAGAAATTCGTCTGATGCTGAAAATTCTCGTGGCAATAGCATATCACCAAGTTTGAGAATATTGTTTTCATTCAACGGGTATACCCACTTTCTAACGTCATTACTCCACGCACCTTTTTCAAACATACGTGCTGTTGAATTTTGTTTACGCAGGGTTTCTACGATAATTGTGTCAAATGGAAACTCAGCTGTAATGACTAATTCGTCATTCAGTTTTTCAATGTCTAATTTCTTAGATCTAGGCAATACTCTAAACGGATCCTTCCATTTAGGACTAATCAAAAAAGAATCAAGATGAGGAATGTAAGGAATGATTTGATCTCTATTTCTATTCAATAGTCTAACTATGTATATGGCTTGCTTTTCTGTTAGCGAATTTTTAGAATACGCAATCTGCTCAGCAATACTGTAGATAAACTTCTCGTCTTGAGGCGCCCAGTTAATAGATACTGATGTGCCGCCAATTACCCACGAATTAAAGTTGGTAACTTTTAAGATAATGTCTTCAATGAACATATTAAATTTGCACGTCTTCCATACCTGCGGTACGTAGTTTAATAATATTAGATACTTGCCATTGCTTGATATCTAACGCCTTAATAATGCCTAACCATTGATTTCTTAATAGAGCAAATTCGTTTACGATCTTTTCTAGATCAACAACATCTGGCTCACCTTCACAATACTTTTCGCAATCACGACTGCTCAAAGCACGTTGATAGTTTTCCAAATATTTTTTAAATGCTTTCGAACGAGTGCGTCGGAGTTCGATGTTCAGATACTCCAACACACCTTCGATTTCCTGCAATTGATTAAATCTGTGTTCAACAATTCCGGGCAGCGCAGCAGAGGTTTTTTCTAAGTTTCCATAGACCTTAACCTCTTGCCGTGCTGTGGTTAATTCGCCGTAATAGTACTCAATACAGTCAGGCAGATGACTAATATCTTTACTAACTTTTGAGTACCAGCTCATTAATAATCCTCGTCTTCGTCGTACCCGTAGCCGTCATCTTCTTCTTCAAAAGATTCTTCTTCATCGGTTACAGATTTTATAGCTTCATCAAGATGAGGATCATATCCTGTGTAAGATTGAAGTGTGTCCACGTCAATATCATTACCCAACAAAAAATCAACATATTGATTTGCTGCCATTTCACGATTTTTCTCAGGGATATATTCACGGAACATATCCCAAATTGTCATAATTAGATGTTCATCCATTTATGCTTCTTCTTCCTCTGCGTCAGTAGTAGTTGTTGTTGTAGTAGTTGCGAGAGCGTTAGCATCCCATTCTTTCATGATGATATGTAACTTATCTTCAGTCCAGTTTTTACGGAACTCTGCAACAATCTCACCAGTTTCCTTACTAGTGTATGCTAATTTATTCCCGACTTTAGATAATACACCCATTTTCTCGAACATGTCAACTAATCCGGAAGTAGGAGCCATACCTGTTGAGTACGGAATCTTAACTTGTACACTTTCAAACGGTTTTGCGTAACGAGTTTTCATAATCTTACAAGCACTACGAATACCCAATACATCACTTACTTTATTACCATCTTCGTCTTCTTTCAACTTCAACTTCTTCATGGCAACCACGATAGAACTTGCGTAAACGAAGCCTTGTCCGCCTGAGATTTTATCATCTGGATCAAACATATCTTGACTAGCGTATGTGTGATTTGTACAAACAAGTCCAACATTATAGTTACCAAACTGATTTACACAGTTACGAACTAATGCTGTAAGTGCTTTAGGTTTACGGCCCATATCACCTTTTAAGTCGCCTGCTTCAAACTGATTTACGTCAGTTGGAGTAAGCAACATACCAAGTGAGTCGATTACAAACAATACCTTTGGACGTTCTTCGTCTGGCATTGATTTGTATTCTTTCATGAACTCGTTGATAGTTTTTGCAACATCATCAATCATCGCCATGTTAAGTTTCAAAAGTTTTTCTTCTGAAATATCAACACCTAATGCTTCTAACCACGCTTGATCTAGTGCGTTTTCTGTGTCAATTAAGACAACAAAAATGCCCTGTTCTTGTGCGGACTTAATAATGTTACCTGAACAGATATATGATTTACCTGCGCCCGACTCTCCTGCAAAAACTGTAACCTTACCAAGGGGAACTCCCTTAAAGAAGTCCCCTGAGATAAGATAGTTTAGTGCATAGTTGCCAGTTGAGATCCAATCTGTTGGATCGTTGAAACCAATTCCTAAGCCATCAATAGATTTAGTGATAGACTTACGGAACTTCGAAATATCAAAGCTCTTTGTCATGCCTATCTCCTAATTATTGTTTTGCTTGGCGATTGCGAATCATTGCAAGGATATCTTTTGCTCTATCACTTGCATCCGAACCTGCTGACGCTGATTCAGTTTTCTCTGCCACAGGAGCCTTTTCAGCAACTTGAGCTGCGGGTGCTGACGCCGCTGTCTCAAAAGGGGCCTCATCATCTTCTCCTGCGGTTGTTGACACAGCTGCTGATGCTTTTGGAGCACCAGTTGCTTGACCACTACCACCCATACCTGCTGGCTTGTAGTATTGTCCCCAACGGTCCATATCAAATGCTTCGCCATCTACTGATGCTTCGAACATTTCTTTGATAACCTTGAGTTCTACTTCGCCTGGTTTCTTAGGTAAGAATGATTTTAAATCAAACAAACCATGAGTGTCAATAGCGGCTTTTTCTTCATCGCTCAAAGTACGTTCACGACGAGCCCAAGTTGATGTTGAATAGTCTGCATAACCACCCTTTGATGTTTTTGTGATTTTGAAATCTAAACCACGAACATAGTCTGTTGGTAGTTCTTCAATCTCAGAATCCATAAGAGCATTCTTAACAAGATTGAAAATTTGGCTACCAATGATAAAACGACGGATTGGATTTTCTGGTGTTTTATCTTCTTGTAAATCGGTGTTAGTTACAAAACCTTGGAACAAGTAACTACGCTTTTTCCAATACTTACGACCCATATCTTCCAAGCTCTTGTCTTTAAACCAAGGACGAACCTCAGTAAGAATAGGACAAGTTTCTCCCCACATTTCCATGCAAGGTACTTGTACTGTTACGGGTTTGGAATTTGTTTCACCTTTGATTCCGGCGAATGGCAATTTGATCATTGCTCGTTCAATCCAGAAGAAAGTGTTGTTTGGGTCTGCATCAGGTAGGAAACGTACTGTTGTAGTACTACCTTCTTTGATGTTCCAGTGTGCGAAAATTGCGTTGTCACCACCAGCGGAACCGCCAGTGTTTTGTTGGCTTGATGCCTGAAGTTTTGCTCTAATTTCTGCCAAAGATGCCATGTTATTTCTCCTTATATTATGTGCCTTTGTTTTATGCCTGTTTCTTAAATGCAACTACATCTAAGAATCTTTGCATACATTACATTGTATGCTAGTTTATTTATCATGTCAATAGAATAACATAATAATTTTGATATTAATTTGCCGTATTATTGGTATATCCAATCATATTCAAATTAACAACAATTCGTGGTCCACCGTTGCGTGGAGTGTTGCCTGCGTGTAAGAATGTGCCATCAAATACAACCAGTCTGCCACGCTTTGGCATGATTCGTTGTTTGATTGTGAGCTCATCGGGTGATCCTCTGCGTTGGTTAAAAATAATAGTTTCACCATCGCTGTCGTTTACATAATAGATCGCTGTGATTAATCTTGGATGATCACAATCTACGTGTGGCATTCCGTGAGTATTAGGACCTGCACTAGGGTCTGGATATGTTAGATTAGTTCTGATACTAATCAGTTGATCAACTGTAGTAGGTACCGCTGTAATCAATGGTGTAAAATAATGTAAAAAGTGTGTTACAGCCTTTTCCACTGAGTTATACACTACATGACATAAAAACGGAGTTTCGCGAGATTGATCAGTAACTGGGAAATACAAGTTGTCTCCCATCAGCTTATACATCTCTGGACTATAGGCCGCAGATTGCTGATAGTACCAAGGAAAGTCTACACTGGTACACAGTTGTTCTAATATGTCTTGTTGACCTTCGCTGATTGCGTTGTCAATTATAATTACGTTATCTTTAATCATGAAAAATAATTTCCCATTATCCAAGTTGCTGCAGAAAGCCGTTCACCTGAGGTTACTGTTTCTGCGATGTGTTCCATATAAGAAGGAAACGCAACGATGTCGCCTTGATTGGCTAATAAATTACCTTCTACTCCTTTTAGGAATAGTCCGCCACCTGTAAATTCACTAGTGTTGTTTAGCTGTAATACCACTGTTATTTTACGTTGTACTGCACCCATGCGAGATAGGATGCTTTCGTCAGTGTGCCAGTCGTATTTTTCGCCTTCTTTGTAAGATGCTATTTGTATATCATCAGATTCTGCAATATGAAAATTCCAGTGGGCTTTGTCATTTGCCATCGCACCAAAACTTGTTAGGATTCCGCTTAACCAACTATCGCGGCTAATAAATGCAATTTTATTATTTCTAGTTTGATCATCTAATACAGATTGATCTGGGTTTAATCCAATTCTAGCTTGTCTAAGTTCCAGCTCTCGAGCTTGACTAATAATAGCATCGCATACTGTTGGAGGTACGTGATTTGGTATTTTGAAATACCAAGGGCAATTATAATTCATAAGAAACCTTCAGAGATAAAAAAACTAGCATACATTATTATATGCTAGTTTTCTTAGTTAGTCAAGATTTATTTGATTATTTTTTCTTTTGGATGTTTAGTGCAAAGTTAGCACGTTTCTTTTCCAACGGTGTACCTGATTTTTTCAAACCTTTTAGTTCGCTTTTGGAAAACTTCTCGCCTTTCTTTTTACCTTCTTGCTTGCTTAGTGCGCCTTTCTTAACGCCCTTAACAGCATCCTTGACCCATTTTTTCTTTTCTGCTTCTGTTAGTGCAGGTAGTCCTGCTAACTTGCGAATTGATTCCATTTGAGATTCTACTTCTGGCTCATCTGTTTCTGGCTCATCACGCATTGGATATTTTTTACTTAGTGCGATGATTAAGTGTTTAGCTAGTTCGCCTGCTTCTTCACCAAACTCACGTGTTACTGATGCTACGATACCAGGACGACCTTTAGTCCATGTGCCGTGTTCTTTATCAAAGAAACCAATAACAGCTTTAGCAATATCTTCCTTGCTAGCTTGTTTTGGACCCTCTGGTTCAATTAATTTCTCATCATCACTTGTGTCTGGATCAATGCTATCTTCATCTTTTTCAGCACCAAAGTCGTTTGATTTGATACTACCAGAACGTGCTTGACTACGCATCTTGCTTAAAAACTCTGCATCGTCGTCACTGCTATCAGAGTCGCTTGGGATATCTTTTTCCATATCGCCTTGTGCTTTTACTTTGTATTTTGCAAGTGAATCATGGCCGTATATTCTACGAGCGATGCGTTCTGCTTTGTCGCCTTCGATGCCTAAATCGCTGATTAGTTCAGCATATAATTCTGTCCAATCTTTTACTTTACCTGCGGCAACACGATGTACAGCATCCTTAGTCCAATCTGGAAGATCTTCTGGACCTAGGTAGTAACCTTCATATGTTGGGCCTTCTTTACCTGGGCCACCTTTGCCTGCTAACCACTTACCAGCTTGCTTCATTGTGTCGATAGTCTTACCTACTACACCTTGTTTTTTGCCTGCTGTTTTTAAGTAGCTCTTATCAGCAACATCTTTATTCTTCATTGTTTCTTCCATAGCCGCTGAATCTTCTTTGCTCATGTCTGGGAATTTTTTCATGATTGTTTCTCCGTCTAGTTTGCCTTCGCTTGCTGGATAGATTGTCATGAACGGAGGATTTGTAAATGTGTTTTTAGTTTTTGCACCTGCAATAATTTCTTCAGCACGTTCTTTGCTAACTGGTTTTGTACGGGCAACTTTAGGTTGTCCGCTACGATCAAAGTCAACAACACATGCAATATATTGATCTGCATCTTCGCCCATATTAGCTTGTCCCATACCGATATCAAATGACTCTGCAGGTTCAGCTTGTGCTTGTTGTTGTGGCTGAGCTTGTGATAGGATAGATTGAGCCGCTTGTGGATCTTCTCCTTCCAACCAAGTTGCAATAACTGATCTAATTGTTTGATCATCAGCGTTAGGATTCATTTGATTGATCTTTTCTAACGCATCCATTAGTGAATCATCATCGATGCCCATAGCATTTAATGATTGAATGTACGCATCAACACCTTGCCCACCCTCTGGTAGACCTTGTGTCATTAATGCGCTTAACTGAGTAACTGTTTCTGGCTCTAATGTATTTTCAACAATAGCATCTGCCCAACCTTCAAAAGTTTCAAATGCGTTGTAACCACGATCGTGATCATCTTCCTCATCTGCTGGACCACTAACATCTTCACCTACATAATCTTCTAAATCAACTATACCTGCTTCTTGCATGATACGATGGATCAGTGGGAACATGTCTTGTAATGCTTCGTCAAACTTTTCTTGTGTAAATGTATCACGATAGCTTTCCATAGTAGCATCATCTAATTCTGTAATGCTATCTTCATCTGGATGGAACGCTTCTTTCCATTGCTCGTAATAACCTTGCTTGCTCATGCACTCACAGTGATGGCGTAATTTTTTTAGTTTATCAATAGCACGTTCAATGATAGCATGTGCATTATCGTTTAGTGTACTGTATTTTACTTTCTTGTGGAACTCGCCTAACTTGGCAATTTCTTCACAAGTTTTAATAATGTGTTTACCTGCATCATCGTGTGGAACACCACCGTTAGCAATATGACGTTGCATAGCACGGGCACCAGGCAAATAAATGAATGGAAATTTAAAACGCTCGCCTTCAGAATTTTGAATAAACAAGTTCTTAATTTTACGGCTACGGGCGCCTGGCTTTGTTGGATCAATTGCTTCTGAGTGGCGTATAATAAGATCAGTGTCTTCTAGTTTTCTATGTGAAGTTTTAGAACTTCCGTACATGGCTGATTCGTTCATATTGGGATCCTTGTTTCCATTCTGTGCAAGGTACTGGAAATCTGTCTTGTCCAAGTTACCTTTGGTTATATCTCTAGTATCAAATCTTAACAGTCTGCGTTTAGCAAAGAAACGCATTTCACGTAAGAAATCATACCACATTGATTGTGAAATACTGTCAGATGCTTCTGTAATGCCCTGACTGTAATAAATCTTTAAATTGCCTGTTTCGTTAATACTGATACTAACGCGGCCTAAATTATTGCCCTCAATAACGAAGTCAAAGTCAAAAAATCTAGCATCTTCAGGGGTTACTGTAACAGCACCGCCCTCGTCACCCATTTGTAAGTTGGTAAAACGACTGCGTACTTTGTCGAATAAATCGCTGGCAATAATTTCAATTGGTTTCATTTGTATATTTATATTGATGCGCCTATGTAGATAGGCATCGGTAATAATAGGTCTTCTGTTACGTGTTCGTGCATTTTTTCGTATACACTAGGATCCCAGTCTTGTAACAGCATAATCATGCGTAAATTCAGCAATAATGACGCCACTAAGTCGTCATGTTCGCCTACTTTTGCCTCAAAACCTAACCCCTTGGCTACGTATGCTTTCAACTGGCTTATTAAGGGCTTAGAATAGATTTTTAAGACTCGATTTTCAATTAACTGTTTTAGCTTTGCACAAATAGCGATTTTGCTCTTGCTAGTAGTGTTAAATCCTTTGCGGAATCTGCGTACATGCCCTTTCTTAATAGGTTCACTTAAAAACAGACCTGGAAAGGATTCTTCGCCTAATTCGTTAATAGCAACTAAAGCACCTTCACCTAGGGCGTTGTTTTCAACGGAGTAATATATGTTAGAATTTTTATCTTCCTTATTACATTCGTCATCGATAAACTTAGCGATATCTCGCATTATTCGCACCTGTTCTTGTACACGGGTAGTATTATGGTGCCACTCTGCTACCTGTTCAAATGTGGGTAATTCAAATACTTCAAGTCCTGCATAGTCGCCACCTGTACCTAAACTAGGGTCTAGACTTATGATGTATGTACAATCAGGATTAACTTTTTTGTACCAGCGGACCTGGCCCATTTTCATTATAGGCTCTATTCCTTCCATATCTGACAAGCTGATACTGTTGATCAGTGTTTCGTCAAAGATTAAGAATTCGCACTCGTGTTCACGACGGAACCGCTCTTCACCAATACGACCTTTTTCTTCTGCGGCCCATTGATCGTTACGATCTGGATGTTCTCTCCAATGTGCCTTAAACGGAAAGAATCCGTTGCGTCCTACTTCTTGAAGATTTCCGTACTCATCTTCTCGTTTGTTAGCTTCGTTCCATATTAGAGCAAATTGGTCTTCGTCTGAGTTTGGCGTTGATGTAATAATTGCCTTACCACCAGTTGCTAATGTAGGCGAAATTGAAGTCCAGAATTCAGTGGCGATGTTGGGCGGTACGAACGCAAACTCGTCACAGTATAGTAGTGATAATGACATACCACGACCTGTTGTTTCTGTAGTTGTCTGCGCTACAATACGTGAGCCGTTGTCAAATTCTATACTTTGTTTGTTATAGCTAGTAACTCCGCAACGTATATGATTAGGGCACAATTCGTAAGCATAACGAATACGGTTCATAATTTCCTGTGCGCCTGTGTATTTGTGTGCGGCAATTAGAATCGTGCTGTCTGGAACAAACATAGCGTACCACAGCAGATATCCTGCAGCTGTTGTAGTTTTACCAGTTTGACGTGGTAACAAGTTTACGTTAAAACGATGGTCGTGATAACTGTCAATTAATCGTTTTTGATATTCAAAAGGTTTGTAAAGAAGTTTACCCTTTGTTGGATGTTGGATATGAAAGAAACGATCTAGGAAATAATGAGGATCGCTCATACACCCTTGGATGTCAAGGACGTCCTGTTCTGTAAATCTTTCTTTTTTATGGGCGGTTTTTACTAATACGCCGTCTAATGATTTTGCCATACTTTTATTTAATGAAAAAAATAGGCTCCGTAGAGCCTATTTGGTAGTACTTTTTATTATTATTTTTGTTCGTTAATAAAGTTCTGATAGTCTTTTAATAGTTGCGATGCTACAGATTCAACTTGAGTATATGGATTATCGCCTTGACGTTGTGGGAAGCCTTGTGGTTTTGGTTTTACTTCTTTGTTGCCATAATCGTGTGATTGTATTTTTTCATCTGGAGTTGTAGTTGCTGTATCAAACCCTGCACCTACGCCTTCGTCTTTTAATTCGTCTGTCATGTCACGAACTTCATCTGCCATAGCGCCTACATCTGGACTACCGCCCATTTCATCAGCCATGCCGCGAACTTCGTCAGCCATGTCGCCTACGTCAGGAGTATCATCGCCACCATCTGCAGGACCATTGATCTTGTCAACTAGACCGATCAAGCTAGCCATGTCATCACCACCTTTGTCTACTTGAACATCATGTGCTGGCTCAAGTTCAATTTCAGTGTGTGGATTAATATCTTGTGGACCAACTTCCTTAACGCCTGCTAAATTTAAAATTTGGCTAAGCATACCTGCAACTTCGTCGCCTGATTCAGCAGAAGCATTAATGCTAAAACTTGCTGGAGTGCTAGGACGATCCATGCCGCCCATCATTCCCATCGGTCCGCATTCAGCGACTGTAGATTCATTAATCTTTTTTGTTTGGCCTGATAGATTAGTTAATGTTGCCAATGATTGCTCTTGAGCAATTTGTGTTGTTTCAACACGAGGGTTAGACTCGTCTAACTCAGCTAATCTTTTAAGTACGTCAATCATTTGCATAATTATTTTTTCCTTGGATCATAGTCCGTTTGTTTAATTGGACTCTTGTTGTTTTGTGGTAAATCGTTTGATGTAGCACCTGGATTTTTTAAAATGTCATCTGCTTTCGCTGCTGGAATTTGTTCGCCACGTGCTTTATTTTGTGCTTTAAGGTCGTCATTCAATGTCTTTATAAGACTAACATTGTATTTGTCACCATAGTAATCTTCAAATTTAGGGCTACCTGCTTCTTTGTAGTCTGGGTCATTTAGTAGTGCGCCTTCACGTTTCTCGCCTGGCTCTTGATACTGTTCTGATGGTTCACCTGGACGGCGAACAACAATGTTTTGTTCGTTGATTCGTAAACCGTTGCCTAAATAGTTTGTTAGTTCGGAACTTGTAACAGGATAGTCTAGTGCGACTTCATAGATACTTACTTGTGAATTTTGGATTCTTGGAAAATCTAAAGGTAATGCTTGGACTGGAGTTACTCCAGTTTTTACGAAATCTACAACCTTAAATTTATCCAATAAAGTTCTCATAGAACCTTCTTGTTCGGTAGTTAATTCGCCAGCAACCTTAACTTTAAAAGTATAGGTTCTTTTGCTTTCTGTTAGGTATTCTGTAAATGACTTCATATTAGTTTCCTGGTATATTATTTATTAACATTTTTAAGTTTTTCAAGGAGGCTATTACGGTCAGTAATGATGTAACCTTTGCCCTCTACAGGGTCCTCGTTTTCGTTGTTCTTTTTATCTATAGCTAGTTTCTTTAACTGCAACTCAACCATCTTTAATTTCTTATCGATTTTGTTGGTTTTCGCGGTTACTGCGGCGTTTAGCATGTTGGCCGCAACTTCAAACATTCTGCTGCCGTATCTAGCTTCTACGTTCATACCTAAGTCCATTAGATCATCAAAGGCATCTTCAGCTTTTTTAGCAAGGCTATCAAGCTCTGCATCGCTCATATCGCCTAATCCTTTTACCTGCGGTAATGCTGAACTAATCTTGTCAAATTCTTCAAGAGTATGTTGCAGGTTTACAATGGCTGTTTTTGTGTCTTCTTTAGGAACAGGAATCAATTCCGGCTCAGGCACGCTTTCTGGTAAATTTAACAGTTCTTCTAGCTTTTTTGTCATAGTATTATTTAACGTCTTTTACCACCCATATGGAATATCTGATCTTCAGTTATAACACGAAACTGAAGCCCGTTTTTCTTACACCAAATACGTGCTACTTCCCACTTGGCCATGTTGCGTACATACTGTCCTTGATTATAAGGATTCTTACCTACAGATTCTAATGTGGTTTGATTACGAGGTTTTATTTCCCATAATTCAGCATGTTTCTTTTTTGCTTTATCAATGTACACCACAAGGAAATCAGGTACATAAACTGTTTGCTTTCCTGTCAGTGGATCACGGTAGGGTATCTTGACAGATTCACTTGCCCAGTTTTGTATGCCATCATTTTCGTCTAGCATTTTCATCACGGCAAGTTCCCAAGAGCTACGGTATCTAGGATTTCCTAGTCCTACATATTTCTCAGGGTTTTTAACTTCATATACACCTTGAGCAAACTTTAAACTCATGCAACAATATTCCTTGCTATTTCGTCTGCTGGCTGATATGTACTAGCTGTTCCTAAACTACTTGTTTTGTATCTATTGTAATTTACGATCTGTGTAACTAACGCACTAAGCTCAATAGAATCTTGATTGCGTAGTGTATCAATTATCGTAAAAGGATTTATGTTATCTAATATCGCTTGCTTGATAATAATGTAAGCCATGCTTTTAGATGAGTCGATGCCGAATCCTTTGCTATTAAAAAATCCTACCATAGCATCATATGTTGTAGCATTAATATTCAACGGTGCTGCGGCATAAGCATCAAACACTTTTAGAGTAGCTTGAGAACTATCCTGTGTAGCTGTAATTTGTGGTAGATTATTATAAAAAGTCATATTATAAAATTGTTGGTATGTAAACGCTTTCTGGACTAGGTGTTGTTGATGTAGGATCTGCTGAAGTCTGTAATGTTGATGGGCCAGTTATTCCACTAGTCTTACTTGCGATCAATTGAGTTAGTCTATCTCGATCAGCATATTTTTTAGAAATCGTTGAAATCAAATTTTCGTATGCAGTTACTTTAGATTCGTAAGTTAACTTAATGTATGCAACTTCTTCATCAGTAGTAGCACCTAAAATGCTTTGTTTAAATTTTACTAATGAAGGTAAAAACTGTCTAGCATAATCTAAGTCTGCATTTTCTGAAATTGTTAAATTGGTCAGCGCAGTCTGTAATTGAACCAATGTGCTATTTGCATTGTAAACTAAACTGGCTGTATATGTATTACTATCAAACATAACAGTTCCTTATTTGCCTGCGGCTGCATTTGCGGCTGCATTAGCTGCGGCGGCTGCTGGTCCGGCTCCGCCTGCTGGTGTCGCTGGAGTTGCTGGCGGTGTTACGGCTACCGGTGTTCCAACATATTCTCCAGTTGCTAGTGTATTTTTACCTTTTTGTAGTCCAAGATTTAGACCCAGACCATTTAGTCCACCCCTAGCAACGTTCTGTAGGGTACTTGTTAAAATGCTGTAACCTTCTGCTCTTAAACTGTCTTTAGAAATATTACCAACATTTCTTACTAAGTTAGCTGTGCTAATCGCGGCGCCTAATACATTCAATGGACTTGCTGTTCCGTTAGCGATATTTGACACATCACCGAACACACTTTCAGCTCCACTAACAATACCGCCTGGGCCAAATATACTTGAGTTACCGCCACCTGCGATACTTAATGGGCTTGGACTTGTATCGTAATCAAACGTAGCGAACCCTGCAGGAGTATCTTTTTTAACTTTACCTGATCCATAGATAACCGCTTCGTAGTTGATAGTCATCTTGCTTTCAACTAATTTGTTGCCCTGTGTTTGATCCATTCTATCATGTTCCCAACCTGCGATAACAGGATTGACTAATTGGAAACTGGTAAACATTTTTTGATTCATTTGATAAACAATAATGTTTTCAAAAAATGAAAATCTCTTAAAAGGACTACGGCTGTCATTTACTAATTTAGGAGAATTTAAACCATATGCTGTTGGAGTATTCTTTGAATTAATTGGAGTGTATTTGTTATTTGCAAATTGGAAGGGAGTACCGTCTTGGTTAGTTCCAATAGGACCAGTTCCACCGTAGTTTGAATCTGCAAAATAATATTTGTAATAATCAGTCCACATGTTGTGTATTACATTGTACTGATCATCATGGAATGTAAAATTAACTGGATTATATGTTATACCTTTTTGTATAACAGTTTTTCTATTGTATTGATTTACAACTTCCGTCTGGATTTGAAATTTAGGTAAGTCAACATTTTTAACTAACATACCTACTATTGACTTCGCCTGTGGATCTGAATACAGTCCCTTTGAAGTAGTATTACCACCAATTAAACTAGCGATAGGTCCACCTAATGCTGATGCTACACTACCTAATAAACTACCAGACGCTGCCGCTGCGGCAGCAGGTCCTTCAGCGGCTGCAACCGCATCTGGGTTAAAATTAAAAACCACATAATATATCCACCCTGCTTTAGGAGCAAGTGCAAATGGTATATTAGATTTACCCGTGCGGTATAGATTACTGGCGTGTGCGTAATCTTTTAAACTTGTATCCCCGCCTAAGACGGGTTGTAAATAGGAACCTAGTGATGGCATGATAATATTTAGCCGTAAAAAAAGACCTGGAAAAAACCAGGTCTTCTTAGTTTAATCGCTATGCGTATTAACCTGTTGCTAATGTACGTAGTGAACGACCAACGTTTGCACCAATACCAAATGGGTTGCCTGATGCGTTCAATTGGATTGCATTATCATAGCTAATAGTTAGGGCGATATCTAAAGGATCGCTCTTACTGTAATCAGCACCTTGATAAACAACTTTGTTTACGTAACAACCTTCTAATTCAAATGATTCTAATGTTGTTGGTTCAAATGCACCGTTACCACCGTCTAGGATTTCAATTACAGTTGTAAACTTGTAATCAACACCAGACGCTGCAGATGCTTGTTCAAAGAAGTCAAATTGTTTCTGAACTTGTTCGCCTACTAATTGTTGAACAGCACCAGTAACATCATCACGTACTGTAAGAGTAATGTCAGCCCAGCTATGTTTACCAGCATATTTGATCTTGCTGTTATAAACATGTAGTTCCATGGCTTCAAAACTAACTTCTGGACGAGTTACGTTCATTACCTGCTTAGTGATTTCAGTTGTTGGTGATGTTACACCAAAGTTCTGAAGTGTCACTCTAAAGCGATATTGCAGTTTTGGCATCAACAAACCTTGGTTTGATGCGCTCTGTCCTGCTGGTAATGGTACTGTCAATTTACTTAAACTTGCTACTGGCATATTATGCTCCTTGTCCTATATATTTACCTAATTACGCTAGAGTGTAAGTTCCAGCTGCAATAGAGCCAGTGTTAACTAAACGCACTGGTATGTAGATGAACTCTACAGCCTTAACAGGCTCAATAGCAACGTCTACCCATAGTTCTGAACGATCAATACGATCTGGTGTATTGTTAGACTCATCACAAACTACGATGAAGTCATACAATGCACGTTGTCCTACTAATTCTAACAATAGGCTTTGAACTGCATTCTTGATCTCGTTACGTGTAATCTTATCATTTGGTTCAAACAAGTATGGACGAGCCAATACATCTAGTTGACGACGTAGATAAGCTACTAAACGTGCTACGTTAATACGATCTAATGAGCTTGCTGCACTTGCGCGAGTATATTGACCAAACGCAACGATACCAGCACCTGTAATATTAGCGATTGGGTTAATAGCACCGTTTTGTGCCATTACATCACGAATACTTTGTGGTAATGCTGTTGATTGGAATTCACCTGTTGCATCAATATAACCAACTGAAGTAGCGTTATCAATTACACCACGGCGGATACCTGCTGGTGCAAACCATGGATAGCTCTTCTGATCGCTTTCAGCAATAGTGCGTAACATCATATGGCTTGGTGGAACAACAATGTAGTTGCCTGACAAGTCATTTGTGTAACCACTTGGATACCAAACAGCCATGTAATCATCGTGGCTTAATAGACCGTTTTCATCGTTGTCTAAAGAACCGTTACTGTTTGTACCGTATGCTTTTAGTGCTGTGCCTGTTGGCTGTAAGCGGAATGGTGTATCGCCTACAACAAACGCTGTTTGAGCACGATCAGCATTCAGGCCAACCATATTTGCAATAGTCTCTGGATAACCAGGACATGCAATTAAGTTGAACACTAGTGTATCTGTATCACGAACTCTTTGGTTGCTGTCAATTAGAGCTTTTAATGATTTAACAACAAATGCTCTTTGTGCATGACGACCAAATGTACCTACACCTTTAGCATCGTTAGGGCTTACTGAAACCCAACGGTCTGCGTTATATGGTGTTGTATCATTTGAACCATTCATTGGATCATTAGGTACACGAATATTAAATCCGTTGTTAGAATTAATATCGATATAACCTTTAACATATTTCTTGATGTTGAAACCTGAACGGCGTAAGTTCCATAGGCGTGTACCACGTGGATATTCTGCAGGATCAGGTGCATCTGGGTCTACGTAGTTGCTTGCACGTAGATCGCTAATGCTTGATGCTAGTACAGCTTGGCCACTTGTAGCCCAACGTGCATCTGCAAAGATCCAACCATTTGGACTTGTGTGATCTGTAGGATCTTGTAGTACCCATGACAATGTGTTGCCATTGTAAACATAAATCTGTTGACCGTATTCTTCTAAGTTAGCAACCGCTGTGCTTACCCAAATATCGCCGTTAACAACTGCTGTTACACCGTCGCTTTGTGTTGTAGGTGCTGTAGCACTTACGATTGGACCATTTGGATCTGTGCTTGGGAACGCTACACCGTAACCTGTCCACTCTTGACCGTTATGATAAAGAATGTCGATTTGATCAGTGATAGCATCATACCATAGTTGACCGTCTGCAGGTGTATTGCTTGGTGCAATAGAACTTGCTGTGTAACTTAGAGGTGCCCAATTTGAAGCAAACTGTGTAAATTTGTTTGGCTCAAAGTCACCTGCTGTATAGAAGTTAGCTGTTGTGCCTGCTGTAAATCCTAGGCTGTATAGTACGTTTGATGGATCTTTAAACGCAATATCGCCGCCAGTTGCATGAACAATGCTAATAGAACCGTCTGCGTTAGTTACCGCACTTAGGTTAGGTATTGAAGAAGCGTTAATTGCTTGAACTAATGCGTCTGTACCACCTGTAATTGTAAGTGCTGTGCCTGTTGAGAATGCAGCTTGTCCTGGAACGCTTACAGCGACAGTAACAGTTGAATTTGAAACTGTACCTGAATTATCTGTGCTAGTAATAGTTGTTGGAGCAACTGCTACACGGCGTTGGATAGCAAATTCTGCTAAAATTGGACGGCATTTATTTGTTAGTGTTGAATTGTAACCATCACCGTGGTCATAGTTGCTTTCAATAAACAATGTGCCGACTGGAATGTTTGCACCGCCACCAATCTTATCTAGATTGTAAGTAGCGTTTGCTTTGTTACTATAAATTGGAGCAGGTACTAGACCAAATGCGCCTGTAGTTGCATTAAATTTCTTAACAGCCCAATTTGCACCACCATTTGGACTTGTTGTTTTAACATAAACAGAACCTGATGGATTGTCTGAGAAATTAGGATATTGTGTATGTGGACCAACAAACACTGCAGGTGATGAGTAAGTACCATTGCTAATACCTAATGCTGTTAAAATTGATGAGTCAGCTGATAGGACCATTTGACCTACTGCACCGCCACCTGTACCTGGATTTGCTGTTGCATCTACAAAGAATTCAACTGTGTTGCCGTTAAGTTTAGCACCAATACCTACTGTGTGATAATTGTCGTTGATTGTGCTTACAAGAGTAGCAACTGTTCCTGATGGAATTGTAACTTGACGACCGTTTAGTGTTATATTACCACCACTTTGTGTGCCTGTTGTAACAGCACTAGTCAAAGCTGGCCAGCTTGTAGACCATACTGTAGAAACAAATGTATCTTGATATGAGTTACTTGCAAAGTTTTCTTCGCCTAATGAACCTACTTCAACCCAGTTACCGTCTGAATTTTTAAACCATACAGCGTTTTGCATGTCTGCCATTGTATCTGTAACAATAGCATAAGAACCTACAGTACCAAAACTTGGTTTTGGTTGTGTGCCAGCACCGCTTACAGTAGTAATTGTATAATTGTTATTATCGATTACTAGTGGAGTTTTGTTAGCAAACGCACCTGTTGATGAGTTCCATTCAAAAATACCATAAGTTGTGCTACCTGTATCAAACCAGTAGCTACCGTCTTTAGGAGCGCCTGTAGGTGCACTAGCTTCAGCTGTTAAACTTGCTAAATCTAAGTCTGCACGTACAACGTATGCTTGACTGCTTACGCCTAACAAGCTATATGCAGCTTGTAGACCGTATTCGTTTAATTCGCTACCGTGAACTGGATTTCCACTAGCGTCTGTAATAAATTGTGGTACACCAAAAGTATCTGTCAAGTCACGTTGACTTGTAATTGTGTATACTGTACCAGCGGCACTTGGAACTGTTCCTGGTGCTGTTACTCCTGATGGATTCGTTTTGTTAGCTGCAGAAGCAACAAAAATTAAAGGTACTGTACCTGGTGCTGCAGGTGTGTAGAAGCTTTCGTCGATAATCGAAACTTGTACGCCTGGTGATTGTAATGTGTTGGCCATTTAAGACATCTCCCCAAATATGGTTTTGTTGAAGTATTTAGTAATATGATGGTTTTTTCTTCTGTTAAATACGTGTGAAAAGGCGATAAAAAGGGCGGGAAATGAGACCTCTATGCAAAACTTGTGATTCTAGGCCAGTAGCAATTAACTACAGGAAAGGTGAAAGGGTATTTTATCGTTCACAATGTGATCATTGTGCGAGCGGTCGCGGACGTGGAATGCCTTTATGGTATTTGTCCGGATATAGGATGAAAACTAAGTGTGACCGTTGCGGGTTTACAAGCCAACACGCTGAACAGTTTAATGTTTTCTATATTGATGGTGAACCTAAAAATTGCCAGATAAACAATTTAAAAACAGTATGCGCCAACTGTCAACGCATACTGCATAAACTCAAGCTGCCTTGGCGGCAGGGCGATCTAACACCAGACTTTTAACCTGATCGTATAGATCTTGGATAGTTCCGTTATTATCAATAATGGCATCAAACTCTGTGCCTACCCAAGCGGTTTCGCTAACGTGGACTTTACGTCTAATTAATTCCCACTTTGCTTCTTCTGAGCCATGGAGATTTTCTTGTAGTGCGAGATCGTACCATTCGGGCAACGGTCCACGCTGTACCCAAAATACTTGTCCGCCTTGTTGTTTAATTGCTTTAATTTCATTAGGGAAACGGCAGTCGCTAATAACAATACTATCTTTACTTTTGCGAACTTTATTCTCTAAACTAGCGATCCAGATATCATCATTAAAACCTTTACGGCATACTTCAGTACCCCAATATTGTAGGATCCAACGCGGTGTTAGGGTAGGCATGTTTAGGCGTTCTGCCCACCACGGATCTACTTGCTCACGCCATTCACGGGCTTCTTTAGTTCGCCCTTCTAGTAGTTCGCGGTCCCAACCAAATACCGCAGATACGGCATCCTTTAATGTAGATGCAAAACTGTCTCGTCTAAATTCGTGGAAATTTTGTAAGTAGTCTGCAACGGTATCTTTACCGCTGCCAATAAATCCGCATACGCCAATAATCATAGTATCCCCTAATCGATACTATATTTTATTACAGATTTACTACGAAGTCAATGATTTTGATTAGCCAATCACGAACCACATTGGTTTTTCGCCTGTTTGGTAATTTTGTACATCAAGCTCTAATTTTTCAATGGCTGCTAGGCCTTCTTGTTTTAGTGCTGTACCGTTTAGGCTAGTACCACCTTGTGGGCTGGCAATAGTTTGGAACTTTTCACGTGCTTCGCCTAAGATTATTTTACATTGTGCAAGAGCATAATCTTTGATCCAAATACCTGCGTATGGATCTTCAAATATTGAAAAATCAGGACGATGGTTGTATAACCATAGTAAAACTGTTTCTTCACCACGTGGTCGTTGTTGAATTGTTAATTTTTTAGTAGTAGGTTGCCATGTAAACTGTATGTAGCTACCAAACATTTTACCTACTAATTTTTGATATGAAGCAAACGCATAGTAAGTTGCTAAACCGCCCATGTTGCTAGAACTTAGCAAATAGGTATTTGAATACGCTAGGTTAAATGGCTCAAATAATGATCCGCCGTCACCACCACCTGTTCTAGAACCAATACTTCTGCGGAACACATCACGAACTTCAATAACTTCTGAACTTAGTGTGTATTCGTTAACGTCTTGTTCTAGGGTCAAAAACGCAAAACTTTCTTCTACAGAATTTGCTGATTTTTGGCGGTATTTTGCTAGAGCACGATCTATAGCTGTGTTGTAGTGGATTGGATCCAGCTCAACGTCAACTATACCATCGCCTAATAGGGTTTTGATATAATCTATTACTTCTTTTCGGGTTTGTTCTAAGTTGCTCATAACGATATTTAGCCTATAAATACACTACTATGCCAAGACTCTCTCTTTACCGCCCTGAAAAAGGCAACGATTTTAAATTTATTGATAGGAATATTGCTGAACAGTTTCAAGTAGGCGGAACAGACGTCTTTGTCCACAAATACTTAGGTCCTGTTAGCCCTGAAGAAGGTACAGCCACTCCGGGAGTTCCTACACAAACTAATCCTACACCAGAATTAGGAATACAAGATCTAATTCTAATGGAAAATCGTGATCGTCACTACGATCCTGATATTTACGTTCTACGTGGAATATATCAAATGCAGGACTTAGATTTCAACCTAAGTCAGTTTGGTATATTTTTAAACAACGATAATATCTACATTCATTTCCACTTGCGTGGGTGTGTAGATACTCTAGATAGAAAATTAATGGCAGGTGATGTTATTGAATTACCTCATTTAAAAGATGAATACGCTTTAGATGAGCCTAATGTAATGACAGCATTAAAAAGATTTTATGTTATCCAAGATGTAACTCGTGCTGCAAATGGCTTCAGTCAAACATGGTATCCGCACTTGATCCGTGCAAAATGCGTACCGTTAGTTGACAGCCAAGAATACTCAGAAATACTTGGTGCTGATGCAGGTCAAGGTGACGGTACGACATTAGGAGATCTCCTAAGTACTTACAACACTAGTATTGAAATCAACAATGCTATTGTTGCTCAAGCAGAATTAGATGCGCCTACTAGCGGCTATGACACACATCAACTATATGTAATGCCACAGAATCCTGACGGCACACTTGCTTTAGAAGATGCAAGTATTACTGATCAAGATGCTAGTGCAGACAGTTTAGATGCTAGCTTGGTGTTACAGTCACCAACAAAAGAATACTATGTAGGTTACTTAACAGGCAATGGTAAACCACCTAACGGAGCAGCATATTCATTTGGTATCACCTTTCCTGCTAATGCAGAAAAAGGACAGTTCCATTTAAGAACAGACTATTTTCCTAATCGCTTATTCCGCTATGACGGACAGCGTTGGACTAAATTTGATGATGCAGTCCGTATGAATCTATCTAACACTTATAACTCTGCAGATGGTACTCCTGACAAGTCAGGTGCACCTGTAAACCCAATTGGTACACGTCAAACACAGCGTACCAGCTTTATTAACAATAACAACACAGCTACTATTGCTGGCAAGGTTGTTCAAGAACGTCAGGCACTGAGCCAAGTATTAAAACCAAAGGCAGATAATTAATGAGTGAATTCTTTTATGACGGTCAGATCAAGCGATACCTGACACAGTTCATGCGTATCATGAGTAACTTTAGCTACAAGGATGCTAAGGGTAAACTTACACAGATCCCTGTCCGCTACGGAGATATGAATCGCCAAGTTGCACAGGTGATGAAAAAGAACAGCGAAAACATTGTACAAAGTGCTCCATTCATTGCTTGTTACATTAAGAGCATGGATTTTGCCCGTGAACGTTTAGCAGATCCTACGTATGTAAACAAATACAATATTCGTGAACGTGCCTTTGATGAACAAGGTAATGAATATCTAAATGTACAGGGTGCAAATTATACCGTTGAGCGTATAATGCCTACTCCTTTTACACTAAAATTTACGGCAGATATTTGGACTACTAACACAGATCAAAAATTACAGATACTAGAACAGTTGCTGGTATTGTTTAATCCGTCTTTAGAAATACAGACTAACAACAACTTTTTAGACTGGACTAGTTTAAGTCTAGTAGAATTAACAGACATGGTGTTTAGTAGCCGTTCAATTCCTCAAGGTATGGAACAAGATATAGATATCGCTACTTTAAATTTCACAACACCTATATGGCTTACTACTCCTGCTAAAGTTAAAAAGTTAGGAGTTATTACGAAGATCATCACCAGCTTGTATGATGATGCATCTGGACAAAATGAATCTACTAATTACGTAGACCCAGAAACTACTGACTATTTTAGTGGACGCAATTCTGTAAGCGTAGATATTACTACACTAGGAAACTTTAGTGTTTTAATTTTAGATAATACAGCAAAATTAATTAAGGCTAAAAATAATACAGTTAATAATCAAGATATCGACCAAGGTCAAGGACAATCAATTGCAGGTTCTGCAAACTGGCTTACTATTTTAGATCAATACCCTGGACAATTTATTGCTGGCCTAAGTCAGATTAGACTAGCGAAACCAGATGGAAATGAAATAGTAGGGTATCTGAGTGTTAGCCCGACTGATGATTCGATACTAGTTATTAACTTTGATAATGATACGATTCCGATGAATACGTTATTAACATCTCTAGACAATGCGTACACTCGCGGTACTATAGATGCTATCATAAATCCAGAAACATTTAATCCAAGACCTTACGATCAGTATGGCGTTTTAGGTTGGGCAGCTACGGATAGCAGATACTTGATTTTAGAAGATATCAATACTGCGGATGGAATAGATTCTAGTAATGTTGCTAAAGCATGGCAAAATACTAATGGAACATATCTTGTTGCTCATGCAAATGATATAGTACAATGGGACGGCGCACAGTGGAACATCTTATTCAATTCTGCGGAAATCACTGAGCTAACCTACATAACTAATGCACGTACTGGTATACAATATGCGTGGGATGGTCAAAGCTGGAACAAGAGTTTTGAGGGCATATACGATCCAGGTCAATGGCGATTAGTTCTATGACAGATATAGTTTGTAGTGGCGGAATATTCCTAGCTCGTAATACCAAGCGTTTTTTATTTTTACTACGCAATCAGGGTAAGACAGCAGGAACTTGGGGTATTGCAGGAGGCAAAAAAGAACCTTCTGATGCCACACCTTACGAAGCACTACAACGCGAAATTAACGAAGAACTAGGATTTGTTCCTGCGATATCTAAGCCAGTGCCTATTGAATACTACAGTTCAAAAGACGAACTGTTTTATTATCATACATACGTGTTGATAGTTGAACAAGAATTTATTCCGCAACTTAATGACGAACACAGAGGTTACTGTTGGGTTAGTATTGATAACTGGCCTAAGCCGTTACACACTGGGTTGAAAAATACACTTACTAGCAGAACTACAAAAGCAAAAATACAAACTGTATTAGATTTAATCAGTTGATTCCCACTCTTCCGCTTTAACCAAAAAACCAAATTGATATAAGATTCTTGGCTTGTCGCCAATAGTTTTAGTTACCTGATGGTAATGTTTTGTTACCATGTATTGCATCATTTCTCGTTCACGTAACTGAAATGGCCTGTCTTCAACATAAACTATAGCACCGTCTTCAGGTGCACTGACACAGATATTGCATCTTAAAGTTTCTAAGACAGGATCTGATCTAGGATCTCGATGTAGATAAGTATCTCCACCGTTGTAAGTAATACAGACTACTAGTCCGTCTTTACCGTGCAGATGTTCTATCTTGTGATTTGGTGGAATAAGCCTTCTAAGCCTTTCTTGTACCGCATATACCGCGGGCGGATAAACGATTTTATCTCCGCTAAGTCTATTTGAAAGGCGAGACGAAACTCTAAAATGTAGTTTATCAATTCCTAGATGAAACTGATCTAAGTTATTCAGGACATAATCACGAAGTTCTATTCTTTCTTCTTCTGTGATCACATCCTGTACTAGCTTAACTTTCATTCTTTATATAGACAGTCTCAATTTGAGTGCAACACTCGTTTGGATCTTTACCATAGATTAATGGTAGTATATGTTTACCTGTTAGATCTGCACGACCTATTACTGATCCTTTTGTACCTTCTGGAACGCCTGCTGGATCGATAATATCGTCAACGCCGTAACCATCACGAAGACCGTGTACACATAGTACTACCGCAGGAGTGATCGCTTCTACTCTATGAGGAGTATTCTTAGCAATGAACAATAACTTAGGTGCTTCAAACACAGACTCTACAGAATTCACAGTAATTTTAACTGTGCCTGATGCAAGGACCTGTGTGTGATCAAAAATATGACGATGTAATTCTTCAACGTCACCTGATTGAAATTCCATCATCTTAATAAAGATATTTGAAACACAACTTAATGCTGTTTGTGGACTAGCCATTTAAATTCCTTTCTTAATACATTACACGTACTGTGTTACGTTGATTTGGATTGTTACTGCGCCCTAGATAGTAAGAGCTCTTACCAGACGGTGGGTTATTACTTTCCGGCCATTTGTTATATCCTGCTAGTGCGTACACGTCATTGTAACCGATGTACATCAGCATTTGATTTTCAGAAATCAAATACATCGCACCGCTAGATTCATTATAACAGTGATTGCACAGAGCGATACGTTCTGTTTGGCGCATACCATAGTAAGTTTTATTAGAGTCTGAACGGAATGTAGTATCATATTCGTTCATGCCTGAAAGAGCAAAGTCACCTACTAGACCTTGTCCGTCCCAGCCCCAACCTGCAGATCCGCTATCATTAGCACCTGCTGTATAAACTTTACCATTATCCATAACAAACGCTAGAGTCTTAGTTCCAGTTTCTGTTAAGCTACCTCCGACAAATACTAGATCGGGCATGTTGATATTGATAGGGATTGGGTAATAGTTTCTACCTGTATAGTATCCATCAGCTGCTTCGTTTAAGTACGATTGAGGTAAAAATGCTAGGCAGTTATTTGGGTTATATCCCATACCATAAACAACACCTGTATTTTTTTCTTTAAGGATAAACGTATTGTTATCACCTGAATACATACCAACTACCCAGAAGTTGTCTAAGTTGTTTAGCACGTTAGTCTGATAGTTTGGTCTTGTTGAACTTGCTGTTCCATCTGGAGGTAACAAGTTACCTGTCATCATGTTAGGATAAGGACGGAATACCTGTATGTAACCTTGGTTTTGTGTAGTACCAATCGCAGCTGCTGATGAGTTACTCATACGTCCGCAAGCATGGAAAGTTCCATCATTGGTTAATACATAAGAGGCGCCATACTGTTGGTTAGAACAGAACTGTACTTTCTTAATACCACCGTATCTATTCCAGTTATATTGTACTAGACGGAAAGAAGGTTCGTTACGTGTGTTACCTGTACCTAATTGACCGTAACCGTTATAACCACATGCCCATAGCTGACCGTTGGCATCTAGAGCAAAAGTAGCTGTATATGAGTTACCGCCGTTGTTCCAGCAGTCGACTATCTGCACACCTTCAAAGAAGTTTTGGTTGATCTTAGTAGGGACAGAGTAGTTAGCATAACTGCCTAAGCCTAATTGGCCGTATCCGTTGTAACCCCATGACCACAGACTTCCGTTAGAATCAAGCACGATACATGAGTGCTGCGCATCGCCGTTGCTACCGCCAGGTGCTGTACCAATCTTAACAATACGAGTAGTTGCTAAGTAGCCTGCACCTGTACCACTGTTCTGATAGTAGTGTGTACCATTAACATAACCAACTCGACGTGGGTATGCCCAGTCACTAGTTGTACCGTCACCTGTGTTTCCAGCACCACCATAACCCCAGTGATATAATTCGCCATTGTCAAACAGGGCCATACCCCACCAGTCATTACCTACTACCTGTATACATTTAGGCGGGTTTCCTTGATATCCTGGTAGACGACCGTATTTGTAATCCATTAATTCAAACACCATTGAAACAGCCGGAGTTGCGATCCATTGTGTTCCATTTTCTGAACTGATTCCAGAACCGTTATTGTTATTGGTATTTGCTTCGCCCATTAGATAGACTTTTCCAGATGCTGTGAAGAAGTGGTAACGTTGCTGAACTGGTGATTTGCCTGGTTCTCCGCCCCAACTGTCTGGATATTTGGTCCAACCTAACGGATTCATGTTAGGCAACATTTCTACATATTTGTCGTCCATGGCACGGATACCTGTACCAATCCTTTTCCAATCGGGATTAGGAGTAGTAGCGTATGTACCGTCTGTTGTATTTGGGAAGTAGCCGTTTTTATATAATGGATGACCGTTATAGTTGTAATTTTTACATAGATAAACGTCACCGCGTAATTTAACAATATCGCCAGGATAGTATTTTCTCATGGCCATCCAACCGCCGCGGAATAAGAATCCATCAGTATGCTCTGTCCAGTATGCGTTTGGTCTACCTGAACCGTATGTTATATTAGATAATTGTGAATATTGGCTAGTACCTGCGCCTTGAGTATAAAATGCCGCTTGTGCATATAACGGAGTCGGAGTAATCGTGTTTACCGTACGATCAACCGTGCGCCATACGATACCGTCTCTGATGTAGCGTATGTACTTGCCGTCGTAAGTGATAGTACATTTTGTACTTGGCGTATAGTTACCAAAAGCACCGATGGGGGAACCGCTTTCGTAAATTTGCAGTGTTGTATCTGCTGAATAATACCAAGCATAGTTAATGTTAGCATAGGAGTTACTTACAGTTGGCTGAGTAGTAAATCCAAACATGATATAAGCATTAGTCTGCGGTGCTTGAGCACTGATGTAAGCTGAGTTGTTATAATATTCTACTGAATAAATTGAAGTATCCCAAGCTGCTGTAGTACCGTAACTTTTTCTAAAACCGTATTGGAATCCGCCAGGTTGTGGACGTGGATAACTTTGTGTACCAAATGGGTTTGTATTTGGGTTAACATAGTTGCCGTTTAGGGCAGACGGCGACATGTTAGTTGGTTCTATGTTAGCGACTGGACTCATGTTCCATGTAGTAGGTGCTACCTCACCTGCGGTATATCCGTCGCCAGTTATTAGAATGTTTGCTGGGCCATATGCAGGACCTGCAAGGCCTTGTTCAAATAATAGATCTGTATTACAGAAATATGTGCGTCCGTTAAAACGAACAATATCGTTTTTACTGTAGATACCGGCAGTAGACCATTCACCTCTCCAATTGTACTTTAGAGCTGTAAAATCTAAAACGCCCGATTGTCTATTTGATGGCATATCTTATCCCTTATTATACTGTGCCTGATACACTTGTTGATGTTGTTGATGTGTTAGTTGACGTTGTTGCAGAATTATCTAACACCACACCTAATGCAGCCATTACTTCATCTACAGAAGTTGCGTCCTGTGAAAAGAATTCTGTGATAACATTTGGATTTTTATCAATAGCTGATTTTAACGCAGCCGCATTAGGAAACATATCACGCAATCTAGAATCTGCTGTTCCTTGCAAACCATATACTCCAAATACATCTATTAAAAATGGTGATGTAGAAAGATAGTTATAAACATCTTGACCGACTGTAGCGTGTGTTTGTGGATCCATGGGTGTAGGATCGGACCCTAAATCTGCTAAGTCTGTAGAAATATCTCCACGTATGCTGTGATATATGCGGCCGTTATATGATCCTAAGAATGTATTTTCTTCGTCTGGATATTGCCATTCTGGATCAAAATCTCCTGCATAGAAATTTCTACCGTCGTATGTTTTGTCTTCTGTTAGTCTTGGGGCTTCTGGTCCAGGCAAATGTCTTCCTGGAAAATCAAATCCTTCCGAATGTCCTTGATCAACTGTTGAAAACAGTTTTCTTGGACTTGTAAATTTTTGTCTCATTGTTACTCCTGTGTTCTTTAAAAGCTATTATGTACTTGTGTTTGACTTGGGTGGTCAATACTTTGCGGTGTAATGTTATAGTAGTTACCACCGCTACCAGAACTACCATTACACATTAGAGTACCATCTTCATACAATACCTGTAGTAATTCTTGGTTTGTCCAACCGCCCATCATTACATCACGGATTTCGTTAGCTCTATGTAGTCCGCCCGGCAATAACATAGGTTGCCACCAATACTGTCCGTAACCACTTGGGCGCATAAACATACCGCCTAAGTTGCCGCCTGCACCTTGGTTACTTGTATTTTCGCCGATACCTAGTGATCCATATCCGTTATATCCTGCTGTCATGACACGCCACTTTTGACCACTGCCAAAGTTTATATAGCAAAGTGCTGCAGAACTATTATAGTTACCATGGCCACCGTTACCCATTACGGCTACGTTGTTGATACCATTAATTACTACTGGATAGTTTCTTGAAGTAGTATCTGCTTGTCCTAGATCGTAATAGTTGTTAGTACCCCAACCGTAAACGTTACCAGTGTTTGTCATAACAAATATCGTGTTACCACGGGCACCCCAACCTAATACCCAGAAATTATAAATCAAACCTGCGATAGTAGCACTTGCTACACCGCCTGCTGTACCAAAGCTGGTAATACGTATCGGGTTACCACCAGTACCTGTTGATGCTGTTGTAGCACCGTCACCTACTGAGTATGAGTTGTTATATCCGCACCACCATAGGTAACCTTGTCCGTCTAGGATGTATATTGAACTTTGTCCGTTGTTTGGATCGTCTTCTGTACAGCATTGTATTTTTTGTATACCTGCGTATGAGGTCCAGTTTAGACCAATACTACGACCAAACTGGAATGGTACTGTTGAGTTACCTGTAGAACGGAAACCGCTTGATGTTGGATAACCTAGCTGTCCGTAACCGTTATAACCCCATGACCATAGTACACCTGTTTCGTCTAATGCGTATGAACTACCTGCATAACGTCCCATGGCGAAAATATCCACAATACGATAACCGTTAAACGCAAATCTAGGAATACGTTTTGCAACGTTTTCATAGTCTAAGTAACCACCAGTAGTAGCACCAGAGGTTGCGTTGTTCAACATACCGATTGATTTACCTTGAGTTACTTCATCACCTAGTCCTAATTGACCGTAATAGTTTTGTCCCCACGACCATACAAATCCTTCAGAGTCTAATGCAAGGTAGTGAGTGTTATCGTCAGTCCCTGCTGCGTTACCTACCGCAATTTTAACAATGAATGTTCCTGGAGGAAATGGTATCTGTACAGAACCATAACGTGTTGAGTTGTTTGAGTTACCTTCTGATGTTTGACCAATACCACCATAACCATGTTTAACTACTGTACCGTTATTGTACAATACTAGCATATCGTAATAACCTGGACAGGTCTGTAATACTGTAGGATGGCCTGCGGTATTATCTTTACGCCATGTAGTTGTCCATGTGCCCGGTGTTGGGTTTTGATCGTTCCAATAATCACGCATCCATGACGGATCTATTTCTTGATTACTTGGTCTTGCCACATCGCTCGGTCCCATCGAATAGTTACCGCTGGTGCCAGATGCGTGTAGTCTTCCGTCCATACCAACACTAAGTTGATTGGCTACGCGACAAGTTTTAGAATGTCCGTCTGAACTTGCCCATTCCCAACGTTGAAAGGTAGAAGAAATATTACGAGGAATATTTCCATTCCATACGTATGCAGAATTGCCCCAGTTAGGTCTAGGAATAAAAGGATGCCCGTTCCAACCAATAGGACCGCGTTTCATTAACATTTTTGTACGGTTAGTAGAACGCTGTACATCGCCGTGACTAAATTCTTCCCATTCATTGTATGGGTTATAAAAAGGATCTAGGTTGTTTAAACTAGATGTATGAGCACGGCGACAAATATAAGAATTATTGCGATAGTTTACTACGTCACCTGGCAAATAAGCAGTTGCTGTTGCCCATGCACCTCTCCAGTTTAAACCGTTAGGCTGGAATTGATCCCAATAATATTTGTTGATCTGTCCTGTGTTGTTACCTAATATGTATCCTGTAGCACCTGAAATATTTAAAGGTGCGATACCTGTAATAGTTGTACCTGTCGCAGCCACACAAATAAATGTCTGGTTAGCGTACTGTACAACGGTATCACGAGCGTAAGCAGTGCTGGCACTATAAGTACCTGCATTGTAAAACATAATCTGCCCAACGTTAATTAAATTCTGTGCCATTTATTTTAAGACTCCGGTATTTTTCCAAATGTTCCTAGCCAAGTTGTTTGGTTAGTTACGTCAACCATACTACTTGACCAAGCTACTGTGCTTCCGCCACCACTAAAGTAAACATAACCATATTTGTCTGCCCATAGAGCACCAAAATAGTTTGTCCAACCTACAGGAGTAACGATAAAGAAATCTTGTTCGTTCAACCCAGGAGGTGTATAACGTAAACGTTTACCTAGGTTGTTTGCTACGTTACCAATACTATCACGTGTACGTGCTAGGTATGAATCAGTGTGACCAAATGCCGCATGTCCGTAACCGTTATATCCTAGGTAGTATTTTACGCCAGCAGTAGTTTCTATCAATGTTCCTTGGTGGCTATTATCTCCGTTACCCCAGTTAGTTACGTTAAAAACGTTAGTAACGATCTGATAGTAAGGAGAAGTTCCGCTTTGTTGTTCTACGTTTACCTGTTGTAGACGATAGGTATCGTACTGCACACCTGAACCAGATGCACCGTTGTTAGCATGTGTTAAGTTTGAGTTAACTGTAACTAAGCGACCTAGGTTATAGTAACCGTTGTATCCGCATGAGTAAAGTGCGTTAGTTGAGTTAGAATATCCTGGCCATGTCGTATTGGCAGCATTTGAGTTTGTTGCCCACAAGTTAGGGTATGCACCTGCTCCAGCCCAAATATTTGTCCAACCTGTTGAGAATGGGAATGTGATCTGTGTTGGCGAAGATAAGTTTGTTGTATTATCAAATCCTAATTGCCCATAACCATTCCAACCCCATGTCCATATTGATCCTGATGCATCTAATACAGCACACCAACTGGCTGATTGACGATCCGCTATTATGAATTTTCTAATCTTACCAGTGCCTGTGCCCCATGTTCTGTTAACATACGTTAGTAATGATTGGTTAGTTGTACCGGTAACACCTAATTCTCCGTAACCGTTGTACCCGCAGGCATACATGTATCCGTTGCTAGTTAATACATACAAGTGGCCGTAGTCACCGCCACATGCCCAAATATCTGTAGGAGTACCGTTTAGGCCACCTGTTGAAATTAAGGTAGGAACATAATAGTTTGTTGTGTTACCTGTACCAAGCTGGCCGTAGCCATTGTAACCCCAAGAATATATAGTACCGCTTGAAGTTAAAATATAATGTGAACATGCGGTAGCTGTTTGGCCGCCGACGTGTGTTGAAGCGATACGAACCGCCTTAACACCTCTTAAAATTGTTGTGTTGTTATTGTTACCAACACGCATTGGATATTGGTTGGCCGCTGTTGAGTTAAATCCACCCTGTCCGTGACCATTGTAACCCCAAGCGTAAACTTCGCCGTTGTTAAACAACACTAGATTGTTTTGATAACCTTCTTCGTACTGTACTGCCTTAGGTGCAAGACCGTCTGGAGTAGGTAGTGTATTATCGTACCATTCATTGAAAGCAAAATTTAATTCACTCAATGACATCTGATAGTTGTTCTGTCCGTTACCTTGGCTTCCTGAATCTGAACGACCCCACTTAATAACTCCACCGTTACGAGTAATGAAACTAGCATGGAAACAGATCTGACCATCTTTGGCATGACCTAATCCGCCGTCCTGATAACTATCCCCCGGACGAGCACCGTTTGGAGGCCAACCTTGATTTGCTGTGTTAGTATAAATTCCTGCAGGTACATAGCCTCTATTTGAGTTCCATGCGAATGCTTTATTATTTCTACCGTATTGGCCGCTCATACTCATTGGTTGCCAATATGCTGTACCACCTGAACTAGGGTTCGCTGGTGCATTTCCTAAGGTATTTGCAATACAGATATAAACGTTGATAGGATTTGATAGGTACGCACCGTCTGTAGTCGTTGAAACAAACTGTCTCGGCGAACCGGTATAACCACCGACACCTGCGTTAACTGTAGGAGAGTTATCAACTGTAACGATATCACCCACATAATATTGTGTACTATTGTTATATAAACCCTGATCTTCAAATGTGCCTAGGCTAAGCTCCCAATAAGAACCAATGTAAGATAAAGGAACTAAGTTTGTATTTGCTGTGATGCAACGATAAACACGTTGCTTGTAGTTGACGATATCGTTAACCAAATAAGCTGTTGTACTTACCCACTGACCTTTAAAATTGTATCGAACTTTTCCTAAGTTTGTTGACATTTTTTACCTTAATTAAACCACGTTCATCTGTAACTGCTGTGTACTTGAAATTTGTACCATCTGATATGCTGATGTATTAGATGGTGAGAACCAGCTAGTTGCATAGTTCTTCATATTTATCGACACTGCACCAGAGGCCGAATTAAACACGTCGTACTGTAAATTGCCGTCTGTATCAATATATAGCCCGTGGAAACTAGCGCCAATTGTGTTCCATGTAAATCCACCACTTGAGAAGTACTCTAACCATGTGCCGTTTGTTGGGGCAGTCATGAATGCTGTGGTATTCGCAGCACTTTGGTAAAGAATCTGGTTAGTTGCACCGTTACGTATTGTTTCAGCTAATACAGAACTGTTTACATAAATGTTTGATGTACTTACATAAGCAGGGGCTGTAGCACCTTGGCTCATCAATAACTGGCCCGCTGTACCTGGACCAAAGAATCCTGTTTGGCTACCAGATGTTTGATACGGAACTTGTCCTACTGATCCTGCTAATAAGTTATTAGAATACTGTGCGGCACCTACATAAATGCTTGATGTTGACACAAAGCTAGGAGCTGCACCAGTGTTACCTGTTAATAATGTACCACTTGCACCAGTTGGTACAAATGCTGTAGTGTTGGCTGCTGATTGATATACTAAGTTACCTGAAGTACCGCCAAACACGTTTTGTGAATAAGCAGAGTAACCAACATAGATGCTTGATGTGTTAGTGTATATTGGACCTGCAGCACTTGCACCCTGCGATACTAGTATTTGACCTGCTGTACCTGGGCCTGCAAAGTTTGTTGTACCTGCGGCACTTTGATAAAGAATCTGACCAGTTGTACCGCCAGCTACGTTAGTTGCTGTACTTGATCCACCTGCAACAGAGTTCCATACAAATGTACTTCCGTTCCATTGTAAGTATGTACCTGTTACTGTAGGTGCTGTGATAAATGATGTTGCACCTGCACCTGTTTGATAATTTATCTGGTTTGCAGCGCCACCAATAATTGTCTGTGCGTTTACCGCAGAGTTTACATAGATGCTGGCTGTATTTGTATAAACCGGACCGCTAGTACCGTTACTTAATAATACTTGACCTGCTGTACCTGGGCCTGCAAATGCTGTTACGCCGCTTGCAGATTGCCATACTAGCTGTCCTGCTGTACCGCCTGCTAAGTTAGTAGCTGTTGTTGATTGTCCAGTAATACTTGCGTTAATCGTACCTTGTACAGTTAAGTTACCTGTAATACGAGCACTACCTGTAAGGTCTAAGTTGTATGAAGGGCTAGTTGTGAATAAACCAATAGTACCGTTATCTTGTACAGTGATGTAATCAGTAATTGTGCCGCCTTGGTTTTTAGCCAAGCGCCATTGCCAACCTGTACCATCAGTACCAAATTCATTTCTTACTGAAACTGGACTTACTGAGCCACCTGAGTTGCTAGTTGTTACTCTCCATGCACCTGGTGTACCTGCAGAGTTACTACCAACTAATAGGTTATTACCTGATCCAGTAACTACAACTTTTTCTGTCGGACTTGCTGTACCAAAACCTGTACGTTGACTTGTGTCAATATTGATAGCAGTTGCGCCCTGTGTTTGGATCACACCTGCTGTATAGAACTGTAAGTTACCGTTAAGAGTAATTGCACCGCCAACACCTAAACCACCGTTAGGAATAGTTAGTACACCAGTTAATGGGCTAGTACTTACTACTGATCCTGATAAGGTCATTGTATTTTGATATGCAGGAGCCGCAGCACCTTGGCTAGTTAATACGTTACCTGCTGTGCTTGTTGGAACCCAACTTGGTGCGCTCGTACCGTTACTGTATAATAATTGTCCTGTGGTACCTGCTGAGGTAAAGCTAGTTAAACCAACGGCTGATTGCCATGGAATCTGTCCAGCGGCACCGTTAGCTAAGTTAGTGGCTGTTGTAGCATAACCTGCTGATAAACCACTTAGGTATTGCCATATTGGTGCTGTTGCACCTGGATTAACAGCAAGAACTTGTCCTGCTAGACCAATTGGAACAAATGTTGTCTGACCTGTACCTGTTTGAACAACCAATGCACCTGCTGTACCACCTGCAATATTTGTAGAAACGTTTGATGTATTTGCGTAACCAACAAATATGCTAGATGTTGTTGTATATAATGGAGCACTTGTACCTTGTGATACCAGTAGTTGTCCTGTTGTACCAGGACCTGCCCATGTAGGAGAACTTGCTCCGCCTGCTGAAATTAATAGCTGTCCTGCTGTACCTGAAGTTACGAAACTAGTTACACCAGAACTTACTTGGTAGATCAGTTGGTTGTTACCGCCACCTGCTATGTTAGACGCTGTGCTTGCTTGACCTGCTGTTAATGTACCAATCGCTGTCCATTGTGGTGCAGATGATCCTGCGGTCAACACATAATTTAATGTACCTAATGGTAATGATGTAGTTGCGTTAGTTGCATTTTGATACAGTATCGCACCTGCATTACCACCGATGATGTTTGTTGCCAGTGTAGCATTCTGCACCATAATACTTGAAGTATTGGTGTAGACTGGGCCTAGTGCGCCATTGCTGACTAGTAGTTGTCCTTGTGCGCCAGGGCCTACAAATCCTGTAGTACCTGTGCTGATTTGATAAACTAGTTGACCATTAGTACCGCTAGAAATATTAGTTGCTGTTACAGCTGCACCAACTAAAATTGTTGATGTGCTTGTGAATACTGGACCTAATGTGCTTGCACCTTGGCTTATTAATAGCTGTCCTGCTGTGCCTGGGCCAAAGAAGTTAGTTGAACCTGCGCCTGTCTGGAATGGAACTTGTCCAGTTGAACCGCCTGAAATATTTGTTGCGCTAGTTGCACTACCTGATGCTAAGCCACTTAGTGCTTGCCATGTCGGAGTTGAACCATTGCTGGTTAATACATATCCGTTAGTACCAATGTTCAAGAATGTTGTTGCGCCAACAGCTGATTGATAAGGTATCGCACCACCTACACCGCCAGCAAGGTTAGTTGATGTATCAGCAAATCCTACACGGAATGTATTTGTATTTTGATAGTTAGGTGCGCTTGTACCAGCAGATACTAATAGTTGACCTAATGTTCCTGGGCCAATAAATGCTGTTACGTTAGGTGAACTTTGATATATTAGTTGACCTGCTGTTCCGCCTAGTACATAGTTAGTGTACTGTGAGTAACCAACCTGGAATGTACCTGTGTTTGTAAACACAGGAGGTCCTAATGTACCTGCTGAAACTAAAATGTTACCTGCGGTTGCTGGACCAATAAAGCCAGTTTGACCTGCACTTGATTGATATACAATCTGTTGTAGTCCACCACCTGCAATATTAGTTGCAGTTGTAGCGGCACCAACCATAATTGAACCAGTGTTAACAAACAATGGACCTGCTATGTTTGCGCCTTGTGAAACTAATAATTGACCTAGTGTACCTGGACCAGCAAAGCTAGTTGATCCAGTGTTTGTTTGATATACTATTTGTCCTGTTGTACCGCCCGCAATATTACTTGCTGTGCTTGCAGAACCTGCTGATAATCCGCTAACTGATTGCCATGTTGGGCCAGTTCCAGACGATGTTAGTACATATCCGTTAGTACCAATACTTAGGAATGATGTAGTGTTTGGAGCAGACTGATAAGGTAATGCGCCAGTAGAGCCACCAATTAAATTCTGTGAGTTTACAGCACTATTAACATAGATATTTGCTGTAGTTGTATAAGCTGGACTTGAGTTAGGTCCAACACTTACTAGTATTGAACCGGTTGATCCAGCAGCTAAGAATCCTGTTTGGCTAGATGCTGTTTGTAATACCAATGCACCTGCTTGTCCACCGTATAGTTGGTTAGCGTATAGTGCTGAACCAACATATAATGTTGTAGTAGTTACATAAGTCGGTGCTGATGTTCCGTTACTAGATAATAATTGACCCGATGTACCAGGGCCAGTAAAACTAGTTACACCTGGTGTAACTTGATAAGGTAATTGTCCTGCTGTTCCGCCAACAAGGTTTACTGAATTGATTGAGTTATTTGAATAACCGACATAAATTCCGCTGGTGTTAACAAATGATGGACCGCTTGTGCCACTGCTCATTAACAGTTGACCCGCTGTGCCTGTACCTACGAAACTAGTTGAACCTGCGGAAAGCTGGAATGGTATCTGTCCAGGACCGCCATTAGCGATATTAGTTGCGGTATTTGCTGTACCTGCACTTAGTCCACTGATTGATGTCCATTGTGGATTTGAACCATTTGATGTTAAAATAGTACCGTTAGTACCGATACCTAAGAATGAAGTTTGATTAAATGTAGATTGATACAATAATGCACCAGCTGTACCACCCATGATGGTAGTTGCTGATGTTGCATAACCTACATAAATGTTGCCTGTGCTAACATATACAGGAGTTCCTGCGCCACCGCTGGTTAATATTTGTCCTAATGTACCAGGACCAAAGAAGTTAGTAACACCGATTGAAGATTGATAAGGTATTTGACCAACTGTACCGCCTTGTAAATTTGTTGCTGTTGAAGCAATACCTGTTAAGTTTCCAAAGAACCCTGCAATAGATGTTACAGTATTTTTAACATATACTGAGTTACCAACTAACAAACTATCTAAAATAGTTTGGCCGCCTTGTACTACTAACGCACCAGATGCTGATGAATTAACGTTCAGCGGCGAGTTATTTGCAATAGTGATTATGTTAGTAGTTGTTGCGCCACGATTAGTAATTGACTGTAATGTACTTGTGTTCCATATTGTAACAGCACCAGTGGCTGTACTTACGGCTGTGTCAGTACCTGCAACAATTTGTGCGATACCATAGTTACCTAGTGTAGCCGCTGTTAATACAACAGAATTATTTGCGTAGATTGTGCCACCAACCCATAGGTCTAGGCCAATGCCAGCACCACCTGCTACTTGTAGGGCACCTGAACCAGTAGTACCAATTGCGTTACTTGGGTTCGCAGCAATTAATGCGCCTGCTTTAAAGAATCCGTATGTTGCACCTGTAAAATCACTGGCTGTATTTTCATATCCAGTTGAAAACCATGTTAGATATTTGTTACTGTCAGTTAATACTAATGCACCGTTTTGATCTGCGCCACTACCGTAATAATGGAAACGAAGACCGATGTCTTTGCCATCATCTACTGACCATGTACTACCTACGCCACCTGGTGGAACATGTAGTTCAATTATGTTATCAGTAAAATATGTATTTGTTGAATATACGTAAGTTGCTGTTCCGTTAACAGTTAAGTTGCCTGTGATTAATGCGTTTCCACCAACATTCAATCCGTTAGCGATATACATGTTGTCGCCAACAGCAATACCACCACCTACAGTTAATGCTGCAGAAAATGCGCTAGCGGCTGTTAATGTGCTGGTAACTGTAAAGTTACCTGTAACACGACCACTACCACCAACATTGATGTTGCCGCCAATGCCAGCACCACCATTAACAATCTGTAGAGCACCCGAGTTTGTTCCAACGCTTTGTGTGGCGTTGTTAATTACGAATGTGCTAGTTGTTCCTGGAAGATTATTTGTCCAGCTAAATGAAGTTCCGTTCCAGAACAAGTATGTGCTAGAAATTGTTGGAGCAACAATGAATGAAGTTGTACCAGTTGATGACTGGTAATGAATTTGATTAGGTAATCCACCTGCGATATTTGTTGCAATATTCGAAGTATTCGCATACCCAACAAATATACTAGAAGTTGTTGTAAACACAGGACCAGTTGAAGTTGTCCCTGCTGAAACTAATAGTTGTCCTGCTACTCCTGGACCAAAGAAACTTGTAACACCCGGATTAACTTGGAAGGGTATTTGACCTTGTCCACCATTTTGGATATTAGTTGCTGTAGTTACACTACCGCTGATCGCAGCAAACAATGTACCGACAACGGTGGCATTTCCGCCTACCCATAAGTTTTGACCGATGCCAAGTCCGCCAGCTACTGTTAAAGCACCTGTAGTTGTGCTTGTAGAGTTTGCTGTGCCGCCTACGGTAACTTGTCCACCGTATGGAGTAAGTTGTACTAACCCGCTATCTGCTACAGTAATACTTGGAATACCTGAAATGTCGTTAACACTAAAGAATGTTCCTGTGAAGCTGTTTGAAAGCGATAGTAACTGGCCTAAACTTCCTTCAACAGATAAGGTACCGCTGTTGGTAGGGTAAACTCTAACTGTAACAGTTGCGCTGGTAGCTGTATTTGCACCCACAAACTGGATACTTGGATCAACTGTGCTTGATCCTGAGTTAGGAGTTATTAAAATATTTTTGTCGTTTAAGGCCATAGTTTTCTTTTTCTACAATATTACCAATATTTATTCGCTGGGCAAAACCGCTTGTAGCCCAACATTAATTACTCTCATAGACCAAACCTTGATCTAAGAGCATTAAAGTTTTGCTGTATTTCAGCTGGCGCTAATACTCTGTTGTATGCTTTTATTGAAAATACATTTCCTTGGATTGATAATGCTGAGTTACCACCAAAACCAGGATATGGATATTCTGTCATTATTGTTAGCGGAATCTGCGAATCAGTTCTACCTAGTGGGTTATCTTGTGTAAACCCGTGGGCTGCAGAAGCTTGTTCACCGTAGCCGCCATCTAGATAATATCCAAACTGTGTAGGGCTGATCCAAATTACTAACTGATGTATAGATCCGTTGTAATATGTTGATCCCATAGTTAAAGAACTACCTAGTTCAAATGATTGATTCACTGGAGCTACCGTCATACCATTACCAGCAACATAATAGTTGTAGCCTCCTGTTGCGTTCCACGGTTTACTAATGATGTATCCTAGAGCATCTGTTGTTTTAACCCAAACTTCTAAAGTGAATGAGCTTTGTCCAATTGATCCTAACGGAGTCCATGCTAATGAATCAGCAGAACCATTCATGGATACGTAGTTATTTGTTCCGTTAAAATAAAAACTTGGAATTCCTGTTGATGTATTATCGTACTTTGCACCGTTAACTAAACTTGCATTAAGTCCTAATGGACCTAAATCTAAATAGGTAGATGTATTTGCATTACCATAATAGTTGTAAGATTTAGCATTTGCAGGATCAATACAAAGAGTTAATCCATTTGTAACGATAGATGTGTTTATATTAATTCCCATTTTATCCCTCTACCTGTAGTTTGTCTACGTCTGCACGTTCTGCGTAAACTGTGTAGAAACAATCTACAGCGTTTGATAGTAATGCATCATTACCAATAACAATTTCAGTTGAAGAAATTGTCTTAACAAATAATTTTTGATATTTTCCAACAGGGGTTATATCTACAGTAATAGTATTAGGATCTACTAACTTACTCCAGTATTCAGGTAGTTGGATTGTGTTGCCATTGTTTAGTCGTCCGCGAATGTAAACACCAAACTCAGGGCCTTCTAAGCTACCGTGACGTAAATTTTGTCCTGGCTTAGTTGGGTGAGGTATGATGAATGACTTAGTTGCGGCGTTTAAGGCGCCACTAATACCAACACCACCATTAACAACTAGAGAACCATTGTTAGTTGCTGTGCTTGCGATACCTGCGCCAACATATAATGCTCCGCCAATACCTACTCCGCCTGCTACTACAAGAGCACCTGTAGTTGTTGATGTTGCTAATGTTGTACCAGCAAGTGTTAATGTACTTTGATATACTGGTGCACCAGTACCACCGCTTACGTGTACCTGACCTGCTGTGCCTGGACCAAAGAATGCAGTAGTGTTTGGAGCACTTTGATAATGGATCTGACCTGCAGTTCCGCCTGCTATGTTATTTGCAGTTACGGCATTACCTACATACACACTTGATGTACTTAAGAATGTCGGACCGCTTGTACCTTGACTAATTAAAATTTGACCATTTGTACCTGTTGTTACAAATCCAGATAGTCCAGGTGCTGTTTGATATATTAATTGACCGGCATTTCCGCCAGCTACGTTAGTTGCTGTGTTAATAGATCCGTAAATGTTAACAGCGCCACCTACGGTTAAGTTACCGCCAATGTATACGTTACCACCGATACCTGCACCACCACCTACAACAAGAGCACCAGTAATAGTACTTGTAGAAGCTGTATTACCAAAATAGCCAGTACGGACTACGTTTGCCGTGCTACCTAGGTCAAACGCATTAGTTGTTGAAGGAATTAAACTACCGCTAGTAACGATTTGCCATCCATTACCGATAGTATTATTTGTTTGGAATAATAAATCTGACGGAGTATTAAATGTTATGCCTCTAGCAGCACCCGTACCTGCGTATTCATTACCGATATTAAATCTATTTCCGGTCCACTGAACGAAACCACGTTCGTAGTTAAGACCATCTGTAAATGTATTATAAATTCGTAGTGTTTGTGCAGAGTTTCCGTTACGTACAGATAGAATACCAGGACCATCTCGCCAGATATATGTATCTGAAGCACCGTTAATTGCTGAACTTGCCCAACTGAACGAGCTAGTACTTAAAATTTGTACACCACTGGCAGCTAATGTTCCAGACGGAGTTCCGCCTAATGTCCAAGTGATACCACCATTTAGGTATAATCCGCTAGCCGCGGGGCTTATACCCGTAAATGAGTATCCTGGTAAACTACTTGTGCCTGGATTAACAATTACTTGCCCTGTTGGAACAAATAAATTATTTGGTGTAGCTACAGCCGATCCAATAGTTTGTGTATAAGCACTTGCACCGGCGCCATATTCTAATTGTACGTGTGATGCAACTAAGACTTCAGTGCCAACAAATGTACCAAGGGCATAAACGTAAGCATTTTTAGCGGCGCCGCTAGCACCACTAGTGATGATACCTGTTAGTCTGTATAAGCCACCGCCTACACGAGTGATATATGCTTCAGGATTTGTGCCAAGGTCGCTTCTAACCTGTAGAGAAATTCCATCAACTACTACGTTAGCATAACTTGAACCCGCTGAAATATCTGCAGCAATTTGGAAACTGTTAACTAGGCTTGAATATTTTACATAAATGCTCAGTGCATATTTTGTACCATAAGCGATTGACTGTTGGAAAAATGCTACGTTAGTTCCTGCTAGGCCTGTAATTTGTCGTAGGCCAATGCTTGAGAAAATTGTTCCTGCTGAGCTAGTTGTAGCTGTGGTACAATTAATAAATGGACTGAAACTTGATGCTACTAAGTTGTTTCTTCCTTGTAAAGAAACTTGATATGCAACAGATGTACCTGTAGCTAAACTGTTTCCGCCAACTTGTAATGTACCGTATCCTGCATTAGTAGGATTGCCTACTACTCCGTAACTGTTAACCCACAGGCTTTCGTTTGTAGAAATGCCGCCTGCAACTGTTAATGCGCCAGTAACTGCGTTTGTTAAAGTGCTACCGCCTGTTGTGGTATTGGTAATGTTAATTAAATTAGTTGTAGTAAATCCGCGATTAGTTACAGATTGTAATGTACTAATATCCCAGATTGTAATGTTACCGCTAGTTGAGCTTACTGCTGTGTCAGTACCTGCAAATAGACTCAACACACCTGTATTAGTAACTACAACAGATCCTGTACTTGCACTTACTGAAATACCTGCTCCAGCATTAATAGCACTAACACCAAACAGTCCAATAGTTGAACTTGTTAAGTATCCTGCATCGTTGTTTAACTGACTTACATTAGTTAAGGTCGCTGTTGTCCATGCTGCCGCACCGTTTACAAATAGTGCGCCTGCTGTAATAGTACCTGTTACTTGGAAGGCTGTGCTACTTGCATTAGTAATATTAATTGCATATGGAGTAATTGCACCACGACCAGTTACTGACTGTAAGGTATCTGTGCTTGAAACAGTAACACTACCAGTAGATGCTGATACACTGATGCCTGATCCTGCTGATAAACTTACAACACCCATGTTGGTAATTGTAAAGATTGGACTTGGACCACCACTGATTAATCCAACAACACCTATACCTGAACCTGCATATGGTGTAACATTTGTTACTACACGATTTGAATTGTCGTATAACTGATTTCCGTAAACTGTATTCCACGGATTTGCTAGGGTACCCAACACAAAATTTGATGTTGGAACCATGTTGCCTTTGATATTCCATGTCTGACTACCGTCAAATAACATGCTAACGAAAGGAGAACTTGTGCTACCGATAATAATACCACTACCTGCCGCTGTGCCTGCAAGTGTTGTAGAGCTAGATAATACCAATGTCTTATCTGCTGTTTGAATTTGTGTTGTGTTGAAAATTGTTTGAGAACCGTCAACCCATAAGTCGCCATTAATGTAGGTTGTGCCACCTACATATAGTGTTCCTTGGATACCAACACCGCCCGCTACTGTTAACGCACCTGTACTGCTTGATGTAGCAGATGTTGAATTTGTAATACTGATTGCGTTTGGAGTACTAGCACCGCGGCCGGTAATAGATGCTAGGGTAGAAGTGTTCCATATTGTATAAGCACCTAAAGTATTAACTACAGCGGTATCTGTGCCTGCTGTGATGCTTAATACACCAGAACTTCCTAGTGTAGATGTTGTTAAAACTTTTGCACCGTTGGCATATAAAGTTCCGCCTACCCAAACATCGTTGGCTATACCGACACCGCCTTGTACGACAAGAGCGCCTGTTTGAGTGCTAGTTGAAGGAGCCGATCCAGATCCTAAGACCTGTACTCCATTTTTGACGATAAAATCTTTATTTGCCATTAGTTTCCCTTTCCACGTAACGGCTGGTTACACGGTATTTATTCTATTTTATAATTACGTACTTAGAGCTATCCTTTGAGCATTTACAACCATGTTAGTTGGTGTATAACTTGGAGTAAATTGTAGCAAGATGTTACCTCCTGAGTACACAGCGTTCCAGGTACCTAGTTCTGTTGTATTATAACCTAACCCGTATTGGATGATATACGGAATAGTTATTAATCCGTTGTTATCATGGAACACCATAATTTCTTCAACATGCACTTTGCTTGGAGTAAATCCGCTATCAACCACCTGTACAATATATTTGGCTGTTCTATAAGTCAATGCTGGGTAACTATCTACTGTAATTACAGCATTAGAGTTAGTGCTTGCACCGAGTGTCGATGCCGCAACAGCCGCAGAACCAATTAATACTGATTGTGTAGCATAAACATTGCCACCTACCCATACGTCTTGTCCAACCCCTACACCGCCTGTTACTTGTAAAGCTCCAGAGTTGGTGCTTACAGCATTTGACGAGCTAGTAATTGATACAGTATATGGTGTTGTTGCGCCACGGCGTGTTACTGTTTGTAAGTTTGCTGTGTTAGTTACCGTTACAGTACCTGCACCCGGATAAGATCCTGTGCCGGAAATACTAATATCTGTACCTGCTTGAACAGCAATTACACCTGTGTTGCTGACTGTTACAGATCCAGTGTTTGCTGTAACAGCAATACCTTGACCTTGTTGGATATTGGCAACGGTATTAGTTGTTACATAAGAAATCGTAGCAACCTGTAATCCTTGAGCATACACATTACCTGTAGCATAAATTGTTCCAGCACCAATACCGCCATTAGGTACTTGTAATGCGTTGCCAGAAATACTGTTACTGCTTGAAGAAGCATTAGTAAAGTAAGTTACGTTATTAGTTGTAGCACCGCGATTAGTTACTGACTGTAGTGTTGCTGTGCTGAATACTGTGATAGCACCAGTTGATCCAGTTACGGCTGTGTCAGTTCCTGCAGAAATACTTGTTACGCCTGCATTATTAACAGTGAATGACATTGTACCGTTTGAAGTACTTACTGATGAAATAGTAATTGCTGTACCAGCAACAGGAGTTACGTTTGTAATTACACGAACACCGTTGTCAAATACGTTAGTTGCATTAACACGTAATGCACCAATTGACCCTGCAATAGTTAACGCATTGCCTGTTGATGTAGTTGTACCTAATGAATTATTAGATACTGTAAGTGCATTGTTAGTTGTTGCACCGCGGCCTGTTACTGATTGTAATGTGCTAACATCATTAACTGTTATAGATCCTGTTGTAGCACTTAAGGTGATATCTGTACCGCTAGCAAGGCTAGTAACACCCATGTTAGTTAATGTTACAGCACCTGTTGGTCCTGTAATTGTACCGCCACCGCCTAGTCCGTTGCCTGCTGTAACAGTTACGCTAGTAATTACACGGTTGCCGTTATCAAATAATCCGCTAGCCGCAACACTTAATGCACCAATACCACCTTGTACAATCAATGTTTGATTGCTTGATGTGCTTACTGGATCATTTGCGCCATTAGTTAGTGTAATAACTTGATTAGTTGTTTGGCCGCGCTGTGTAACAAGTTGTAGTGTGTCAATACTTTGAATATTAACTGTGCCTGTTGACTGGCTTACAACGATACCACTACCTGTAGTAATCTGTTGAACACCTAAGTTAGTTAATAGTACTGATCCTGTTGATGCACTCACACCTAAGTATGTTGTTCCTTGGATACTGTTTACACCGTAATTGAATATTGATACAACTCCGTTTGAAGTTGTTACATAAATTCCAGAATTGCCACCAGCGATACTTGTAGCCGCATAAGAACTAATACTTGCTGTAGTAATTACAGCTTGGCCACCAATGTAAGCATTACCGCCTACATATAAATCTTGTCCGATACCTGCGCCACCACTTACCTGTAGGTCACCCGAGTTGGTAGTTGTAGCATTTACACCGCCTGAAGCATAAAGTGTACCTGCTCTGAACGCACCTAAGTTAGATGCAGCGAATGTTGTTGTAGAAGATGCACCACTTCCATACCAATGTAATTCGCCGCTAGCATTATCACGTACAAGGGCAGCGTTATCGCTAAGACCGCTCTTGTAGTAGTGCATTTTGAAACCAATGTCTAAGCCGTCATCAGTAGTCCACATGCCCATCGGACCGCTAGGTGGAACGTGGAGATCAACTAAGTTGTCAGTATAGTAAGTGTTTGTTGACGAAACATAAGTTGATGTACCAATGAATGACGCATTGCCAACAACAGTTAAGTTACCGTAAATTGTACTATTGCCACCAACGTTTAAATTCTTAGAGATACCAGCACCACCTGCAACGGTTAGAGCACCGTTGGTCATTGTTGTTGACTGAGTTACGTTGGTAATGCTAATAGCGTTACTAGTTACAGATCCTCTGTTGGTCACAGATTGTAATGTAGCTGTTGAACTAACTGTTACAGTACCTGTGTTTGAACTTACTGCTAAATCATCACCTGCTGTTAAGGTTTGTACACCTAAGTTATAGATGATAATATTACCAGTTTGATTGTTAACTCCGATGTAAGTTGAACCGTTAAGCTGTGTAACACCTGTATTGGTAATTGTTATGTCGCCAGTTGGTGCAGAAACGCTAATTCCAGAACCTGCTGTGATTGAACTTACACCTAAATTTCCTAATGTTGCTGTAGTAACAACCTGAGCACCATTAGACCACATGCTTCTAGCCCAAATATCGCGTCCAACACCTAGACCGCCTGTGATTACTAAAGCACCTGTTGTTGTGCTTGTGGCATTTGTTGAGCTTGTGATGCTTAATGAGTAAGGAGTTGTAGATCCTTTATATGTTACTGAGCGGAATGTTGATGTGTCGTTGATTGTTACGACACCGCTTCCTGGATATGTGCCAGTGTAATCAATTGATACATCAGTACCTGCTACGATAGCAATAACACCTGTGTTAGAAACTGTTACAGTACCTGTATGATTATCAACACTAATACCAGGACCTGTGTAAATTGCAGATACTGAATTAGTTGAAATAGATTCTGTTGTTGCTACAGCCTGACCGTTCGTGTAAATTGTACCAGCAACATATAATGTTTGAGCACCAATACCACCAGCAACAACTAAAGCGTTGCCTGCGATAGTCGAACTGCTGAATGAAATATTATCAATTTCTATTGCATTAGAAGTTGCATTACCTCTATTAGTTACTGATTGTAGGGTTGATGTAGTGAATACAACGACATCGCCTGTATTTGCTGTTACAGCGGTATCTGTACCTGCTGTTAAACTAGTTACACCTAAGTTATCAATTGTGAATGATGCTGTAGTACCATTAACAGTATAGCTAGTAACATCAATTCCGTATCCTGCTGTTGGAACAACATTAGTCAATACGCGATTACCGTTATCAAATATAACGCTTGCTGTAACCATCAATGCACCAATACCACCAGATACTAATAATGCTTGACTGTTCGATGTGCTTGCACTATAAGTTTGGTTAGTAATTGCGATAGCGTTATTAGTTGTGCCTCCACGATACGTTACTGACTGTAAAGTACTTGTGTTATCTATTGTAATTGTGCCAGTGTTAGCACTTACACTCATATCAACACCAGCTGTTACACTTTGAACACCTAAGTTTGTAATGTAGATAGAACCAGTGTTGTTGCTTAGACCAATATATCCATCACTAGATAAATCGAGCACACCGTAGTTGCTGATTGTAATGTCGCCTTGATTTTGATCAACATATAATCCAGGACTTGCTACTAATGAGGTAACAGCGTGACTGAAAATATTGACAGCATCGATAACTAAATTGCCCTGCTGATACATTGTACCAGCAACACGTAAATCTTTTCCAACTCCAATACCACCAGCAACAACCAGTGCGCCGCCAGTTGGAGTATTTGATTGAGTTAGATTTGTAATGCCAATCGCATTAGTTGTTACGTTACCTCTACCTGTTACACTTTGTAGTGTAGAGGTATTTGAAATCGTGATGTCACCAGTTGATCCGCTTACAGAAAGATCTGTTGAGGCTACAAGAGATGTTACACCTGCGTTAGTTAAGGTTACTGTTCCGCCAGGACCTGTAATTGTACCACCACCACTTAAGCCTGTACCTGCAACTATTGTGGCTGAAGTTAGTACACGGTTGACCCCGCCTTCATATAATTGTGAAGCGTTAACAATTCCAATAACACCTAAACTTCCGCCAATATTAACTGTTCCGCCAAACCCTGCACCACCTGTTACAACTAATGCACCTGTAGTAGTATTAAAACTGTCAGTCGTAGTGGTAATGTAGATGATCTGATCAGTTGAGTTACCTCGTTTAGTTACAGTTTGTAATGTAGAAGTTACGCCTAGTGTTACATAACCATTTGGTTGATTGATTGTAACGTCGCTACCTGTAATGATTGCAAGAACACCTGTATTAGAAACAATAACATCACCCGTTGGATGGTTAACACTAATTCCAGGACCTGCATTAACTGATGTTACGCCAGTTGAAGAAAAGTTTGCTGTAGTAATTACTTGGTAGCCACCACTATACATGTTGCCGCCAACATATAATGCGCCACCAATTCCAACACCACCTTTAACAACTAACGCACCGTTAGTTACAGTTGTAGCATTTAAATTTGATAATATAGATGCTGTAGTGTCAACAATAACACCACCGCTAGATACCCAGTTACCGACACCGTCGTATAGCCATGTGATATATGGAGAACTTGCTGGACCTACTTCAATACCGCTATTGATTGCCATTAATGCAGAAGTTGCACTAGTGCTTAAAACTAAATTCTTGTCGCCTGTTTGTATTTGTACTGTATTAACAACAGTTTGTGTACCGTCAACGTATAGGTCACCCGCGATATATGCTGATCCACCGACAGTTATGTCTCTGCCAACACCTAAACCGCCTGCAATAACTGCCGCACCATTGGTTGTAGCAGTAGAATTTGTAGAGCTTGTTACGGTTATAGTGTCTACAGTAATGCTAGTTGCTTGGAACGTTGCTTGTAAAGTCCAAGCGTAACCATTCCACACATAGGTCTTCGATCCTACTGTGTAGGTATCGCCTATATTTGGATTCGGTGGAAAGTTAAAAAATGCCATTTATATATCTCTTTAATTAAAATGCACCAATCTGTATCCAGAATGTACTAGTACCGTCTTGAATAAACTGATATGAGTAACTGTTACTATCGTACCAAAAATCTCCAATACGTGGATTTGCTGGAGGAGTTACACTTAAGGTTACATTTGGAGTGAATAATAATCCTCCATAGTAAGGTGATCCAGCATTAGTATCATAAATGCTACCGCCTACCCATAAGTCCTGACCAATTCCAACACCACCTGATACATGTAATGCGCCACCAGTTGTTGATGTAGTTGCATTAGTACCATTTGTTATATTTACTGCATTATTAGTTGTGCTTCCGCGACTAGTTACAGTTTGTAGTGTACTTGTGTCATTAACTGTTACCGCGCCAGTTGATGTAGTAATTGAAATATCTGTGCCAGCTGTAATACTTGTAACACCTACTTCTGCAACGGTATCAATTGTAATAACACCGCCAACTACGGTTGCTGTAAATCCTCTATCAAGATTAACTGTTCCTGCTGTGCCTAAAATGCTTCCGTGGTATTCAAATGTTAACGAGCTTGATGTAGTTACTTGGAAACCATTTGAGAAAATATTAGCGGCATATAAATTACCACCTACTCCCACTCCGCCGACTACTTGTAAGGCGCCAGTAGTTTGATTACTTGCATTTTGACTGCTATTAATAATTACATAGCCGTTCGCATTGACTACTAGTGCATCTGTTTGAACAGGAATACCGCTACTATTTGCTACATTAAAATGAAACTCGCTAGCTGTTTGAGTTAATTTTGCAAAACCTGATCCGGCAGCATTAAGAACATCACTTTCAATACCGTATGTGGATACTCCGCTAGTACCAATTGCTAATTGAGCGCCTGTTGAGCCGCCTACAACTCTTATCGTATATTCTTGATTGCCCGATCCACGGAAAGTTGTTAGACCATCTGCAAAAATACCTGCGCTGGCGTACACACCACCTGTTACAACTATAGATCCAGTTGTGCTTCCTGCTGGTGTAGCGTTATTAAAATATACAACATTAGTAGTTGTAGCACCACGACTAGTTACTGATTGTAATGTGCTACTATCTGCAATAGTAATATTGCCAGTACCGCTAGACAAATAAATATCACTACCTGCAATTAAACTTGTTACACCTGTGTTGGTTAATGCAATAGTAGCGGTTACACCAGATATGTTAACTGTGCTTGAAAGACCTGGTCCGGTATTAACTACTACATTCGTTAATACTTGATTACCATTTTCATAAATTGCAGGAGCACTAAGGCTATTGTTAATAGTTGCTGTATTTGCAGAAAAACTTGGCGCAAAGAAATTAGTTACAACTAAGTTATTTGTAACTGTTAAATTTGATACAGTTAGGTCAATAAACGATGTATTTTGAATAACAAAGTTTGTAGCTGTTAATGTAACGAATCGGCCGTTAGCTGGAGCATATTGACCAATGTCCATGTTGTCAATATAACCAACTGAGTCAGGATATATTACAACTTGTCCTAGTCCTGTAGGACGAATATTAACATTACCATTGTTTGGTTCAAAAGTTACGTTATCATAAACTTCTAAACTACCATGAATGTATGCGTTAACACCAACATCTAAACTCTTGCTGATGTACAAACTAGCACTCATGTTGACATTAGTAGTAGTTGATACAAAGTTTGCTGCGTTAGTGATCGTTAAATCTTGGAAGGTAGCTGTAGTAACTTGTAAATTGTTAGCATTAATTACAACATTACCTGTTAATATTAATCTACCAGTACCTGTAGATGTTAAAGTAAGGTCAGTATTAGTTGTTTGTGCTGTAATAACACTATTATTAAAATAAGCACCACCTAATGTGCTTACAAAGTATGGTTGTCCTGTTAACGGATTAGATACTAATGTAAAACCAGTAGTAGTACTTGGGGTTAATCCCAAATAAGGCTGAGCACCACCTAGCCCTAAGAACTGTTTATTAGTTCCTGAGGTGTATGTTAGGGCAACGTTCTGGTTTAATAATTGTGGCATTATATATCTCTATTAACTATTTGCAGATTCTAGAATACTCAATGTTAATTTAAGGACTCCCTCTGCATCTGCTGATGCGTAAATGCTATCTAAACTTTCTACAATCAGTTTACCTGATAATAATGAAGCGGCATTATTTGGTGGTATCGCAAATCCCTTAACCTGTTCAGTAATTGTGTTGCCTACCTGACCGCCGTTACCTTGTGTATCTGGTAGAACTGGCAAGTTTCTGTAATGACTAAACGTAATTTCATGTGTGTTATTTGGATCAACGTTTGCTACGTTCGCCATCAAAATAATCGCTGTTACACCTACAGGAGTAGTATATACTTTAGTATTCGTAGTAGTTGTAAGAGTAGCTGTCTTTGTCTTAAACGTGTTTAATGGTAATAAGGCCATTTTATTTTATCCTCGTTATTCAATTGCCAATATGAACGGAGTCATATTCGCAAATAATGATTTTGTAAATGTTCTTCCTGATAACACACCAGTTGCCTGGCTAATTACCAATCCTGGGCCAATACGGAAGTCACCGTTTTGGTCAGTTGATGTAAAGAACACCTTACCGTTGTTCAACTGAATTGTTTCTTTTGTTTGAACAACGTCAGCTTTACCTCTTTGCGGTAAAGCACCGTAGTTTGTACCAGCACCTACATACTCAAACAAGTAACCAGAAGCTGATTGATATGAGCGTTGATAGAAATTAATAATAGCACCGTCTGGGAATAATCCTGGATCAGTTACTGCTTCTTCTAAGTTAACAATATGATGTGTGCCATGAGTAGCATAATAGCTTTGTCCTGCAACAACCGCATTGTAGTTTCCGCCATTAGCTAAATCATATACTAGGGCATCAACGATTAATCCAACGTCACGTTTACATTTTGCTACATTGTATGAACCAAATGCTTTGTTGATATATGCAATAGTTTCTGCTTGCATAAATGTTCTGTTGGCTTTTAGTATTGCGGCTGCATTAATCACTGACTGAGTTGAACTCATGTTCAAGTTAATTGGTCTCTTAGGTAATGGTGCTTTTGGACCATTAGTAATAATACCTGTCAAGATATCAACGTTAATTTGTGCAACTTCTGCCCATTCAACATTACCAGGAGTGCCACTAGTTACTTGTGATACTGTTCCTTGGTATGTTGATGGTAGTGGAACACCTTCTACAATATTTGGCAATATTGATTTAATATAGTTGTACGCAGCCACTGCCTGTATTTGTTCACCGGGTAATGCTGTTGAACTTGCATTGAATCCATAGTAGTAAGTACCTGCCTGTACAGCTTGACGATTACCACCGTATAATAAGTCAATACTAATTGCATCAATCATGTATCCAACATCGCGATAACATGTTTCTGAATTGTAATTAAATCCACTAGATTTAATTGCGTCAACATACGCAACTGCTTCTGCTTGGATATATGCTTTGTTTGCTTGCAAGTTTTCAAATGCTACATTAACGTTGAAACTTCCACTCGGAGTTAAGCTGTTTGGTACAATTAAATCTGTTACACCGCTTGTTCCTGTGTTTAGAATCTGTAGAATAACATTGAAGTCTGCGCCAATCGCAGATGCTTCTGCTGATGTTGCAGGACTTAATGATGTAGATTGAGTTGCGATTGACTGATAACGTGGACCAGATGTATCGTTCAACACAATTTTCTGTGCTAGATTTTTAACGTAGTTGATAGCGGCTGTAGTAGTTGTTAGTTCACTTGCAATAGCACCAACGTATCCGTTGTGATTCCAATACTGTTCGCCTGCAAAATAAATTTGACTGAAGCTGTTAAACGCTAAGTCTTGTGCGATCGCATCAACAATCAATCCTGTATCACGTGAGCATGTTGCTGTGTTGTATACAAATCCTGGGAACGCACTATTGATATACGCATTTGTTTCAGCAATAATAAAGTTTCTATTTTGTTCAATCATCATAGCTGAATTTACAGCGTTGATGTCTGTGCAAGTTGTTACTGGCAACGGACCGTTGACAACATATGGACCATTGTTTATAATATTAGTAATCAAATTAAGTCTGTCAGCAACAATAGTTGATTCTGCACTTGTACCTTTTGGTAAGTATGCAATTTGTGTAACAGTTGATTGATATGTTGTTACAGTCTCGCCTCTAATAATTTGATCAGCAATAATGCTTAGGTGTTGATATGCCGCTGTTACTTCTGGTAGCTCATTTGATACTGAACTTGAAGTTGTGCTGTAACCGTAATAGTAAACAGCACTTTGAATTGCCTGACGGTTGCCGCCATATAACAAGTCAAAACTTACAGAGTCAATGATGTATCCTACATCTCTATAGCAAGTTGCTGTATTGTATGCAAATCCAGGAGTCTTAGTTGACTCAACAAACGCAACAGCTTCACTTTGGATGTACTGTCTGTTAGCTTGCAACAAGTTATATGAGTTAACCACGTTGGCATTAGTGCTTGTTGTGATTCCATTAGGGACAATTAAATCTGTTACACCAGCTGTACCTGTGTTTAATATTGATAATATTAAATCAAAGTCTGCACCAATAGTGTTAGATTCATCAATAGTTCCTGCGATACCTGTAATTTGTGTTTCTGTACCATAACGAGTACCACCAGTAATATTTTGAATTACCTGTTGTGATAATGTTTTAATATAAGAAATCGCAGCTGTCGTTGTAGTAATTTCTGAACCAATAGCACCAGTGTAACTTACTTGATTCCAGTATTGGATACCAGCAAATGTTGATTGGCTATCTGTTAAGAATAATAAGTCTTGTGCAATAGCATCAACAATCAATCCTGTATCACGGTAGCAAGTTTGTTGATTATATGTGAATGGCGGATATGTGTTATTAATGTATTGTACTACTTCATCTTGTATGAACGCACGGTTATCATTTAACAAGCTGGCCGCTTGTGATGCACCTGTTGGTAATGTTCCACTAGTTGTTACTGTTGGAGCACTTGAGTATCCGTTTACTAAGATACTACCGATGATGTTTAAATCGTTTACAATGAATGATTCTGCACCTGCACCACCGACTAAACTCAAGTCGTACACTTGTGTAGTTGCTGTTTGCAATGGAGTTACAGGAGTATTAGAAATAATATAAGAAGTTAATGTTCCTAAGAATCCTAATGCCACATCTTCTTGAAGATTTTGTACTCCTGGAAGCAATAGTGTACCTGGAGTAATTGGATCTGGTGCTACAGTACTTGACAGTACTGTGTAGTACGCATTACCAGATGTATATAGATTGAAGTAGTTACTGTTATTAGGATCGCCACCACCACTATTCAATGGATAATTTAGTGTAACGCTTTGATACGCTACATCAGCAACGATTGTACCAGGAGTTACATAAGGTTGGTTATTTGCATCTACTTGGAGACCGTATTGGTCAACTACATAGAAACTTTGACCTACAACCATTCCTGTATTATCAATACCAGTAATTAAAATTGTTCCTGTTGTAAGAACTCCGATGTTTGTATTACCTGTTAAGAAACCAGGAAGTCCTTGATAGTTTTTATAACCTTCTGGTGGCTCAACTTCCATAATCAATGAAATGTGTGGACGTAGGCCTGGATCAGCGATATAAACTTCCACGCTACCGCTCTGTGGGTATACACCGTTTGGATAATATGGAGCCACTGGTGGATTATAAATGTAACCACTAAATTCTCTTGTTCCATAGCCCTTAGATACTAAGCATTGATCACCAAAGTTGGCGTTAGAGTTAGTAATAGAAGCGATACCACCGTTCTCTGTTAATACAGCGGTTGAACAGAAGATCGTAAACACAGAAACTAACTGTGCGTATCCGTTGTTGTTAATGTGTATACCGATACCGCCCTGGTTAACTTGAGTAAACGCATCAAACACGAAAGAGTTAATTGGTGAACGAGCTGAAACTACAGCACCGTCTACAAGAGCACCGCCCATAGATCCATATGGATTAATACGGCGTTGTTGCCAACGATCTGGAATAGCACTATCTAATAGTGGGAACACCAGTGTATCACCAAAGTATAAAGTAGTACTATCACCATAACCAACAGTACTTTGACTTAGTGTCACTAGATATGTTCCAGTAGTTACTGTTGTTACTGAAGTTACGGTTGGAGCAATTCTTACGTCATCTCCTACAAGACCAGTATAGTTATAAATTCCGTTACCTTGTGTGCTTGTAGGTGCAACACCTGGACCGTTATTAACAATATTTGTAATTAAATCAAAGTTACGTGTTACAGATAATGTAGCGTTAGCACCTTTGTTATAGAATGTGTTAATAACCTGTTGATTAGATACGATTGTTGCATCAACAAACGCAATAACCTCTGCTTGTATAAATGATCTATTTGCTTCTAGTAGTGCAACTGCATTATTAACAAACGCATTATTGCTTTGTACAAGACCAATAGGTTTCTTAGCTGGTGCTGATGCAGGACCATTATTGATGATAGTAGTAATTAATTCAACATTAGTTGCGATTGAGGCTGCTTCATTTGATGTCGCCGCAGGTAAATTAGTTACCTGGGTAACCGCTGTTTGATAAGTTAGTGGCAACGGTGTAGCTGTTACAATACTTGAGATAATTTGACTCATGTAATTGTATGCTTGTGTGGAAGCATTTTGCTCTCTTGGCAAACTTGTGCTGGTATTATTGTAACCCCAATAGTATACACCTGATTGAATTGCTTGACGATTACCGCCATATAACAAGTCAAAGCTCACACTATCAATAATATATCCTATATCTCGTTGGCATGTTTCAACATTATAGTTGAAAGCAAAGAATTTATTGATATAAGCAATTACCTCAGCTTGGATGAATGCCTTGTTAGCTAAAATGTTAGTTGCAGCTATGATTAAATTACCGTCTGATGTTTCAGATAGTCCAATTGGTTCTTTGTACGCAACTTCGCTTGGTCCATTTTCAAGAATTTTAATAATTCTATCTGTTTCAGCGCCAATGCTATTGATCACTGAGCCATTTGCACTTATTAAATCAGTAGTAACTTGCGCCACATCTGTTTGTTGAGGAGTGATAACAATATTTTGTGCAATAGATTTAACTAGAGTGTCAAGATATTGATAAGCTGCGATAGTTTGCGGAATTTCTCCTGCAATCGAAGTTGATGTGCTATCAAATGTATAGTAGTATACACCTGATTGAATTGCTTGACGATTACCGCCGTGCAATAAGTCAAAGCTCACAGAGTCAATCATGTATCCAACATCGCGATAGCAAGTATCTGGATTGTAAACAAATCCGGCTGTCTTAGTTGCTTCTACAAATGCTACAGCCTCTGCTTGAATGTATGCTCTATTTGCTTGTAGTAATGTATAAGCACTATTAATGTTTGTAGATGTTGATGCAGAAATACCGTTAGGAACGATTAGATCAGTTACACCAGATGTTCCAGAATTAATAATATGAGTAATTAAATTAAATTCTGTTTGTAATATTGTTGCTTCAGCTGTTGTGGCAGCGGTTCCTGTAACTTGAGGTACAGCATTTTGATATCTTGTACCTGCTGTAATATTTTGAACCACAGCTTGTGCTAGATTACTTACGTAATTAATTGCGTTAGTTGTTGTTGTTAACTCATTACCAATAGAGCCAATGTATCCGCTGTCTTGATTCCAATATGACAATGCCGCAAAAGTTGCTTGACTAGATCCATGTGTTGATGGATATAACAAGTCAAAAATAATACTGTCAACGATCAATCCTGTGTCGCGACTGCATTTTGCTTGATTATATTTGAAACTCTTATTAGCTTCAATCCATGCAATAACTTCTGCTTGCAGATATGACTTATTATTTTGTAGTGCTGTGAAAGCATTAACAACATTATAATCTGTGTTTGCTGTAAATCCGTTAGGAATAATTGTATCTGTAATTCCTGTCACGCCATTTGTTAAAATGTTTGTGATAACTGAAAACTCGTTAGCCACTGTAGATTTCTGTGCGTTAGTTGCAGGAACTGTAGCCACTTGTGTTACTGTATTTTGATAGCGTGGTCCTGAGAAATCATTAAGAACAATTTTTTGAGCAACGCTACTGATATAATTCAATGCGGCTGTTGTTGTTGTGATTTCATTTGGAATGTTTCCAACATAATTACCGTGGTTCCAATATTGGATGCCAGCAAACGTACTTTGGCTGTTACCGCCAAATAATAAATCTTGAGCCAGTGCATCAACAATTAATCCAGTGTCACGAGCACATTTAGCAGATGTAAATGTAAATGCTGATGTAGTAACTGTGGTATTGTTGATAATCTGTAATGCCAATGATTTAGCGTAGTTCAGTGCAGCTGTTGTTGTAGTTAATTCTTTAGCTACAGAGTTAACACCACCGGTCCAGTATGTAAGACCTGCTTCAATAGATTTAGCATTAGCATTTAAAATAATGTCTTGACTAATCGCGTCAATAATTAGACCAGTATCTCTATAGCATAGATCTTCTCTATAGATAAAGTTTGGAAAATTATCATCTACCCAGTTAATAACTTCAGTTTGAATAAATCTTCTGTTAGCCTGTAATAATACTTCAGCACTTACAGAACCCCAATCTGGTCCGTTTCCTGTTTGTACCGGAGGAGCCACAGATGGACCATTTTGAATAATATTATTCATAACACCAATTAGTTTTGTTACTAACGGTGCGGCTGTTGAACCATTAGTCAACACATAGTTAATAACTTGTGGTGCTGTTTGATATGTGTTTAATAAATTAGTTGCTGTAACATTGGCTAACACATCAACCGCAAGTTCCCCTAGATATGTAAAGGCATTTGTAGTTGTTGTGATTTCGTTTGGAATATAACTTGTTACACCATTCCAATAAGCAAGACCTGCTTCAACAGTTTTTGCATTTCCACCAAAGGCAACGTCATAGGCAATGTTTTCAACAACAAGACCAATATCTCGTTTACATTTTGCTCGGTTATAGACAAAGCCTTGATTAAACAAGTTAGTGTAAGCAATAGTTTCTGCTTGTATAAATGCTCTGTTAGCCATCAACATGTTGTAAGCATACGCTGTGTTAGGATCAACACTTGGTGTTAGGCTAATTGGAGTTTTAGATCCGGCAACTGAAGGGCCATTATTAATAATGTTTGTGATATTATCAATTAAACCGTAAGCTGTTGTAACTACTCCAGAGCTTGCTGTTGACAGCGCAGTAACTTGTGTAGAAGTATTTCCTGTTGTTGGATTAACAGTTTGACCAGTTAGGATTTTTCCAATAATATTTTTAATATGATCGTATGCCGCGACTACTTGAGGAACTTCGTTTGGTACCGCTGTTGAATTAGCATCGTACGAATAATAGTAAACACCTGCTTGGAAGGCTTGGCGGTTACCTCCATGAACAAGGTCAAAACTGATGCTGTCAATAATGTATCCTACATCGCGATAGCATGTTGCGTGATTATAGTCAAATCCAGGATTGTTTGCAGCCACCCATGCAACAATTTCTGCTTGCATAAATGGTTTGTTTGCTTGTAGCAAGCTGTAAGCATTTAGAATATTTGTTGAAGTTGTTGCTATACCGTTTGGAACTATGGAGTCTGTTACTCCTGCTGTTCCAGTATTCAAAATGTTTATAATGTAATCAAATTCTTTACCAACAGTAACTTGTTCTGCCACGGTAGCAGCACTGCTTAATATCTGCGTTACTGTATTTTGATAAGTTGTACCTGTTGCATTAACAATAATTGATTGAGCAAGTTGTTTTAGGTATTGGATCGCATTAGTTGTAGTTGTAATTTCTGCACCAATGGCACCTGTATAGCCTAAGTCTTGATTCCAATACTGCAAGCCTGCAAATGTAGTCTGACTATCACCTGCATATAATATGTCCATCGCGATAGAATCAACAATCAATCCAGTGTCACGATAGCATTTAGGTTCATTGTAAGCAAACTTATTATTATAGAATTGATCAACGTAGCTGATTACTTCCGTGATAATAAATGCTCTGTTAGCTCTTAAAATAGCAGCCGCATTTAAGATGTTAGTGTTAGCTGACTTAGTTACACTAATTGGTTTAAGAGTTAATGCAGAATTAGGACCAGCGTTAATAATTTCTGTAATTAAATTAACCATTGACTGTAATGTCTGTGCTTCACTACTTGTAGCCGATGGTAAGCTAGTATTCTGTGAGCTAAGGTTACCTTCTGATTTTGTAATAACTTGGTTGATTACAATTTGTGATACAATATCTTTAATTCTATAATAAGCCGCAGTTACTTGTGGTGCTTCTGAAGCAACAATGCTGTCAGTGTCAGAGTATCCATAATATAAAACAGCACTTTGAATCGCTTGGCGATTGCCACCGTAAAGAATATCAAATGATACGCTGTCAATAATATATCCTATGTCGCGGTAGCATTTTGTTTGATCATAAACAAATCCAGGATTAGCTGCGTTAACATACGCAACCGCTTCTGCTTGGATATATGCTTTGTTGGCTTGTAAAGTGTTAAATGCGTTTTGTGCGTCAGCTGAAACAACTGTTATGCCATTTGAAACAATTTGATCTGTTACGCCTACAGTACCTGAATTTAAAATATTAATAATAGTTGTAAATTCACTAGCGATAGTTGCCGCAGACTGTGTTGACGCCACACCTAATGTCTGTGTTAGTGTTGATTGATAGCGAGGACCGCTTGTATTATTAGCAACGAGTTTTTCTGCTAAAATTTGTACATAGCTTAGAGCATTTGTTGTAGTCGATAACTCGTTGCCAATTTGTCCTGTATATCCTTGTTGGCTCCAATATTGTAAACCTGCAAAATTGCTTTGTGTATATCCGTTACCACCAAACACTAAGTCAGCAACCATACTGTCGATGATTAGTCCAGTATCTCTAATGCAATTTTCTTTGTTGTACCCAAACAAAGTATTATTTTCATCGACATACGCAATTACTTGTTCTTGGAAGAAAGGTAAGTTAGCTAACAGTAATGTTCTTGCATTTACATAATCTTGAGGTGTTGGGCCAACGTTTACTGAATGCCCAACTTGGATTGTTCCTTCACTAACACTTACTGTAATTGATGTAGTATTAATCGCCCATGTACCTGTACCTACTGCACTTGGAAGCTGTACTGTAGAGTTAGGAAAGAACATTGTTCCATCCATTAACCATGGACCAGATTGGTTTGTACAGTTTTGAATATATGGTGAGTGGAATACGTCAATCTTTGTTCCGCCATAGTTAGGTGGAAACGCCGCACAGTATGCGCCACGGTTAGTGCCTGGAGTATAACCAGGACCAGGTAATAAACCTGATTGACCGTTTAAGAACTGCATCTGTGCAAGATAGTTACCTGATTGCACATGGAATAAGTCTTGAGTCTTATTAATTGGCTCAATACTTGTTGTACGCAAGTCAGAACCGATAACTGAAGTATAAGGTTTTAATTCAATTGGATTATTTTCGTAGTAGTGACCTGGTGCAACTTTAATACTTGTACCGTATTTGTAGTAAGGAGATTTTACTGCTCCGCCAATTGTACGGCAAGCACGGCTAGCATCTGCAGCACGACCATCATTAGTGTCGTCGCCGTCCATGCTAACATATAAAATATTTGAAACTGTTGGACTTGTACCTAGTGGATTATCTCCCCAAATGCGTACAGGACCATTTAAATTAATTGTTGGATTAACAATAGGACCTACATTGATATCACTACCTGTGCGGTCTAGTTTTTGACCAATGTTAATTTCTTGGCCGGTGAATCCTAATATTGAATCAGCTACTACGTTATTAAAATAACCGTTAGCCCATGTCTTATCTGCACTACCTAGATTATAATTATCAGGTGTTTGTGGAATAAGATCTGATGTAAAGTTAGCGAATACGCTAACAGTATCTGTACCAGTAATGTTACCAATTTGTACATTACCGTCTGCTGTAATGTTTCCAGTAGCGTGGATATTTCCAGTAACTTCTACTGAATTTTGTAAACGAATTTTCCCTTCAGGTCCTGCAGAGATGAATACATCACCAACAGTATTAGTGATACTGCTACCTGTAATTACAAAATTCGCTAGGGTTGATTTTTGTGGAACAATTAGATTTTGTAGTGCGGCTGTGCCGTTAACATCTAATTGGTATTGCGGAGTCGCGGTACTGATACCAATGCGGCCATCAATGACGTCAAGGAATAATAAATTAGTTTCAAATGCTAGGTCAACGCCATTACGGATAAGGTTATCCGCAAGCATTGGCCCCGTAATGCGACCTACGGCCATGTTAGCTCCTCAATACACCGTGTTTCACGGATAACCACCTTTCATTGCGGGTTTACCACAGTATGTTCTGCTAGAGATCCAGCATCAACTGTATTTATTACTGAAATTTTAAATCAAATGATTAGGATTCAAAAGGAGCGCCGTAACCATCAAATCCTTGTATTGTTACGACAGGTACACTAGGTACTGGGTAAGAGCCTGGGGTAAACACTACATAAGTGCCAGTTCCAAACGAGGTTGTAATCACAGTTCCTGATGAAATTGGAGAGATTGAACCCGGAGAAATTGTTAATGTGCTTGCTGTGATGCTATATCCTACTACTTCAGATCCGTTAACGCCCGTTCCTGACAAAGTTGCGCCGATATTAAAGTCTGCGATTTCAGAAACATACAATGTTGTGGTGTTTGCTGGTTCGTTTCTAATAATCGTAGTAGAAGTAGTTAGAATGTTTGATGGTGTGCTTTTAACTAGGATGTAGTCTGTACCACCTATTTGATAAACGTTATCAACTACTACCACAACATTTTGTGGAGAACTTACACTAACATCATACGGTAGTGGACCAAAGATTGTGTTTGCGTAATCGCCGTTAGTAAAAGTAGTTTGTGTAATTGTAGCCTGTCTATTAGTCAATACTCGTTGCCATGTGCCATTGACATAAGCTTCAATATCGCCTGTACCTAATTGTGTGTTATAACGTAATTGTCCGTTAACAGGAGTAGCAGGACGCTGTGCTTTTGTTCCAGCTGGAATTTCTAAGCTATTTGTACTGTCAGTAACAATGCGGCCATCGCTTTCTACAGCGAATTGGTTTCTCATCGGACTGTTTCTATCGATAGGTTGTCGTTTAATAAATTTCATTATGCTGTAGCTATATAACTAATAGTTGATGTAACAACATTACCTGCGCTTGCTTGAGCGTAGATAGAATCGTTATCTTCTAAGATTAATCTTTCTGTATCAAATACAAAAGTTTCTGCCGGCGGTAGTGAAACAGCCTTAAGAACTTGAGTCTGAATGCTGGCATTACTGCTAGTTGTGTATGGAACTATGTACAGATCAAATGTTGCTGATGTACCTGTAGTTACGTTACAAAAAAACATAGAAGTAATGGCATTTTGACCACTAGATAAAAATATCTTTGTAGTAGTTGTTGATGCTAATTGTGCATTTGTAATTGCCATATAAATTCCTTATCCAAATATAATACTAAACACTAGGGCTTTTTTACGACTAACGAATTCATCTGATGTAGTTACACCTAAACTATCTGTTGTCTGGAAGTACATACCTGTACCACCACCACCTGCTGTACTAGCATATAAGTTTGTTTGTCCAATTGGTGGGCTAGTTGGAGTCACCAATGAGTTAAAAACTAACGGGGCTTCTAATATAATACGACCAGAACCGTTAGTTACTAATTTTAAATCTGTATTTGTTCCAGTCGGTTGTATTTGATTTCCAATGAACTGGATTCCTGAGAACTGAGCAATAGCCGCTGTTAGGCGCATTACTACTGTTCCGGTTGTAATATTTACTCGCTGAGTAGGGTCGCCATCTAAAACTGCAATTACTTCGCTAGTCACACCATCTAGGTAATTGTCTATTATTTTTAGGTACGAATGGCCGTCAACTAAACTTTGTGCTGTATTAATACCAGATGCTAATGTATTGTCTACATAGGCTTTATTTGGAATGTCGTCTTTATCTGTAACACGACTTTCATAGTTAATTGTTCCAGATACGCTAATAACTGATGTAGGGTTATCTGAACCTAAGATATTTAAACGGGCTCCAAGACCTTGTCCAGACCCTGCTGTACTTGCAGAGGCTTCATCAATACGGATAGCATTAACTTTGATTGCAGAATATTTTGCACCACTACCTGTTGGACCTTCACGGAATTCCCAAACACCGCGCACACTTGATAGTACGCCAGTTCCTGCCCATTGAGCATTGTCGTTCCACTCTAAAAATGCGCCAATGCTAGGAGTATCTGCACCAGCACGGCCTCTAGAAATCATAATACCGCTAGTGCCGTTAGTTACACCACCGGGTGTTGTATTATTTGGTTCACCGCTGTTTAAGATAAGAGTATTATCTTTAATAGTGGCATTGATACTTTCAATTTGTGTAGTAGTGCCTCTAACATCTAAGTTACCTGTAATTACTACAGTACCTGTGTTAACACCATTTCCACCGACGTCAAGCGTGATATTACCACCACCACTAGCGCCATTCGTAGTAGTAGATGCGTTGGTTATTATGTGATAATCGCCTTGTACTCTTAAAACGTCTACAGTCATTGATCTGATCCTTTACTCTATTTATTCTTAGTAGACAGTTAAAGAAACTGAATCTAAATATATACCGGTACGATGCGGAGTATACGGGTGTGCTTGAAACTTTACAATCACCCCAAAACTAGGATCTTGTAGCATTTCTGGGGTTAGCGTTGCTCCCCATAAATCTGTTGTACCGCCATATGTAGTATTGTTAAGTATTTCTAAATTACCATAATAATCAGTTTGGTATTTAAAATTGTTTATGCCAATAGCTTGCCCTTGATACGTTAGCTGTATCTGTTCATCTACAACTCTACCACCTCGTTGGGCTTTAATGTTTACTTCAATTCCTGAAATTACAGGAGGTAACTGAGTTACTTGAAATCCAATACATGCTAATGCTTGTGTTCGTGTGCGTTGATCGCCAACGGCAGGATTTGATAAGTGCGATAATTCTGATATAGTGATATATCGTCTATTTCCAATAGATTCGTCATTAGCTGACGGTACGCTATTCCACCCGATTTCACCTTCAACGGGCTGAAGTCCTACGACTTGACTTGGAAAATATGTATATGGCATCTTATCTACTTAATACTGACATTAAATGAATTTTGTGTACTTGTTTTAATTCTTCGTTAATCCTATCTGCTTGATGTTTACATCTGTCAATAGAATATTTTGAATGTGTTCTTCTTGCTTCAACTTCTAACTTGCTTAACTCTGATACCATTTCGCCAATACGATTAATAAAGCGTCTAGTATCATGGTTAAACATTGGCATCATGTTGCCAAGTTTACGTAGCTCTGATTCTACACTAGGCCAATCTAAACTTTGTTTAATTGTTAACATAGAAGTAAGGGGGACGAATCCCCCTTATTTTTTACAAATTAAATTGTATGTGCAATAGATACGATTGTACCAGTAGCAGCACCTACAGTCCAGCCTGTACGGCCAGTTGTTTGTCCTGCACCGTCAGTAACTAATGTAACTAACGCTGTACTTGTATTTGTTCTTGGACGTAAAACTACTTTACGACCTGACAATTTGCCAACATAATATGTAGCGCCACCGAAGTCAGTTGCAATAATAGTCATCTGACCTGCTGCTAGTGTATCAGTTGATACAAGTTTGCATTGGCCTAGACCTTGTGCTGTTTTTACAAGATAACGACGGCTAGCTTCTTGCTTGATAATATCAAATGTAACTGCACTTGAGCCGGTGCTTAGATATGCAAGACCTTTAATAGCAGGGCCATGAGTTTCTATTGTCTGCATCCATGCTGTTGGAGCTCCAGGTCCTGTACCGATAACACCAGAGTTGTTGAAACTTAGTGCAGGAATTGTGCTATAACCACGTCCAGCATTTGTTACGTTGATTTGTTTAACACGGAATTTAACCTGTGTTTGGTTATTACCGTCACCGTTGCCTGCTCCTTGTCCAACAATTTGATATGTTGTAGCTACTGTAGGAATAGTTGTAAAGCTACCACGATTTGAACCAGTTGAGTTAAAATCAATAGTTTGAACTTCGCCTTGGCCTGAACCAACTGTTGCGATGTGAACTACAACTCCGCCACCTAAACTTGTTAGTGTAGCATTAGTACCTGTTTGATAGTTATGACCTGCTGTACCGTTTGTAACAGTAACACTTTCAACTTCCCAAACTACTTGAGCTGTTGCTTGAATGCCTGTTGGTAGATCAGGTGCTGGAATTACTAGTGCTGGAGTTACTGTAGCTGTGCTGTTAACAAGGAAGCTACCTAGTTGCACTGGATTTGTAATATTGGCGATACCTTCACCACCAATACCGCTTTGGCTGTTAACTAAACCAAAACTTTCATTATTTAAATTACCAAAATATTTGGCTTTAATAGGACGTCCCATTTCGTTTCTCCTTAAAAGAATATAACGGCGTTCTAGGCCGTACGCGGTTGGATTTCCGCATAAAATTCACCCCATGTGAATCATACATTATATTTAGTGTAACAAAGGTATCTATAAATAAACATACATTAAAAGGAGGCACATAATGCCGTTTGCATTTAATTTTACACAAGACAAGTTACAAGAATGTCTTGCTAAAAACAGAGAAATTGATCAATGGTTTCCAGTTGTGTACGCACAATTAGAACACTTTGAGATTAACACCGTACAACGTGCCGCTGCTTTTTTAGCTCAATGTTCTCATGAGAGTATGGACTTTACCGTTACTCATGAAAACTTAAATTATCAAGCACAAGGATTAATGCGTGTATTTCCGCATTATTTCCCTGATGAAGCTACAGCTAGCCAGTATGCACATAATCCAGAAGCTATTGCTAATCGCATCTACGGTAATCGCATGGGCAACCGTGATGAAGCGTCAGGCGATGGATATCGTTTCCGTGGTCGCGGTATCGTTCAACTAACAGGACATGATAATTATCTAGCATGTTCTAAAGCTGTATTTGGTGACGGACGTCTTTTAGATAGTCCTGATTGGCTAGAAAGCAAAGAAGGGTGTGTTGTAGGTGCTTGTTGGTTCTGGAACGCTCATGGCTTAAATGCTTGGGCTGACGCTGATGATATTAAAGAAATCACACATCGTATCAATGGTGGTTACATTGGCTTAGAAGAGCGTACACAAAAGTACAATGCGTTCTGTGATATTTTAGCAGACAACAGTTAATCGTAATTTTTTAAGTCAACAAAAAACCCGCATAAAGCGGGTTTTTGTTTTTGTGATCCCTCTTAGGATTACTTGAAGCTTACGTTAGCAGAAGTAATAGATACTTTGCCTAAGTAGTCAGCAGCGTTACCTAGAGATGAAGCAGTGTTTGTCAACTCAACATAGCCGTAGCGTGTTAAGAAGCCAACTACTGGTTCGAATGTTGTTGGATCTAGAACAACACCAGAGCTCATTAGAGGAATATATGGGCAGTAGAACGCAGCTGCGTCAGCTTCGCTAGCACCTTTATAACCAATAAGAACCTGATCGTTGTCACGACCTGTGTCAGGCATATAGCTGTTTACATAGATACGCATAGCGCCATTCAATGTACCAACAAACTTAGTGTTTGTAGGTGCTTCAAATGTACCTTCTGTTGTACGAGCAAATGCGCTTGTAGTAGCAGATTGTAAAATTGTAAGAGCTAAGTTAGAAACAACTGCCCAGTTACCAGCACCACGACGTGTGCGTTGAGCAATTAAGTTTGCAACACGGTTGATTTGAATCGCTAAAGCAGCGTGTTCATCACCAACGAATGTAGCTGTACCAGAAACTAATGATTGGTCATAGTATTCTTCAACACCAGCCAATGCGCTTAGACTTGCTAAGATTTCTTGGTCGATTTCAGTTGTAATTTCTTGAGCCAATGCAGCCATGATTTCTGCTTCGATGTCAATACCTTGTTGGGCTTGTGCATCTTGAGCAGCTTCAAATGTCCAGCGAGCTGATAGCTTGCGTGACTTAGCTTCTACTGGAGCTTTCAAGATTTGAATGCTCATCTTACGGCCTGGTGTACCTTCTAAGGCAGCTGTTGAATTAGCAGCTGGAGTAGAATCTACATCGTTACCAGAATAAGCAGCAGCGATCTTGAATGGGCTTAGTGCTTCTTCACCAGCTACTACGTTGTTACCTTGATCAGCGTAACGAACACGTAATGTATGGATCTGAGCCACTGGACCAGTCATAGGTTGAACGCCAATAATTTCATTAGCGATAACTGTTGGCATAACACGACGGATTACTGGAAGAATCACGCGGTTTAATGTTGCGATGTTACCCGCAGAAGTTGCACCTGAAGTTGCACTTTCAGCCAAGTACTTACGTGTATTTTCTAAGCATACGCTCATCGAAGCACGACGGTTACCTTGTAGGCCTTCAAGTAGAGCTTCTTTGGTATCTGACCATCTTTCGTTCAGAAGTTGTGACATTTTAATATATCTCCTTGAATATTATATTATTTAGATAGACCCGCTAACTTGCGGATGTCTAAAATATTGTCTAAGCCTACCTCAGACTTGCGTACTTCGCGATCACCAGTTACTTCGGTACCTTCTGTAATAACAGCTTTTACCGTTGCTTTCTTAGTTGCGCCTTCCATGACTGCGGGTAGGTATTTGTCAAATGCTATGTTTAATTTACTTGTCTGTACAGACTCTAGTAAACTACCCATAACCTCTTTTTTATCAGCACTTAAAGGTGCCAACAATTCGCCCATTACTTTAGCACGTTCCATTAGATCTTTCTGAACACGTAATTCACGTTCTTTAGATTCTGCTAGTTTTTGTGTTTGAGCTAGAGCAGCTTGTGCCTCAGCAATTTCTTTTTCTTTCTTATCTACAATCTTCAACAGACGAGCTGTATCTGATTTTTCGTTTAGGAATGAACCTTGAAACTCTTGAGCGAACGCTTCAAAAATTCTGCGACCAAAACTATTTGTACGAGCTGAATCAATGTCTTCACGTAACTGTTTGATTTCAGTACGTAGACCTTTTTCAACTGTTTCTTGTACAGTTTTAGCTGCTTTATTAATGAATTGTTGTTTTACTTCAGCAAATTTTGCTTTAGCACCCGCAACTAACTTAACTTTCGTTTCAGCTAGATCACGTTTGTCTTCTGCAAAGTCTGCAATTTCTCTTGCCAATGCGTGTACTACGAATTGTTCAAGTTTTTGGAAATTCTCAGAAACTTTCTTGCGATCATTTTGGAATTCCACCATCTCTTTGGCTAGTTGATGAGACATAAATGCTTCCATGACTTTAGCGTCACTTCCCATTTTTTCAGCGTACTTAGCTGTTGCTTCTGCTAATGCACGTTTATCCTCAGCCAACTCTGCCATTTCAGCGGCAAGTCTGTCGTTTAACATCTTGTCAAGTGACTCGATCATAACACCTTTATCGTGTTCATATTTCTGAGCAAACTCTTCACGAAGTTCTGCTGTGACTTGGTCGCGATTCTCTTGAATTTTTTGACTGAAGGCAGATTCAATTTCAGACTTAACTTGCTCTGACATTACACCACTTTCTACCAATTGTTTGAATGCGTCCAACATCCTGTTCTCCTTATTTTAAACCCTTAATAACATTCATTAATGATTCACGAATGTATTTCTGGGCCTTTGGATCTTCTTTAACTTCCTGGGCAACACGCCATGCACCATAACCACCTTTGTTATTCATGAGATGCTCATAAATTGGAGTTGGATATGCGCCGGGTGCGCTTGGTTGAGCAACTATATCGACTGTGATTATCTCAAAGTCGGCTACTTCGCCTGTAGACTCGTTAACGTTTCCGCTACCACGAGAGCTTACGCCAAGTTTTACACCTGCTTCAAGCATAGTACGAATTAAGTTACCCATCGGGGTAGGCAAGACTTTCATCTTGCCGTATCCGTTTGGACCGTCCATCCACATATCTGTAATCATGTGACTAACGCGGTCCAAATTTACTTTAAGGTCATCTGGATGATCTACTTCTCCTAGAACACTATAACCGTTTTGAATCTGGTCGTTTAGAGTCTTTACAGCATTGCCTATCTCGGAGACTGGATACACACGCTGGTTAGCGTTGCGTATGCCACCTTGGATGCAGATACCTTTTAGGTAAAGGTTTTTTCCGCCGTCCTTCTCATCACTCTCCAATACGACACGAGCTTGGTCAAAACTTAAATGTTCACGTAGATATAGCATCTATCTTGAATTCCTAATTATAGTTTCTTGTCAACTACAGACTTAGTATTTGTACTACCGCCTGTTTGACCTGCTTTTTCGCCACCAGTCTGTGCACCAACGCCGTGACCTTCGCCACTTGCTGGTTTCTTAGCTGTGCTAAAAATGTTCTTTGTAGAACGGCTTGATTTCTCAACGTTTTCAAAGTCACCCATGTGTGGAACGTCAGCACCTTTCTTCAATACACCACCTAACTTACCGTGTGGTTTTTGACCGTCTTCGTCAGCACCTTTACCAGCTTGTGCTATGTTTTTAGCATTTGCACCGCTTGTTGGTTTACCTGAACCAGAGCTGATTGGGCTCTTGCCACTATCGTGACCTGTTTGTCCAGCTTTATCACCACGACCTGATCCAACGCCTTCACCGTCTGCCATTGTTACAGCAACTTTTTCGATGTATTCGCGCATCATTTCGCCTTGTGACTTAGCTCCGCGGCTTTCTTTCATGCTTTCGCCCTCGTCGTCTTCTTCACCTTCTTCATCACCTTCTTCGTCGTCTTCGGCACCGCCGTCAACATCATCTAAAGGATCATGGCCAGTTTCGTCATCATGAACGCCTGGTTCGTTTTCTTCTTCATTGCGCTCTGCAGACATAAGAGCTTCAAATTCAGCTTTTAGTTCTTCTAGAGCATCTTCAAGATCTTGTACGTCATCTTTAGTAGCTGGAGCTGTGCCGTCGCCACCTTCGTCGCCGCCAAATTCATCGTCGCCGCCCATAGCATCGTGATCCATTGTATCACCTTCTAGGTCGTCTGTTTTATCTTGAATTGGGAATTCGTCTTCTTCTTCTCCGAACATTGATTCTACAGTTTCGTCTTCTACAGACTCTTCTACAGACTCATCGTCTTCTTCTTCAGCGGCTTCTTCCATAGATTCATCATCTTCTTCAGATGCTTCGTCCATTTCCGCTTCTTCTTCTTCAGCGATAAGATTTTGGTATATTTCTCGTGACTTCTCTACAACGATTTCATGAAAAAGCTCATTGGCTTTATCAGTTTCTTCGTTTACTAGATAGTCCAGTAATTGTTCAAACTTTGTTGACATGTGATTTTTCTCCTTAGTATCAGCAGGCAAGGCTGTGTATTATATTTACAGCACTATTGAATTACTTATGCGAAATAGGCCAAAAATCGATCGTTTTGGCTCAAACGAGATATTTATCGAGCCGAAAATTAAATTAAAATGGCAGTTTTAGGCCTGAACTTCAGCTGGAGGATTTTTATACATCTCTCTAACTAAAGCTAATTCTTCTTCGGTTTCTTGTTCTCGTGCTTCACCTGCAAGGCGAAGTTGATTCAGCATCTTAAGAGTCAAGCGTGTTTTACGAGTATCTTTGATACTCAATATGCTTTTATCAGAGTCAGGATCGTAACGCTTATCCTGCTGTTGATCAGCATCTTCATCATTAAAATAAACAAATTCTCTTAATAGCATAAGGGTATTTAGCCCAAAATTAGATTAGGCTGGTGGAGTGCTTTGAGGAGCACTAGGACTTGCTTGACCTGCTCCAGGAGCAGCTTCAGCACCCATATCATCTTCCATACCTTCTGGAGGTTGACTTAGGTCGTCTATATCACCTAGATCCTGCTGGGCGCCAGCAGATGTAACACCTGCAGAACGTAATTCAGCATTAGCATCCATCTTGCCTTTGTTGCTTTCTAGGTTTTCTTCTTGCCACATTTCTTGGTTTTCTGCAATTTCTTCTGCTGTTAAACCTAGGAAACGTTTCATAGCAAAGCGTTTGCTCATGAACGGAATTCCAACCATAGTACCAAATGTACCTACACGGGCTGTATCCATTTCTGCTTGGCGATAAGACGCAAAGTTTTGTGGTGGATTAAATTTAACGTCGAATAAATTAGGATCAATGTTGATACCGCGTTGGTTCAAGTATGCCTTAAACTCGTTGTTAAATTGTTCGTTTAATAGTGATTGTAGTCTTTCGCAGTATTTGTTGAATCGTAATTCTTGTATGTAAGCTGTTCCCACTCGGCCATCGTTAAAACTGCTACCGCCATCATCTGGACCAGTAGGTAAGTAACTGGAAGGAATACGAAGAGCCCTAAACAACTTATTAGTAAAATATCGTAAATCATCAATTTCTCCTAAGTTCGTACCACCCGGTAATAGTTCTACTTTAGAGCCACGACCTTCTGATGTTTGTGGGAAGAAGTAATCTTCATTGATGCTTAGTGGATTGTAACTAGCGTCTATGACGCTAGTGCCACCGCCTGTTAAAGACGGTATACGGCGCTGGTTAACTTCGTTCTTAACACGTTCAACAAATCCCATAGCCAAGTGACTAGGCATGTTACCTACGTCAATATAGAACACTCTACGCTCTGGAGCACGTTGCACACGATAGATAATAATAGCGTCTTCAAGCAATTCTTTTTGCTTATAGACTTTGAAAATTGACTCTAAAAGTGAATTTCCAAAAGGAAAGTTGTTGTCTAAACCTTCACTCATTGACAAATGAATGACATGTTTTGCGTCGATTGCGTATTGCTGTTGGTTAATAGCAAAGCGTCCGCCGTTATTTGCTTGGTTATATGTACCTACCATACCACGTTGCTGTGCGTTATTTGTAGTAAAACCTGAACCGCCAGGACCGCTTGTTTGGTTTGTAGGTGTGATTTGTGTAACTGTTAAGTTCTGTAGGTTAATGTTTAGATCACGGACAACATACTGTTCAGGTTGTTTGCCGTCACTTTCATTAACAATGATCTTGTCAATCTTAGCAGGATCAATGTATAACCATGCTAGAGTTTCTGGATCACGTATAAAGAATACGTCACCGTATTTGAACGCATTACGTACTAATTTAAAGATACGTTTAGGAAATTTGTTTAGCTTAGACCACTGTTGTAGGTACTTCTTAAGGATCTTAACTTCAGTTGAAGTAGCATTTTCTTTAAAGAACAGTTCAAACGGAGTACCGTTTTCTTCGTTCATTTGTGTACAGAATTCAGCTAGAATATCTAAGGCTGCATTAACTTCACTGTCGCTGTCCATAGTGTCATATTGACCATATCGTTCTAAACGATTTGGATGTCCTGAATAAACATCTGGCAAATATGAACTGTAGTTTGTGCGAGTAGGATTTGCTCTGCTTCCTCCAGAACCACTGATAGGGCTTAGTGTACCTTGTGTATTAACAGGAGTGAAGTACTTTTTCCAACTCATAAATTATCCTTATTTTCTAAACAGATTACCGTTTGACGCTAGCGTAGTTGCGGTTTTTTCTGTTGCTTCTGCTGTTCTGGTATTAACTGCAATTAGTCTTGCTATGTTAGTATTTAACGCAGTAATAGGATCTTGTTTAGGTTCTTGGACCGAAGCCGCCGGTGCATCTGCAGGTTTTTGATCTTTTTTCTCTGCGGCAGCTTTAGCATCTGCGGCTTTCTTATCAGCAGCTTCTCTTTCTTGTGCGGCTTTTTGATCTGCAATTTTCTTAGCTTCTGCAGCTTTGAAACTTGCAGCCTGTGCTTTAAGATTAGCATCTGGATTATTGTAAATCTTAAGAACATCATCTTTAATGCTTGCTGGAACTTTGCTAGCGTCATCGGGAGTAGCACCAATCATCATGCTGTATGCCCAATTTCTAATATTGGTTGCTTGATCAACTTTTGGTGCTTCTGCAGATGATTGATTTGCAGCAGGTTGACTAGAAGGAGTTACCCCCATGTCTTTTTCTACACGGCCCTTCCATTGTTTTTGTTGATTAATTTGGTTATCAAGTATACCTTTTTTCTGTCTATCCCAGAATCCGTCACCTAAGGCTGCTTTTTCTTTTTCTAATTTAATGATGTTATCATTAATTTTTTGTAGAGTTTCTTCTTGCTGTTGTTTTTTCTTTGCGGCATCTTCTGCTTTTTCCATGTCAGTATCTGATCGCATCCAACGAGGAATAACAGCACCTTTGATCGCTTGCCATAAGAAATCAAATAGTTCTTTGATGGCGGAATACAATATAGGTTTAGTTGATTCCCACAGTTCATGGACAGCAGGGCCAAATATCTTTTTAGTATCGTCCCAGAATTGTAACAATGCTGTTTTAAATTCGTCCCAACTATGGATATTCTCAAACTTGTCAGTAAACGCTTTAAATGCGGCACCAAATCTAGTAACGTATGGTTCAATTATGTGTGCAAAAGTTAACGACACAGCTTCAAACTTTCCAGACATAGCTAACATTGGTTTTAAGAATGGTCCTAATAAGGTACCCATAATTCTGTCAATTACGTTACCTACATCTCGTAAATTCTGTGTTAAGTCACCCATTTGAGCAGCTTGATTTCCAGCAGTATCTTTAGTTTTTGCATGTAGTTTGCTCATTGCTTCTAGATATTCTGCATCAGATTTGTATTGGCTTCGTTGGTTAGCTAGATTCTGCATCTGGCCGTTGATAATGCCTTTACCTTGAGCGACCATGATGTTGTTAGTAACACCTAGTTGGTCGTGCATTTGTTTGATACCATTAGCCGCTGCTAGTGTACCTCTATCTATACCTGATTGAAATTGATCAGCAGATTCATTAATATTTTTAGCGTTTTCTAAATATTGTCTAAATTGTCCTTTAGACGCTACGTTCATTCTAACACCAGCTTCGTTAACTGGAGTAGTAATACCTGTTTGGATAGCTAGTTTAACTGCTTTAGCACCATCTGGACCAAATTTTGCTAGTGCGTCTGCTACAGCGGTAGTTGCATTAGCGGCTGCTTTAGGATCTAGTCCTGCTGTAAATGCTTTCCAGTTGGCTTCTTCTGTAGCTTCTTTTAATTCTGCTTCTATTTGTTCTCTGCGTTTACCAGTTACTTCGCTTAAGAATGTCATTTCTTGTGCGAGATTTGTAGCACCTTCTGCAACTACTCTGCTGTCCTGTAATCCTTTTTTAGTAATACTACCTTGCCCCATCATGAATACTTCCATGATTCCGGCCGCTTGTTGTGTAGTATACCCTAATCCGTAGATAGCTTTTCTAAATTCGCTACCTTCTCCCATAAACGATTTCATATTCTTGTTGAATAGTAGTCGCCCTGATTCAACATCGCCTGTCATTGTAGCTAATGCCTGACCAAATTTAGGATCTGACATAACCGCCTGATACTCGCTAAGAGTAAGTCCAGTTAATCTTGCTGTATCTCTTAGGGTTTCAAAATCTGCATTTAAGGCCATACCGCCTGCGGTTAGCTTACGATAAATTTCAAGATTTTCTTCTTGACGCTTGATCGCCATGCCGCCAATGTCAAATAGCATCTTTAATACTCCGCCAACTAGCGGAACTTGAGACGCAAGGTCTCCCATGACATCAGCTAATTGGCTAAGTTTCATTTCGCCTGTTGCGGCTGCAAGAGCAAAATCTTTAAGTATTCCTAGTACATTACCCACTGTAGATGCTAGACTACCCAGAATACCAAACAGTCCTGAAAATGCTTTTGCTACTAGGCTTACCGCAGGTCCTAATAAATCAAATGCTACTCCTACGGCTTTTGCTACAGGAACAAATTTACTAAATTGTCCTGCTAGTGTATCAACAACTCCTGAGCTAGCACCGCTAGATCCTGAAGTTTTCTTTTCTTCAGACTGATTAGTTTTTACCAAAGTTGATGAAATCTTGGTCAGATTTACATTCATCGCTTGTGCGACTTGTAGTAAATCCTGTAAGGTCTGTTCTGATGCGTAATCGGCCATGGGTTTTAAAATTGGTGGTTATGTAGGTATATAAATACAATCCATACTGTACTATCTTTATTTATAGGAATTTAAAACCATGGTTAAAACCACAACTAATCAAAACAATCCGTTGACACGCTTTATGCGTCAACCTAAGATTTATATCACTTTACCTAGTGGAGGTAAGTATTGGCCTGTTGGTTCTATCGAGATTCCTGAAAACGGACAGCTACCTGTGTTTTCCATGACAGCTAAAGATGAGATAGTAATGAAAACTCCTGATGCACTTCTAAACGGACAAAGCGTTGTTGACGTGATACAAAGCTGTGTGCCTAATATTAAAAATGCTTGGAACTGTCCTAGCATTGATTTAGACATGTTGTTAGTTGCGATCCGTATCGCTACTTACGGTGAAAAAATGACCGTTAGCTATAAAATTCCTAATACAGTTGAAGAAGGCGATTACGAAATTGAACTACACAGTTTCATAGATCAAATATCAAATGCACAATGGATCGAACAAGTACCTGTTACTGATGAACTGGTAATGTTTGTTAAGCCATTGACTTATAAACATATGACCACTATCAGTCAAAAGAGTTTTGAAACTAATAAGATGATGCAGATCGCAGGTGACGAATCGCTAAGTGATGATCAAAAAGCCGCTTATATTCAAAAGAGCTTTCAGACGCTAACTGACCTAACTACAGAAATGTTAGTAAGTTCTATTTTTAAAATTAAAACGTTTGATGAAGATGTAACTGAAACTCGTTATATTAAAGAGTTTATTGAAAACGCTGACAAGAGCATAATTGACAGTATCCAAAAGCACCTAAACGAGCTTAAAGAACAAAATCAACTTAAACCAGTTACACTAAGCACTACACCGTTACAACAAGAAGCTGGTGCTCCTGAAACGTTTGAAGTACCTATTAACTTCGACCAGTCAAATTTTTTCGCATAAGGCTTTTGCTTCTCGACAATGAAGGTGTAGCCAAATTCATTGAAGAGATTGATTCGGAAGTAAAGGCCTTAAAAGACGAGTTGTTTAGGCTAGTCTGGTTTATGCGCGGTGGCATATCCTTAGAAGAAGCTTATCAGCTAGACGTTGCTGATCGTTCGATCATTAATACGATTATCAAAGATAATCTAGAAACTACACAAGAAAGCGGACTGCCTTTCTTTTAAATGTTTTTGCCTAGGAATTTACTGTAGAATTCAACAACAGGTTTAGCATTACTAGTAGTACCTTCCGCTGCACCCACTAATTTTTCCACTTTAGCAAGACGTTGACTGATTGCTTGTAGATCAGCACCACCTGCAGCACCGCTACCACCGCCTGTGTATCTTGCAGCACCTGTTGCAGGAGCTTGATTGCCTGCTTGTGAACTATAACCAGGACCGCCAACAGCATCAGCACCTGCATTATATCCTTTCTTAAGAGCGCGGCCAGCGCCAGCTACTCCGCCTGCTACAGCGCCAATACCTTTGGCTGTTTGTCCTACTACATTTGCTAGACCTTTAACAAAGCCACGACCCTGTTTAGGTTGACCCGGTAAAGGAGCATCTAGAGTTGGATCACCTGTAGGACCTGTTGATGTTTGAGGATCTTGGCCTACTTTTTGATCTGTATCTGCTGGAGGAGTTGTTGCTTGTGTTGTATCTGCTGGAGTATCTTGCTGTTGTAATTGAGAAGCCATGTTGCCCATTACTTGCTTGCCCGCACCATTATCTGCTGGAGCAGCTTGATTCTTAGCAGTAGCTATTTTAGTAGCAATTTGCTGTCCTCTTTGCTTATTAGCATCTTTGATAGCTTTATATTGATCAGGAGTCATACCTGTCGCATCAAGTTCAAATATATCTTGGCTTTCTACTAAGTGAATAATTTTCATTTACACGATCCTCAAATTACGTATGTTTTTATTTATGTTTAAAAATGAGCTAAAGCTCATTTGCTCTTTCGCTAACGCTCAACGCATTTATTTCTTTCGAAGAAAGATTAAGTATTATCTAGATATAATGGTCACACTTAACCCAGGAAAGGGTCAAGATGTACTAGCATTATCTGAGTATGCAAGTCACTTAGCGTTGTGGCATTACTGAAGCGGTCATCCTGTACTCCTAGCCACGTCTTATTATGACGGTAATCTAACATATATACGCTAACATATATGTTAAATCCGGGGTTTCTCTCCCCTCTTTTAGCTCTTATTCACTCTATTCAAATAGCAAAACCGCGGCAAATTGCGATCGACGTCCTGTTAAGGATAGTTGCTAAGTACTCTGTACAGCGCAGGGAATTCCGTCCCTCTTATTATCGAGTTGGCGTGGGCACACGATGTTAGCCTGTGCTAGCTTAAACTGTAATACGAGCCTAAAGTTTACCTTTAATATGATTCTTGTGTACTCTTACTTGTACATGTCCATTATAGTAGTCATCTGATTCTAATACTTTGCGGTCAAATTGTTCGCGGGCCTCAATGTAGGATGTTGCTGATTTTGATTTGCAGTAATGTAATATTTCGCGGGTAAATTTATCTGTGCCTAGTGTGTCTATATCTGCTTGTAAGTTAGGACTGCTTCCATAATATGTCATCCAGTCGCTTTCTATCTTGCCTCTGATTCTTTTCTTTTTCTTTTTGCCGTTCTTTAACTTTACAGTCTTGTAGGTCGTCTTACTAAATTTTGCTAATTTTTTGCCTATGTATTTGCGCCCTGTTACTGTGTTGGTTATAATGTATACAAATCCAACACAGTCCTCAGGTAATTCTGTTACTATAGCACCTTGATACGTCCAAGTCATTCTTTCCAACTTGCGACATGCTGGCTAGGACTAAAGTGTTGTACTTCCATTCCTAGTTTATCGAACATGATTTCTAAACTCTTATTAGAGTGCATACATACATGTCCGTTACGAGGAGCAATATACCAATAGTTTGCACCCTCGCGACCAATAATATCGTTGACCAACGTGCTGATAACAATCTGCCCGCTCTCTGGATTTAGAAAAGAAACTATTTCTTTTGCTGTTTCCCAAGGAGTAGGAGTATGTTCTAGTACTTCAAATGCTGTGATTACATCAAAGGTTTTGTCTTTTTCAAATGTAGGATCAGTTAACCACATTGGGTCCCATCCTACTGCATCGTAGCCTTGTCTTTTTAGTTCTTGACTGAACGCATCTGTTCCTGCACCGTAGTCAAGAACAGTAATAGTCTTATCACCACCTAGCATTGGAGTAAACCAATTGACACAGTCTATAGGTCTTTTACCACCGTACTCTGGATCTACTTTGAGATAATCGCTATTATAAATGTTTTCTAAAAAGTCGTCTTTAGTCCAACTATCAAAATCAGTGCTAAAAATAAATTGACAGTCGTTGCACTGATGATAGTAAACAGCAAAGCCCATAGGACTAAAAACAATCTTATTCTTTTCTTCTTCGCAAGTCCTATTAAAGTCCTTAACTCCGAGAACAGATGTTTCTCCGTCGCAAATTTTGCAACGAAGGTGTTGATATTTTGGTGCTAGAGTAACCACAGATTAAGCTGCCTTAGCTTCTTTGCGGGCGTTCTTTTCTGCTGTAATTTCATTACGGCGTTGTTTAACTAGTTTACCTAATTCAGCCAATGCCTTGCGAGCACGAGTGCCTGCCGCAGAATTACCTGCTGTAAATTTTGCGTCTTCTGCCATGTACTGGGTCACAGCATCTGTAATTTGATTATTAACACTCATCTTCTTTATCCTTTTTAAGTCTGTTTACGGCTCGCCACTCAGTTCTGCGTTCGTGCATACGTGCTTGGGCGGCCTTTTCGGTTTCTTTCACTTTGAGACGCAGTTCCTTTAGTACTTTGCGTAACTCTTTTGCTCTTGCGTAACTCTGTCTGTCTATGAACTCTAAATGAGTACGGTGATGCTCGATCAACAATGCTATCATCTGATCGTGAGCTTCAATATACTTGTTTAGCAAATCACTCATTGGGGCTCTACTAATTCTGAATCGGTAGCATAACTGGTAAATCCGTTTTCTTTAACTACATGCAATACGTTGTTTACACGGCCTACTAGTTCATCTTTATGGCTGATCAAGAATACGTTCTTATTACGCTCTCTGGCCATCTTCTTAAGTACCGACAGTCCTGCTTCAACACCTGCGGCATCCATACCAGCATCAATCAACTCGTCAATGAATAACAAGTTAATATGTTGATACAAGTTTTCCCACACATCGCGGAAAGCAAAACTCAAAGATAAAATTAGTCGATTGCGTTCACCACGGCTTAGATTATCAAAGTCTAAATCTTGGCCATACAAAGTAATCAAAACATTTAAATCGTTTTGGAATACTACAGTATGTGGCAAGCCCATCTTATCAATATAATAACTTAACCGCTTGTTCAAGTAACTTAAATTCTGATCGATAATCTTTTTACGGATGAAAGAATCTTTATTTGTCAGCAACTTATGTAGGAATTCTTGATGATCTTTTAGTTTTGTTAGATCATTAACAACAGTCCAGTCTATTTTTTGTATCGCTGTATTTTTTAATTCTTCAATCTGTTCTGTGTAAGGATTCACTTCATTAAACTTTGCTTCAAGGCTTTGTTCAAGTCCTGCTAGATTGTTTTTGTGACCTAACGCTTCGCTTTCTTCTTCATAGAATGTAACAGGTGGCTTAGGCAATTCACCTAATTCACTGATCGCTGTAGTAATTGTCAGCAGGTCAGCTGTAACTTTATCGTAGTAAGTACCTGCTTCTAAACGATGCTTGTTAGCCTCCTCTATCATTTTGCTATGCTTATGATCGTGGAGTTCTTGTTCACATGCAGGACATGTTTTATTTGCTAGACTTTCTAAGTCTTTTCTATATTTGGTTACTGCTTTTTCTGCTTGACCTACTGCAGATTCTAAAGTAGCTTTTTGTTTGTTTAGATCTTTAAGGGTGTTGTTATTAACAGTCCATTGTTTTAGAGCCGCATGATTTGCTAGCTCTGTTTCAATGTCTACACGGCCAAGTTGCATAATAGCATTACCTAGCTTTTCTAATTCTTCTTGCTTTTTAGTTTCCCAAGCAGAACTCTTTAGCCCTAGACTATCGATGCTTTTCTGTACATTCTCATTGGCAGTTTGAATACCTTGTATTTTAAATGTTTCTGATTGTACAGCATCTTTTGTTATTTTTGTCTGCTCTTTTAACAGTTCTGCTTTTTCACTCAGCAGAGTAATACCTAACAGTTGTTCAATAACTTCACGTTGTTCTGCGGCTTTTAAACTTAGGAACGGTTCTGTATAAGTGTTAAGTGCAACAAGATGCTTGAACATCGTATGGCTCATGCCTAATAGTTGTTCAATATGCTTTTGTGTTTCGCGGCTGTCGCCTTGAGCATCGTCATCTTTTGCTTCTTGTTCTTCATCGTTAACATACAGTTTAAGAACATTAGGTTTACGGCCTCGTTCAATACGATACTCAACACCGCCTACTTCAAACTTAACTGTGACTAACATATTCTTACCGTTAGTTTTGTTAATTAAGTTTTCTCGTTTGATGTTAGTAAGTGCTTGTCCGTATAGTGCATAACTTAGAGCATTTACAATGGTCGTTTTGCCTGTACCGTTACGTGATCCGCTATCATCTCCGCCCAAGTCTAGATTCTCACCTAGCACCAAGGTCAAATGATTTCGGTCAAAGTCTACAGCCTGTGTTTGATTGCCAACACTAAGGAAATTTTTAACTGTTATATTTTTTATGTTAAACATTAAAGTCCGTTATAGATATCTAAAAGTAATTTTTTATCAAACGAATCAGATTCAATATTAACTAACTGATCATTAACGATTTGATCAACTGACTCAAACTTAGCATCTGCTGTATCGTCAATGATACCTTCTAAGTTATTCTTTTCTTGAATTAGACCCATTTCACGAATATCAAATTCGCCTACAAATGTTTCTTTTAAGAAGTTTGCTTCTTCGTAACTAATATCAATATCAAGATTAACACGCAGATACATCTTGCTCTGCATGACTTCGTCTTTGCGATCAATCAGTTCTGAAAGTTTAATAACTCTAAATTTAGGAGCATCTGGCCAGTTGATATATTGAGGTTCACCACCCCATTCTAATATCATCATTCCTCTTTCATCATCCCACGCATCTGCATAATTGTGCGGAAACGCATTACCAATGTATACTACCTTTTGGTTCGTTTGACGTTTGTGGAAGTGTCCTGAGAATATGTAGTCAGGTCCGTTAAAATCTTCTGCGTGAAGTTCTCCGTGATCTGGCATCTGTACCATTGCGTTCATAAAGAACTTAGGAAGTTCAAAATGTCCAAAGACATATTTGCTCTTAAGATCCTTCATAGTCTTCCATTCGTCTCCAACTAACCACGGAACTAGGGTAACATCATCAAGAGTTGTAATACCGTCTACAACAGTAACTCCTGGAATGTGGCGACCAAACGCCGATGAATGAATGTCACGCTTGTCTTTATAAAATAAATCGTGGTTACCTGGAAACCAAAAGAATTGGTCAAATGCCGCACCTAGTTTTTCCAAGCATCGTAAGCTAGTATCTAATGTAATTAAATTGATAGAGTTGCGATTATGATGCCAGTCGCCTAGGAATATGCAGGTTTCGCAACCTGCATCCTTAGCTTGTTGGATAAACCAATCTACGAATTCTTCACAATCTTCGTTGTGTGTCTGACTATTTGATTTAAGACCAAAATGTATGTCAGTAAAACATGCTACCTTTTTAAAAAGTCCCATAATTTCTCCTGTTACTAGTATAGCATGTGTAAAAAGTTAGATCAAGCACCTTCTTCGCCATCTTCAACAGGTTCTTCTTCACTCTTAGGCATACGGAATTTTTTGTACATTTCTGCCTGGCGGGCAGTTTCTTCTGCATATTCTTCTTTGCTTTGACGAGTCAACGATGGGGTTAAACCATTTTCTTCTAACAGGTCATCACGAATGTTTTGCATTTTCTTTTCTAGATTTAGAATACGAGTAAATGAGTTTGTTACAGCGGCGGTATAATAAGCAAATGGGTTTTCTGATTTTGATTCATCAAACTGTAGACCAATTTGACTTAGCTGTAGGATAGCCTGCCCCTTCATTTCTTCGATGTAGGTATAACCACGCCAGTTGCTACGCTGTGCATATCGTTCACTTAATTTGATATACATTTTACCTAAGTTTTCTGTAATACGTCCGTGGTCTTTTGAAAACTTACCTTTTTCTAAAGTACCCTTCCAATGACTTTTACCTACACAAATTAAGTTATCGTTTTCATCAAACTTCCAATGTTGGTATGGAGGAAAATTAACTTTTTCGTGACTATCTGCTGTAGTCTTGGTAGTTTTCTTACGTCCTGGGGCTAGGGGAATATGATCAAATGTCATAATCCTAATAACGACATCTGTTTTTTTGATAGTGGTATAATCAGGTGTTACTTCTGCTAGCTTAATTTTCTTATCACCTGCGAGTCTTGCCGCGTTAAATGCTTCTAAACCTATTCTTTTGGCTCTTGCACGTTTGGCATCTGCTATTGTACGAATGTTTATTTTATCTAAATTTGGTAAAATAATGTCATGTTGTATGTAATCTTTGCTGGCATAGCTACTAAAACTTGCTTTGCTTTTATGTATTTCTGCTAATAAATCTTTATTGTTTAGGTATTTTTGCTTTCTACCTGATGGTTGTACTATTGTTGAATTGGGCATCTTAGCGCACCCTCCTTTATTGACTATTATAACAGATTGGATTTGGTTGTGTCAACCATTTGATTAACTGCGTACATTATTTATCAGGTTAAATAAGGTATAAGGAACTAAATCAACTATGGCAGATATACCAGCAGGAGCAACACCCGTTAATATTCCAGGCGCTAATGCACAGTGGGCAGGCGCTCAAGATTTGAGAGCCAAACTTCGTGTGCCGGCAAGTTATCTGGTAGGTCCTGCAGCAGGTCCTAACGATGTTATTAAAAATAACGGAGGAATTTTATTTCCGTACACTCCTAGTATAGCAATGGATAACAAAGCCGACTATGCTGTACAAATTCCAATGCACTCTAATTTTCCGATTAACTTTTTTAAGAACGGTAATGTCGGACCCATAACAGTTACAGCAAAATTTACAGCACAGTCCCCTGGTGAAGCTGCTGTATTATTAGGAACAATTCACTTGTTACGTTCTTTGACAAAAATGCGTTGGGGTAATGAAGATGGTGCAGGTTCACCTCCACCAGTATGTCGTTTTGATGCCTACGGCGATTATATGTTTAGTAACGTGCCAGTGGTTGTTGCTAACTGGAGACACGAATTACCCGATGGAGTTGATTATATTTCTGTAGGAGGTCCTGCATCTCCAGGAACTAGCGTTCCTAATACATACGGATACAGCATGGTTCCTACAATGAGTTCAATTACACTGACATTGAACATTACATACAGTAGACGCGAAATGCAAAATTATACAGTTAGTGATTGGTTACAAGGTACTACTGTTAAAGCAGGTGGAGGATATCTATAATGCCGTCTGGATATAATAAATTCAGTCCGTATGCAAGTACTCCGTTAACTAATGGTTATCTTGACGTATTAAAATTTGTTGATCTACCTCCACAAGTAGACGACATACAATTTACAATAACAAGTCTGTATATGCACAGACCTGATTTATTAGCGAACGATATTTACGGTGATAGTCAATTATGGTGGGTGTTTGCTGTGCGTAATAAAGACGTGATCAGAGATTCAGTATATGATTTTGTTCCAGGCCAAGTAATCTATCTTCCAAAGATTGCTACAATCAAAACAGCATTAGGATTCTAACATGACTGCAACGGGCGTTACCGTAGAAAATAAAACTCCCAACACCAATGCAGGCGTTGATCCTTCTAATCAGATTTACAATGGTACAGATACAAGTAAAGTCTTGTATGCACAACAACAAAATATTTTAAACCAATATAGATCTTTTGTTTATAACTTTGCATTTGGACCAATCACTCCCCAAACATTGTCTACAGAAAATCCTGAAGACATTAACGCTGATTTAAGAAAATACGGAATAATAAATTCGTCAGGTAAAGGCGGACAAGGATTAGGAATTAATCCAGACAGTTCTTTCGCATCGACTTCGACAGATTACGGTGCTGTACAATCTATGGTTGAGGAATTTAATAAGAACAGTCCTGGTTCTTATGATATGTTTATTGACAATGTTATCATAGACAGTACTGTAGGTGCAGGATCTCGCGAAGCAGGACAAAGTATTGCGTCTAACATTAGATTTGAGGTATTTGAACCTTATAGCATGAACGGATTCTTAGAAGCCATGTCAGTATCTGCCAAGGCCGCAGGATATCCTGATTTTTTAAAAGCATCTTTTTGTTTAAGAATTAAATTCCAAGGTTGGAGAGATACAGCTGATATTAATACTCCTCCGGAAGATATTGATTTTTCAACTAGATATTTTTGTGTGTCAATTACTGAATGTAATGTTGATGTGGGCGAATCTGGAACAAAGTATCATTTAGTAACTGCCGCTACGAATCAAATGGGATTCGGTCAGACAAATATTCTCTCCAACGATATTAAGATAACAGGAAATACAGTTGGTGAAGTATTGACTAACTTCTTTGATGCAATCAATCAAATGATTCAATCAAGAACAGAAAAGCAAACAGATCAAAAAGGTTTTGACACATATGAGTTATCTGTACCTAAGCTAGTTACAGTCGATACGCCTCAAGATACCTTACAGGCAATGTTGTACTCACCTCCAACACAAAATCACGTTGGTGATCCTAACTATCAAAATTCTGAGTTATTATCTGCAAAAATTAATGATGAATTAAAATCAACAAACGTTTTTAAATTTGGAGACCCAGCACAATTTAAAAACGGATACATGTTTAGTAATGTACCAGGTGCAACAACAGCAAATTCACAAGCAAGTCCCGCTACTGGTGGACTAAATCCTAAAGAAGGCACAATAGTTTTTGCCGCAGGTGCTAGCATACACGAATGTATAGCAGGTATTATTCGTGATAGTGAATATACTAGAAATTTGTTAAGCGAAGAAAATCTAAAAAAAGCAGAACAAGGAAATCAGCAAATAACTTATTTTACTGTTAGAATTGAAACATCTCTGAACAACAATACCTACGACTCAACTAACAACAAATATTTTGCAAATTATAGATATGTGGTAGAACCTTTTCAGATTCCATTAACTATGGTTCCGGGTTACCGTCAATCTAAATTAGAATATAAAGATATTAAAGCAGAAGTTAAACGTTCTTACAACTATATCTATACAGGCAAGAATGAAGAAATTATTAAATTTAATTTAAAGTTTGATAACCTTTACTTTGACTCTATACCTGCATTGATGGGTAATGTAACTGATGTATCAAGTAGTGCAGGTGCTGGTGCATCACCAGCAAACACAGTTGATGCAAAGACAGCGGAAAATAAAACAGATAAAGCAGAAGAACAAAAAAGTTCTCCAACAACGGCTCCTAAAGAATCTGTAGCTGTTAATACTAAATCTACTACAGAGGTTGCTACTCAGCTAGGACAGAAGAGCGGCCAAGCCCAATTAACGCCATACTATCAATTAGCAAAGAATTTACACGAAGCTGTTTTAAACAGAACAGCACTAGTGATGGCAGATTTAGAAATTTTAGGAGATCCTTACTTCTTATGTACGAGCGGTATGGGTAAACAAAATTTAATTTTATTATCTCCTGGGTTTACTAATACAGGCGAAGCTCCGTATACTCAAGGTGAGCTGTTAATAAGTTTAACCTTTAGAACACCAATTGACTTTGATCCTGCAACTGGATTTATGAAGTTTGACGAAAAGCTAGCACCATATAATGGATTGTATCTAGTGACAACATTGGTTAATACTTTTAGAGATGGCCAGTTTACACAAAAATTAACTTTAAATAGATTGCCTGGACAGATTGTCGGTAATGAACAGGCCCAGCCAAATGTTCTTAATAAGACAACTCCTGCTAAAGGTGAGCAGGTTGTAAAAGATGCGGCACCTTCTACTGTTCAAAAAACAGGAATAAAAACTCCATCGTTTGATTTAAAGAATTTATTAAGCCCTGGTGCAGATTATCTTGCCTCTGGTATTAGATTAGCCGCCAGCGGACTGGCATTACTAAGTGCTGTTGACAATTTATTATCAAGCGGAAATACTTCAGCCGCCGCAGCGGCACCTACCACAAGTCCGGCGGCACAGGCGATCGCTTCAGACGTAGTAGCAACAGCCGTAGCAACAGCACAACAACAAAATTCTATACAGGGCGGAACATACATATTCAATTATGAAACAAACCCAATCACTAATAATTCACCTGCAAGCCTTGATGTAATTCAATCTCCTGTACAAAATGATGTAAGGGGAGTTAGCAACGCTGTTGGAATTGATTTAACATCGATCGCTGGATTGAGTCCAGGTGCCCAGAGTCAATTAGCTTCACAGCTAACTCAGGTAACTAGTACAGTACCAAACAATATTAATATAGCAGGGCTTGCAGCAGCTGGTGTTGCACTTGCAGGTATCACAGCTCAAACAATTAGAAATATACCAGCAAGTCAACCACAGACAAATGCTGCCCAGGCGACTAACGCTACACCAACAGCGGGAGCAACAGCGGTACCTACAACTGCCGCATCTGCTAGTCCTTTAGTACAAGCATTACAAAAAGGTTAATGAATGGAAAATACTCGTAATATAAATGTTAGGATAGCACCTGGTCCATACTTGGCCAAGGTAACAAACCATCTTGACACAACTTATATGGGTATGTTAGAAGCAACTCTAGTTAGATCAATTCCTGGTGTTCCTGAACTTGATGGTACGAATCTTCCTTTTAGATATTGTAGTCCATTTAGCGGTGTAAGTTCGATAAAGTTTGAAGGCAACGATAGTTCAAATTTTAATGATGTACAGAAATCTTACGGATTCTGGATGATTCCTCCGGACGTAGGAACAACCATTATGGTTATTTTCCTAGACGGCGATGTTAACAGCGGTTTCTGGATGGGATGTATATCTGATCAATATCAGAATCATATGATTCCGGGTCTTGCGGCCAGCGAATATGTAGCACTAACTCCTGAGCAAGAAACAAAGTACGGCACACGATACTTACCTGTTGCAGAATATCATAAGAAAAGTAGAGATGGTCAAATACCTGCACCTGACACTTTTACAAAACCTGTACATCCGTTTGCAGATGTATTATTGAAGCAAGGCTTAATATTAGATACGATCAGAGGACCTACATCTAGTAGTGCCAGACGTGAAGTACCTAGCCAAGTATATGGTATTTCAACCCCAGGACCTGTTGATTCTACAGCACCTAAAAAGCAAATTACTCCAAGTGTGACAGCACCTGTTAGCCGTTTAGGCGGAACAACCTTTGTTATGGATGACGGAGACAAAGATGGCCTAAATGAATTAGTACGTATTCGTACTAGAACAGGTCATCAGATCTTACTACACAATAGTAGTGATTTGATCTACATAGCGAATTCTGGAGGCACAGCATGGATAGAACTTACTAGTGCTGGTAAGATTGATGTGTACGGTGAAGATTCTATTAGTATTCGTACTAAAGGCGACTTTAACTTCCATGCTGATCGAGATTTTAATTTAGAAGCAGGTCGTAATTTTAATATTGCAACTAATGAAGGTAAAGTTAATATCAATTCAGGAGACGAAATTGATATTATTAGTGACGGAATAAAAATAGGCACAACTAAAGACTTTAATTTAAATGTTACAGGAAATGTTGCCATATCCGCTACCGCTAACATAAACAACAACGCAGGCGGTGAAGGTCGTTATACAGCCGCAGGTCAAATGAGTATTGGTACAGCAGATACATTGGCTCTTAGTGCTAATGGTGATTTAGGTTTATCTGGAGGCAATATTCTAGCATCTGCAGGACGTATTGATTTAAATGGTCCTACAGCACCTGGTGCAATATCAGCAACACCTGCAGCAAGTCCAACACCACTAACACTATTTGCTGTTCCTCAGCGAGACGGACAGCGTTCTTGGGCTAATGGTGTATTCTATAAAGCCGCAGATCTTGCGTCTATTATGCAACGTATACCTAGCCATGAGCCTTGGGATCAACATGAAAATATTAATCCTGTTCAGTTTAGTTTAGACAAAACAGACACTAGTGTTACTCCTGCTCAAGTAGCCGCAAACGGTGCTGTAATTCCTGGCGGAGCGAGTTCTAACCCGTCATATCCTGCAATTAAAGGATCTACAAAAGATAGAGGTTCAGTACACAATCAAGTATTCCCGTGGTCAACAGATCAACCATTCCTGGATAAAGTTAAATCTATAGCAGGCGCACTAAAGTTTGATCCTATTGATTTACTAGCTTGTATGAACTTAGAAAGTAATAGAACGTTCGACCCTTCAATTACTAATAATTTAGGTTATACAGGACTTATACAGTTTGGTACAGCAGCCGCAACTAGTTTAGGAACAACAACTAGTGCGTTAGGTCAGTTAGGCCGTGTGGCACAGATGGACTGGGTCCTTAAGTATTTTAACAAGTGGGGATGGCCAAGTTCTGCTTGTCCTAATCCAACGTTAGCCAACATTTATCTAACTATCTTATTGCCTGCTCTTAGATTTGCAGGTCCTAATGACAAGATAGCAGACGGAAGTAATCCTAAAACCTCAGGTTGGTATTTTGCCAACGGTGGTTTTGATCCAGCACCTAAGAAGGGATATTTTACACCTTCAATGGTATTAGACGTTGTTAGCAAACATCGCCGTGAAGTGCTAGCTGTACTTGAAGCTAGCGGTACTACAGTACCAGATCTTAAAGTAACCGCAGTATAAATATTAGGTCATGACTTATAAAAATATTGTAATTAATCCTGGAAACGTTAGTAATCAACGTCAAGCACAACAAAGCCAATTCTATAAAGGCTTTAGTAGTGTTAATGATGCTGCATTGACTACTAAATTGTATGATTTTCCTTTGATACAACAGGATATTATCAATCAATTTCAAACAAGAAAAGGCGAAAGAGTAATGAATCCTAACTTTGGGACAGTTATTTGGAGCCTAATTTACGAACCTTTTACTGATGATGTTAAGCAATTAATCAGCAACGATGTAACTCGTATTTTAAACGAAGATCCTAGGGTAACACCTACACAAATTTTAATTACAGAAGCCGATATGGGCATGGTAATTGAAGCTACGCTGTTCTATAAAAACTTTGATGTTAGCCAAAAAATGAGCTTATCGTTTGACAAAGAACTTGGCATAGTTACACAACAATAATATACCAATATAATTTTTTCAATAAATATGTTATCTAGGACAATTGATAACATATGATACCAGCAACCAACTCACAACTACTAGTCGCAGAAGATTGGACTAAGATCTACCAAAGTTTCCGCAACGCAGACTTCCAAAGCTATGACTTTGACACTCTGCGCCGCACAATGATCACGTATCTACGTGAAACCTACCCAGAAGAATTTAATGACTATATTGATTCTAGCGAATATATCGCTCTCATTGATCTTATTGCTTATCTTGGCCAGAATTTAAGTTTCCGTATTGACTTAAATGCCCGTGAAAACTTCCTAGAAACAGCACAGCGACAAGATAGTGTTCTACGTCTTGCACAGTTAATCAGTTATAATCCTAAGCGTAATATACCTGCCAGCGGACTATTAAAAATTTCTGCTATTTCAACCACAGATAATATTTTTGATAACAACGGTCTTAATCTAGCTAACCAAGTTATTGGGTGGAATGACCCTGCTAATGCGAACTGGTATCAACAGTTTGTTAGTATTTTAAATTCTGCTATGCCTAACGGCACATCATTTGGTACACCATCAGACTCTGCGGTAGTAAACGGCGTGTCAACTGATCAATATCAGGTTAACAGTACAAACGTTGATGTACCAGTATATACAATTACAAAACCTATCAACGGCATTCCAACAACATTTGAATTGTCTGGAGCCGCGTTCTCAGGTCAAACGTATGTTTATGAAACTCCGCCAAAGCCTGCGGAGTCATTTAGCTATATTTTTCAAAACGACAATAAAGGCGCAGGATCAGCAAATACAGGATTCTTTACATATTTCCGCCAAGGCACATTAGCATCAACTAGGTTTTCAATCAACAATCCTGTTGCTAACGAAATTATTGGTATCAATGCCAACGGCATCAATAACGATGATGTATGGCTATGGCAATTAGATGCTAACGGCAATTATAAGACCTTATGGACACGAGTTGATGCGTTAGTTGGCAACAATGTTATCTATAACAATATTGCAAATAACACAAGAACACTTTATACAGTTACTTCAAGAGCTAACGATCAGATTGATTTAAACTTTGCTGATGGTAGCTTTGCTGACTTGCCTAAAGGTAACTTTGTTTTATTTTATAGACAAAGTAATGGAAGAACATATTCAATCACTCCAGATCAAATGGCTGGTATTAATATTACCATTCCTTATGTTAATAAATCTGGTGTTGCACAAAAACTTACATTAACACTTAGCCTACAATATACTGTAACTAACAGTAGTGGTCCAGAATCATTAGCCAGCATCAAACAGAATGCTCCGCAGACTTATTATCTGCAAAACAGAATGATCACAGGGGAAGATTATAATATCGCTCCTCTGTCTATCAGTAATGACATTCTTAAAATTTCTAGTGTTAACCGCATCAGTAGCGGTATCTCAAAATATTTTGAATTAAGCGACATCAGTGGACAGTATTCTAGTACTGATATTTTTGCTAAAGACGGAATAATTTATAGAGAAGAAGCACAACCTAGTTTTGATTTTTCATTCCAAACAGCTAACGATGTGTATGCTGCAATTAATTCTCAACTAGCACCGATTATTAGATCAAACACATTTAAGAATTGGTACTTTAGTACAGACTTTTATCCACGTCCACAACTTTCACTGTTAAACTATCAGTGGAATAAGACTACTGTAACAACAGCACAAACAACTGGTTATTTTCAAGATCAGTTCAGCGGGTCTCCTGTTCAATTAGGATACTTCAGCAACAACAATGCTACCTATATTACACCGGGTGCAATGATTAAATTTAAAGCACCTATTGAAAATGGTGTTCAGAAGTATTTTACTGCAGACGGCACACTAACAATTAACCCAGACAGCACAACTTCTTTGTTTATGTGGGATACTGTTATAAATGTTGTAGGAGATGGTTCAAATCAAGGTAAAGGAAATCTAGTAACAGGAATAGGTCCAGTTGTATTATCTGGAAAAATTCCTAGCGGTGCGATTCCTGTAGAAGTTATACCTACATTGATTACTACTCTTAGTGTTGCCTTCCAAGCTCAGATAGCCGTACTATGCTTATCACAACAGAACTTTGGTTTAAGTTTTGATAAAAATACACGTCAATGGTTTATTATTGTCAATTCTAATCTTGATATGACATCGCCTTTTAGTTTAACATATCAAGGCGACACAGCAAACATACAAAAAGATGCTAGTTGGTTGATCTTGTTTGCATGGAACGGGTCTAATTACACAGTATCTTATAGATTATTGAATTATATATTTGAAAGTGCTAATCAAACAGCGTTCTTTGTAAACTACGATAATAACAATTATGATTATGTGAACGGTCGTACAATCAAAGACCAAATTGATGTACTATCAGTTAACTCATTGAATACAAGCACTACAGCATTAGGTGTTGATTATCGTTGGCAAATAGAATCAAGTGTTGTAGAATTTGATGGGTATGTTGAACCTAAGAAAGTTGTTATAGGTTTTTACGATGCGAATAACGATGGTCAGATTGATAATCCAGATGCGTTTAATATCATTGTTGATCCTAATTCTGTAAATGCACAAACTTCTTATAATGATAAGTTTGTTTATTTCCAACTAAGTTCAGACGGAAATAGATATTCTATTGTTGATACTTCTATAACTCCAGTACATGCTTATCCTAATGAAGATGCTGCGTTTGCCGCTTATGTGTCAACACCAAGTGTTGAACCACTAAGTGCTGATACTTTATATTATTTTTATCAACCAGATGTGATTAAAAACTTTGATCCAACATCTAGAACATTCGTGCTTAACACTGGTTATTTTGCTAAGTCAGGTAGAGCTAATATTAAATTCCACTATCAGCATAACACAGGCGAAGAACGCCGTTTAGATCCAAGCAAAACAAATATTATTGACATTTACATTTTAACAAACAGTTATGATTCTGCGTTCCGCAGTTATTTGTCAGGAGCTACAGCAACATTGCCGCTAGCTCCTACTAGTTCTAGTTTAGAAGAAAATTTTGCTAACGCTCTAGAACCAATTAAATCTATTTCTGATACGATTGTGTATCGTCCTGCTAGCTATAAGGTATTATTTGGATCAAAAGCAGATCCAAATCTACAAGCAACATTTAAGGCAGTTTCAAATCCTGGTGTAGTTACAAGTACCAACGATTTAACTACTAGAATTTTAGCTGCGATTAATAGTTTCTTCAGCATCGACAACTGGACATTCGGCCAATCATTTAATTTTGGTGAGCTGGCCACTTATGTTTTAAATACAATGACACCAGATATTGTAAACTTTGTAATCGTTCCAAAGAATGCAAGTTTACCTTTTGGTAGCCTATACGAAATTTCATGTCAATCAAATGAAATCTTAATTAGTGGGGCGCAAGCTACCGATATTGAAATCATTGATGCACTTACAGCCGCATCTATAAATTCAACTTCACCTATTATTACTAATACAAATGGAACTGTTTACTAATGGCAAGTAACGATATTAATAACCCTGTTGACGTTAACAACCCGTCTAACACTCGTCGCTCATCCGACCTGTTGCCTGGCTATCTAAGAACAGATAAAAACACTAAATTCTTAGCAAGCACATTAGATCAATTAATACAACAACCTCAACTAGAGCGTATTAACGGATTTATGGGAGATAAATTAACTCCAACATATAATCCTGAAACAGACAACTACATTGATAGCGGTACTGCTTTAAGAAACGCATATCAGTTACAACCATCTCTAGTTGTTAAAGATCAAAATAATCAGTTCAGTTTAAGTTCTGGGTTTGACGATTTAATCAATCAATTAAATTTCTACGGAGCAAACACAAATAATCTTGACAGATTGTTCCGTCCTCGTTCGTATTCATACGATCCAATGATTGATTGGGATAAGTTTGTAAATTTCCGCGAGTACTATTGGTTGCCAACAGGTACTGATAGCGTAGAAATCACAGGTCAACAAAAACAAACACAAAGTACATATACCGTTACAGATAGTTCAGACGGTCAGGGACTAGTATTCACTCCTGACGGCTTAACAAGTAATCCTTTACTAACATTATACAGAGGATTAACTTATGTATTCAATGTTAACAGTAAGTATCCTTTCTATATTAAGACAGCTTATACTAAAACTGTAAATGATTTATATTCTAATGCGACAGGCAACGGTACAGCCAATGGACAAGTTATACTAACCATTGATAATACAACTCCTGACATATTATTTTATTTTGCACAAGGTAATGCAAATGCCGTTGGACAAATTAATGTTAAAGCATTGGCAGAAGATACAGTAATTGATATTGAAAAAGATATTATTGGTAAGCAATCTTATATTTCAGGTAATGGAGTTACATTTTCTAATGGAATGAAAATCCATTTTGCTGGCGCAATAACACCTAGCACATATCAAGATAAAGAATTTATTATTGAAGGTGTAGGAACTGCGATCAAATTAGTTGACTTTGATAGTTTATCTAACGCAGGTCTTGTGATCAATACACTAGATACAAACTTTGATGCTACTCCTTTTGATCAATATCCGTTTGATGATTTTGCGAATGTTCCATTAGTTCCTGAATACGTAACAATTAATCGTGCTTCTAAAGATAAAAATCCATGGAGCCGTTACAATCGTTGGGTTCATGCTGACGTAATTGCTGCTGTGGCTGAAGTAAACGGAGTTCCTCCTGTTTATGATACAGCAATGAGAGCACAACGTCCTATCATTGAATTCCAGCCAGACATTCAATTATTCAACTTTGGTGCAAACAGTAAACCTAACGTAGATTTAATTGATACTGTAACTAAAGATGCTATCGCTACATTTGAAGGTTCACCTGGATTTTATATTGATGGTGTATTAGTTGAACAAGGATTTAGAGTTATTTTCAACGCAGACACAGATCCTTTAGTTAAAGGTAAAGTATTTGAAGTTAAGTATGTAACCGCTGGAAATAATGTTATTGTTAACCTTGAAGAAGCGGCAGACGCCGATCCTTCACTTAACGATTCCTTAGTAGTAACAAGAGGTACAAGCTATCAAGGCACAAATTGGTGGTATGATGGAGTAGTATGGCAATTCGGCCAACAAAAAACTTCATTAAATCAAGCACCATTGTACGAGTTATTTGATAACAGTGGCAACAAGTACTCTGATCAAACAATCTATAATAGTTCTTTCGTAGGTACAGCAATATTTGGTTATACTCGAGGAACTGGAACAGCAGATCCTGTTTTAGGATTTCCGCTAACATATAAAAATGTTTCTAACGTTGGTGATTATTTGTTTAGTAATTTTTTCACAACAGATACATTTACTACTTACGACTTAGGAGTATTAAGCACACTATCAGTTGCTGACGGTTTCTTAAAAGTCAATAACGACAACGGTGAAGAATATAGAAACGTTTGGATTAAATCAAACGATAAAGCGATTCCTATTTTACAATTCCAAGTTGTAGAACAAGCCACACCTTATATAGAAATAAATGCGATCGATGATGCAGGATTTGCATCCGACCTTGCTGTAGATGTTTTTGTTAATAATGTAAAAATTATTAATAATGTTGACTATACTATTGGTCAGAATCTCAACAAAGCATTTATTGTTCCAACAAATGAATTTGCATCAGGCGATGCTGTGCTGTTTAAAATATACACAGCTCAACCTGCAAACAGCAATGGATATTACGAACCGCCAATTAATTTAACTAACAATCCGTTGAATGGTCCAATCGGTTCATTTACATTTACAGAATTAAGTGACCATGTGTCTACTATTGTAGAAAATAATGATTTGTTTGTAGGATCATTCCCAGGTAATAGTAATTTAAGAGATTTATCAAATCTAAGCGCATACGGTTCACGTTTAGTTCAACATATTGATCCACTAGTATTCGCACATTACTTTTTAGGTAACCAAAAAAATAACATTGTTGATGCTATTAGAAAAGTAGCATTTGATTACAACCAATTTAAAACTAGTCTTATTAAACAAGTTACTGGGCTAACAGAAGTTTATACTCCTGCCCAGGCGTTAGATATTGCATTAACAAATTTAAATTCTGGAAAAGATTTAACATTCCCGTACACCTATACTGATATGTTGGGCCACGGTAATAATTATGTTGAACGTGTTTATACCGTTACTAATAAGCGAGTAAAGAACTTTAGTTTAATCAGCTCATTTGATCAGACAGTATTAAGTGAACGTGCTATTTTAGTTTACCTTACATCAGCAAGTGATTCAACAAAGACTCCTGTGTTGTTGACTAACGGATATGATTATACTATCGATCCAAACATCGCTACAATTTATGTTAATGCTACTATCTCGGTTGGCGATGTCATTACCATAAGAGATTATACTAGTACTGTTGGATCTTATGTTCCACCTACACCAACTAAGTTAGGGTTATATCCAGCATTTAAACCTAGCATTTTTGTAGACGACACTTATATAACTCCAACAAAAGTTATCCAAGGACATGACGGAAGTGTCACTGTAGCCTACGGCGATTATAGAGATGCAATCTTATTAGAATACGAAACACGAATCTATAATAACCTTAAAGTAAAATTTAATCCTGATCTATTAACTCCTTACGAAACATTGCCTGGGGCATTTAGATCTAATGATTATTCTCTAGCCGACATTGATAATATATTGGTCGCAGATTTCTTAAAATGGGTAGGATTCTTTAGTGTTGATTATCAAACAAACTCATCGTACGATGAACTAAATCCATTCACTTACAACTATACTGGATCAGTAGACAGCGTAACTGGTCAGGCACTATCTGGTAGCTGGAGATCAATTTACAAATATTACTACGATACAGATCGTCCACACGTTGCACCATGGGAAATGTTAGGCTTTACAGAAATGCCATCATGGTGGACATCAATGTACGGTGCCGCACCTTACACAAGTGGAAACGGAATTCTCTGGGGCGACTTAGAAACAGGTCGTATCAACGGCGTTATAAATCCTTTATTTGCTAGACCTGGTCTAAGCAAGATAATTCCTGTAGATGATATGGGAGAATTGTTAGACCCAACAACTATTGGTCTAGCTACATCTCCTGTTCCTGACTTAACAGATCCAAATCGCATAGTAGTATTACGAAGCACTGAGATTAGTGCTAACTGGGTATTTGGCGATCAAGGTCCTGCAGAAACCGCATGGAGACGTAGTAGCTACTGGCCATTCGTCCAGCAGGTCCTATTGGCGTTAACTCGTCCTAGTTCATATGCAGCAACAATGTTTGATACTAGCCGTATGGTTATAAACCTAGCTGGTCAAATATCTTATCAAACATCAACAAATAATATAGAAACAATTAATCCTGCTACAGTTGCAGAATTTTTGTATAGAAATAATACAGGTATTGAAGGTCGTATATTAGCCTCTGGTTATAGTGTATTTGTTATAGAAACGAATCTAGTTAAAAATCAAAACTATTTGACTCAACTATCTAGTGACCTTACAAACTTAAATTATAACCTAATGGTTAAACTAGGTGGATTTGCTAGCAAAGACAAATTAACAGTATCTATTGATGCTGTTGATCCTACAAGTCCTTATCCTGGTGTATTGATACCTGCAGAAGATTATAGTATTTTCTTTAACCAAAGTGCAACTACTCAAAGTTTAAGTATCAGCGGTATTATTGTACAAAAAACTCCTTCAGGATTTATATTCAGAGGATATGACAAATACAGTCCGTATTTTACAATTTTACAACCTTATGCAACTAATGTCGACCAATATGAAACTGTTGGTGGCACTACAGAAGCTTACTTGACATGGTCACAAAATACTACATATCAAGCAGGACAGATTGTATTCTATACTGATAGATATTACAGAGTTACAATTACTCACAACAGCGATACAGCGTTCAATGCTACATATTATCAAGTATTACCGTACTTGCCAACTGTAGGCGGCATCTCAGTAATCAAGAAAACATCATTTGGAACTACACCTGTTGTAATTCCTTACGGTACTGAATTTACAACATTACAAGATGCGTACGATGCTATCATAGGATATGGTCAATGGTTGATTAGTCAAGGATTTGTTTTTGATGAATACAATACTGACCTAGGTCAAATATTAGATTGGAATTTTTCAGGTAGAGAATTTTTATTCTGGACAACACAGAATTGGAATGCCAACTCTGTTATTACACTAAGTCCGTTCGCTAATAAATTAGTTCTTTCATCAAGTACAGGCGTAGTTGACAATTTATTAAATGAATTTTATGAATACAGTTTATTAAAAGCAGACGGATCACCATTCCCTGTAAATTCTTTTACTGTAGTTAGATTAGATGGAATAACAACAGTTTCTACTGTTAATACTACTGACGGTTTATTCTATGCTAGACTAAATCTTGTACAAAAAGAACATGTGATTGTCTTTAATAATCTTACATTGTTTAATGATGTTGTATATGATATTGAAAGCGGATATAGACAACACCGTATTAATTTAAAAGGATTCCGTACATCCAATTGGAACGGCGATTTCTTTAGTCCGGGATTTATATTTGACCAAGCAATTATAAACGACTGGCAACAGTACACAGATTATTCTATTGGTGATGTAGTTCGCTTTGCTGGAAAATATTATTCAGCACCAGCAAGAATTACAGGTTCTGCAAGTTTTGTTTTAAATCAATGGATACAGTTAGATACTAAACCTACACCAAATCTATTGCCAAACTTTGATTATAAGATTGGACAGTTTGAAGATTTTTACAGTTTAGATATTGATAACTTTGATGCTGGCCAGCAGGCCGCAGCACAGCACTTAGTTGGATATACTCCTCGTCCATACCTAAATTATATCATTGGCGATCCAATCGCACAATATAAATTCTATCAAGGTTACATAAGAGAAAAAGGAACTAAGAGTCCTCTAACTAAATTAAGCAAATCCCTACTAAACAAATTTAAAAATAATATTGATTTTAAAGAAGAATGGGCGTTCCGCATAGGTGAATACGGCGGATACAACACCTATCAAGAATTAGAAACAACATTATCAAATTCTTCATTTTACGAAAATCCTCAGATCGTTAGTTTTGTATCTAGTGTTCCTGTAGATAATACTGGAACGATCTACTATAAAACAGAATCTGATTTAGTAGTGAAACCTTTAGACTATGATGTTGCACAGACATTTATCACATCAGATATTAGTCAGGCTGATTCACAAATTAAAATTCCTGTTGCAGGATATGTGAGATTTGACGACATCACAGTTACAGCATTTAACTACAATAGCGTACTAGATATTGCAAATAATAAGGGCCTATTAGAAGGCGACACAATTTGGTTAGGTAATACACCTGCTGGTTCATGGGATGTATTGCGAGTAACACAGATTCCTACATACATTGTAAATGTTGCGTTTGATATACCTGGTGTGAGTTTAATATTCTCAACTTATTACACACACCAATTGTCTGTAGGTGATATTATCAGCGTTAGCCGCGTAGCTGGCGGAATTGACCGCATTTATGTAGTATCTCAAATACTAAGTCCAACAGACTTTGTAGTAAACTCTACATTATCAACATTACCTGCACTAACAGTTCCGTTAAGCGGTTTGTTGTTTGCATTTAAATCTAGTCGTTTAGCTACACTTGATAATCTAGCAGATGTGCCATTCTTAGACAGATGGAAGGACGGCGAAAAAGTTTGGGTTGACACTATTAGCGGAGATGCTACATCACCTCAATGGGCGGTGTTTGAGAAAACAAATAACTATTCTTCTGTAGCATACTCTACAGGAATTAAATCTGTTGCACAACATTTTGGTGCTACGATTTATTCAAACAGTAACATAGATAAGATTGTTGTTTCTGCTCCAGACTTTTACGATACTGTAACAGGTAATTATGGTCGTGTGTATATTCTTTCTAAGAATCCAGGAAGCACTCCATTACCGTTGTTTAATTATTCACTAAACGATGCGACCGGTTCATACTACACAGGTACAACTAACTCGTTTGGTTCGAGTCTATACTTTGATGCTACACTACAATTATCGATAGCAAGTGCTCCAACTGCTTCGGGTGTTAAAACTTATACAACTGGTACTATTGCATTTGCTGTTCCTACAGCAACAGCTTCAGGATATGTCGAACAAGGTATTGTAAAATTATCATTAATAAATTACAACCTGTTAGAAGAAGTTGGTCAAATTGCAATTACAACACCACATCATGGTGATAATGCTAATTTTGGTGCAAGCCTTGTAGCAGCACCAAATTCAACCTCTACTACTTTAATGGTAGGTGCTCCTGGCGAATATACAGCAGCAGGTTCAGTATATGTTTATAATGTAGGTGCTACAACTAGTACAATTTACGTAACTCCTAACGCATCTGTAACATTACAGCATACCTTAGCACATCAACCTCCAGTAGGAAGTTTGTTTGGTTATAGTATGTCAGGTAACGCAGATTTATCAAGAGTCGCTGTGTCTGCTCCTGGTTATCCTGTGTTTGATACATTAGGTAATACTGTTAGAGTTGGTGCTGTATATGTTTATAACTTTGCATCTACATCAACAGAAGCACAACTTATTTTAGGTAACGATACTACAATATTCCCAGCCGCATTTACAGAAACTGATAGCTTTGGTGACACAGTTAAAATGTCTCAAGACGGAAATTATCTGTTTATTGGTTCTCCAAGTGCAACAGATCAAGTTCGCGGAACTAAGTCAGGTATTGTAGATGTGTTAGTATGGTCTACAGATACAAACAAATATGTGTTCAGCCAACGAATCCATGCACCTATATCTTCTAATGATATTAGCTTTGGTCATGATATTTCTATAGATGAGTTAAATCGTCTAGTGGTTATTGCAAGTTTAGGAAATTCAAAAACAACTAATACATCATTTGATGTTTATTCTGAACGTCTAGCAAATTCATTTGTAAAATACGGTTCAATCTATATTAATGATAGCACTAGCGATGAAAGAAAACGTAAAACTACTTTTGATAGCGGGTCTACAAAATTCTTTTCACAAATTAAAAATGCTGGCGCGGTCCATGCGTACAACAAAGCTGACGTTGCAACAAAATGGTCGTTCAGTCAAGAACTGTTTGATCAATCAGTAATCAGCGATAGTCTTTATGGTCAAAGCGTACTTGCAACACAAAATAGTGTGTTTGTTGGTAGCCCAGGAAATATTGTTTACAATGCTAATAACAACGGTCAGATATTTGAATTTGACAAGATTGATGAAACTGTAAATGGCTGGTTACAAGCTAGAACACAAGATGCTTTAGTAAATCTATCTGCAATTGATAGTGCCGTTACGATTGATTCTACAACAGCACAAATAAAAGACTACATCGATGTTATTGATCCAGTTAAAGGACAGTTCCTAGGAACAGCACAAGAAGAGTTGCGTTATACAAGTCCATTTGACCCTGCTACTTATAGCATTGGAACAGGTACAGTAGTGATTAATGCCAACGCTAATTGGACTAATGAACACGTCGGTGAATTATGGTGGGATCTAAGTACAGTTAAGTATGTCTGGTACGAACAAGGCGAGCTAGAATACAGAAAAAATAATTGGAATACTGTATTTCCAGGAAGCAGTATTGATGTATACGAATGGGTAAGTTCTACTTATAGACCAAGTGAGTGGGCGGCTATTGCTGATACAAGCGATGGATTGGCTCAAGGAATTAGCGGTCAACCTAAGTTTACCGATAACTCAACAGTTTCAGTTGCTCAAAAATATAATGCACAAACTGGACAGTTTGTAAACATTTATTATTTCTGGGTTAAGAATAAAACAGTAGTTCCTTCTATTAAGAATCGCAGAATTTCTGCGTTTGAAGTCGCACAGTTTATTAAAAATCCTTTATCGTCAGGACAGCCTTACTTAGGAATCATTGGTCCTACAGCAGTTATGTTAGCTAACATAAAAAATTCTATTGTAGGCGATACGATTAATTTAAAAATTAGTTTTGATACGATTCCAGATGCTGCTCCTCGTCATACAGAATGGGCGATCATAACTGAGGATGATCCTGCAGGCGTTAATGTTAATGCGTTAGTAACCAAACTTGTTGACAGTTTATTAGGTTACGATGCACAAGGTAATCCAGTACCAGATCCTACATTACCAGACAAGCTAAAATATGGATTAGAAATCCGCCCACGTCAAAGTATGTTTGTTAACAGAATTGAGGCGGTACGAAATCTAATTGAATATACTAACAGTATTGTAATCAATTTACTATTGCTTGGTAATATTAGCTATGACAACCTAAATGCTAAAGATCCGTTGCCTACAGCAGATATGTACGATCAATTGGTTGAAGACATCTATACACGAGATCTAATTTCAACTAAATCTTTAAGAACCGCTGTATTAGCAGCAAACATTGATACTAACGGATTAATATCAAGCGTGACCATCGTAGATCCTGGATATGGATACTTAGTAGCACCTACTATTTCAGTAGTAGGAGACACATCCGGTGCGAGCCTACAAGCAATAATTAATGTATCAGGCGAAGTCGTTGGAATTGACATTTTAAATTCTGGTATGAATTTTACTTCTGCGCCTTATCTATATGTAAGACCTTACACAGTAGTAGTTCAAACAGACAACACTATTGGTGGTAAATGGGCTGTATACGAGTGGGATCAAAATTATCAAACTTGGTCAAGAACGCAGACTCAATCATACGATACTACACAGTATTGGAGTTATGCACACTGGTCTGATAGTACATTCAATCCTTTAGTACAGGTTGTTTCGACTGTTCCTTCTTTATATGTATTACAAGTATTGCAGGACATTCCAACAGGATCTTATGTTAAGGTATTAGACGGCGGCTACGGTTTCTTTAATATTTTAAGAAAGACTGATGGCAACGGCGGAACCTTTGATCCTAATTGGGATTTAATATTTGTTGAAAATGGTACTATAAAGATCCTAGATAAAATTTGGAACGAATCTCTTACTACCTATGCGTTTGATGAACAAGTAGGCTTTGACCAAACAGAATTTGATCAAGGCGTTGTAAAAGAAGCATTCTTTATTATCAACGCTATTGTAAATGATATATTCAATGGTCCAACAAATTTCTACAACACTCGCTTATGGTTTAAGGCTGTTAAGTATGCGTTGACAGAACAGAAATTCTTAGACTGGGCATTTAAAACAACATTTATTAGTGTTACTAATGATGCTGGTAGTCTCGATCAACGTCCAACATACAAACTGCAAAATAGTCAATACTATGAACAGTTCTTGAATGAGATCAAACCGTATCATACTAAAGTTCGTAAGTTCACAGAACAGTATACTAGCACTGAGTATTCTGCTAGCTTTACTTCAGACTTTGACTTACCAGCGATTTATAATACAACGACTCAAAATTATAACAAGATCGAGTTTGGAAATTCATTGCTTGCACAGTACCCATGGAAATCATGGTATGATAATTTTACCTTTGGCGTACAATCTATTATAGTCGCAAACGGTGGGGCAAATTATACTCAAGTTCCAAACATCGAAATTATTTCAGCTCCTGGTGATCTAGGCTTTGGTGCAACAGCTCAAGCGTACATCACTGGCGGAACAATTTCTTCTATCGTTGTAACAAATCCTGGTTTAGGATATTCCAGCACTCCAACAGTTGTTATTAACGGCGGCGGCTCTACAAACTTAACTACAGCAACAGCTTATGCACAGTTAGGTCAAGGAACTGAAACAGGGTTCATTCAATCTAGAGATGGTGCAGGTAACGTAAGATTAATGACAATGGGTCTAAAATTTGACCGCGTTGCTTCTTACGATGCATCAGGTAATGTAATAACTGAAATTGGATCTACATCAACATTTACTGATTCATTTGTAGGTGACGGCGAAAAAGACATATTCCGTTTAACTTGGTTACCAAGCCCTGATAAGAAAGAAATTGTTGTCTACAGAAATTCTGTATTGCAAACAATTGATCAGTTTAATATTACACTAAACGAAAGCGTTTATCAACCACAACCAAATACATCATATCGTAAAAAATACGGATATCTTGTATTGAACTTTATTCCTGTAGCAGGTGAAGTTATCACAGTAACTTATCCAAAGAGCTTGGATCTTTATACTGCTGTTGACCGCATTAATTATTTCTATCAACCAGGCAGCGGTATGCCTGGTACTGATTATGATCAACTAATGTCTGGTATGTCTTATGCAGGATTGAATATAGATACACTACCTTTCAGTTATTCTGCAGGATTTGATAGTGTACCGTTTGGTTCAACAACATGGGACAACTATGCTTCTGAAGTAGGATATTATTCATACTCATTAACTACTACAACTAGTGCTCCACCATTTATTATTCCAGATATTATTCCAGGTGGATCTAGCCCTACGCAGGTTAACACATACGTACAAATTGGCACAGCACCTGCTGTTAGACTTGACGGCCCATCTAATGTTGTTCCAACATTGATTGGTCGAGGTACGGCTGCTGTTGATAAGGTTGTATTAACAAATCCTGGTTTAGGATACGTTTACAGTACAACACAAGTTACTATCTCAGCACCAAATAGTGTGAATGGTACACAGGCAGTTGCGTCATTTACATTAAATGACGATGGATCATTTGCAAGTATTGGTGTAAGTGATTATACTCGCGGTAGAGGATACACAAGTACTCCAGTTGTTACAATCACAGGTAACAGCACAGTTCAAGCCTATGCTAGTGCATTCTTAAGAGCAGAGTTTACTACAGCTACAAACATCGCTAATACGTTTACTTCGTTGACTATTCCTGATGCAGCGTTTACCGCATCTAATACTTCAACTCTAGTAATTTTTCGTTACTCAACTAGCGATGGTACAGTATTGCCAAGCGATACAGATACACTTGATGCTGTGATCAGCGGCGGGTTAATTAGTGACGGCCAATTAAGTGGCGCACTGGGCACCACACCTAGCGAGATTGTTTTAGATGGCGGCAACGGATTCCTAAGCACAATTAATAGTCCTGCTCCAGAAGAACACGTTCCTGGATCAGTGCATGAGTCTGTTGGTATTACTGTGTTTACACAGCCAGCTGCATCAAGTGCGGTTATATCAACTAAGAGATATTGGTCAGATGGTATTACACAAACATTTGCATTAGGTGCTGAACCAGTTAACTTAGATTCAGTCCTTGTGTTGTTAAACGACACAAAACTAACAGTTAATGTTGATTACACTATTGATTTTTCTAATAAATTATTAACATTTACATCATCTACTCCTGCACAAGGTTGGTTAACGCTTACTGTGTTTGTAGGTGGATCTATCGGTCTGTTAGATTATTATGAAACAGTGACTACTAATGCAACTACTGTATACCTAAGTAGTGTTAGATATACAGATGTTGGAAGTATCTATATTACTATTGATGGCGTAGCGTACCAATCATATAACTTAGACTCATACAGATCTAGAGCTCGTGTATCAATTAGTCAACCAGGTACGATTCAAGTTTACCTATTCAGAGGAACAACTAAGTCATTCAGTGAAGTAGTAGAACAAGTTGTTAATATTACAACAACAACTACTTCTATTGGATTAACACAACCTCCAGGTAATGTTGGTCCATTCCACAGCCAAGTAATTGTAACTAAGAATGGCCTACGTTTAACTCCGCCAATTACTACATACTATCAAGTAGCTAACAATCAAACTACATTTGATATTAGTCAATCAGTAACATTGCCTAGCAAGAGAACTGACCTAAAGAGTTTAGAAGTTTATGTAAACGGTGCGCTAATTCCAACAAGTGATTGGGTATTTGATCAACCAAATAAACAAATTATATTCTCTGACAACTATCTTAACACAGGTGATGTTGTAGCGATCGTAGTTAAAGTCGGTCACGACTATGTAGTTCAAAATGGTCTAGTAGTATTAACTAAACCTGCACGTAATCTTGATGTGATTCGTATAACAACATTTACGAATCATGACCCAGATTTAATTAGAAGTGAAAGATATGTTGGCCATGCTACTAACACTTATGTGATGCAACGACCAGTATTCAACAGCAGTTATGTATGGGTAGCATACAACGGCAAGCCACTAACTGTTAACGTAGATTATCGTGTTGAGGCTGACGGTCAGACAGTTGTTATCGATGATAAGTTCTATACAGGTGGTTCAGATGCTGTAGTAATTACCAGCTTCGCTAATCTATCTGCTACACACTTAGTAGGTTATAGAATATTTGATGATATCTTTGGTAACGCATCTTATAAACGTATTAGTGCTCAGAACAGCACATTCCTAACACAGGATCTAACTTCTACTGCAACTAATATTTTTGTGCAAGATGGTTCAGTACTATCAACACCAAATATTGCGTTTAATCGTCCTGGTGTGATTTTAGTTAACGGTGAAAGAATTGAATTCTTCCAGATTAGCGGAAACGTTCTAGCACAATTAAGACGTGGAACTTACGGTACAACTCCTCCAGCTGTTCATTCATCTGGAACACAAGTACTTGATCAAGGATCAGAACAAACTATTCCGTTCCAGGAATTTACACAATATTATTCAACAGTAACTACAACAAGTACACAAACTACTTTCTATATTGGTGAAAATATTACGTTTAACACAAGCACTAAGGTGGTTACAACTAGCTCAGGTAAAGTTGTAACAATTCTTAATACTAATTTAGCAGACCAAGTAGAAGTTAAATACGGGGGACGCAGGTTATTGAAGGCGGGCCTAAGTACTGTAGTGCATGATTTTGATCTATCTTACGATAGTACAAGCACAGCAGATACATCAGTTTCCCCAGAGTTTACTGTAACAACTTCATCTCTAACTTTAAACTTTACTCCAGATCCAGGAGTAAAACTTGAAGTTACAAGAAGAATATCTCAGATTTGGTATAATCCAAATTCGACAGTTACTCTTGCAGAGAATTTAACTCCGCAGGCAGAGTTCTTGATTGAACGTCCTGCACAGTTACCACAAGGTACAGCACCATTCTCGAATGTTGCTTCAGACCTATACATTATATTAGAGACAGGACAATACTTGTTAGACGAAAACGGAGTCCCATTACAAGGAGCATAATATGCCAAAAATTACGGAATTACCTATAGTATCAACTATGCAACCGAACAGCGTGTTCGTGGTTGTTGATCAAGGTATAACCAAAAAACTTACTTACTCGGCCTTACAAGCCACACTGACGGGACCTGCTGGACCTGCTGGCCCTACTGGTGCTACTGGACCGCAAGGCCCTGCTGGCCCAACCGGACCTCAAGGACCCCAAGGCCCTGCCGGTCCAGGGGGCGGAGGATCGTCATATACGCTACTTCCTGCTACTAGAGATGTACTAGGCGGTGTTCGCGTAGGTGACGGCCTTGATGTTGATGCTGAAGGTATTATAAATCTTGTTACAGCTACGACAAGCCAACTAGGCGGTGTGCGTATTGACGGTGTAACGATTACTGTTAATACAGCTACTGGCATTATTAGCTCAACTCAAGTTAATGCTTATACACTACCTGTTGCTACAACTGGTACGTTAGGTGGTGTGATTCCTGATTATCAAACAGTATTTGTTAATACGCTAACAGGTGTATTGTCTGGGTTTAGTTTAACTACAGCAACTACTTCAACATTGGGTGGTGTTAGAGTAGATAATAGCCGCAATGGCATTATGATTGACAGTACTGGTACACTATTTTATAACTTACCTCAAGCAACTACAAGTACCTTAGGTGGTGTAAAAGTTGACGGATATTCAATTGTTATCAACACTTACACAGGGCAAATTAGTCAAGGTTTAATTAATCTTTACACATTGCCTCCTGCTACAATCAGCACACTTGGTGGTGTTATTCCTGACGGAAGTACGATCAACGTTACTGGCAACGGAACTATTAGTGCTAACTTACCGACATCATTTGCTACAGCTGCAGTATCTAATACTACGGCAAGTGCTTATCTAAGCGTTAGCGGTGTAAATGATTTCTTCTTCTATAGTACAGCAACGGCTGCGAGCTCTGCAACAACTACAGTAAGTCAAATGGTAAGTTTTAATGCAAACTTGCAGATATTTGAAAAAGAAAATAGTCGTACCCATGTAAACATTATTGTTCAGCAAACTTCGACCGCTCGTACTGTTACTGGTGTTACTATTAACAGCACAATTTCAACAACAATTAGCTGGCTAAATTCTGTAGTTCCCGTAACTACAGCTAACTCTTACAGCGTTTATTCCTTTGATGTTTTGCGAGAAAACGGTGCTTGGTTCGTGCTGGGTAGCATGAATACTTACAAATAAGATGGATAACTACTCACTTTTATAAGCGAATAAATAATATGATGGAAGAACCAAAAGACAACAAAATGACTGAAGATCAACAAAAAATCCAGCCAGAAGCACAGCCAAATGAACAAGGATCCCTGAATATCCGTGGTCATATTAAGATTTTTGACCCCGAAACAAAGGAAGTGTTTATTGACAAGAGTAATGCTATCCACTACGAAAATTTTAGTATTGGTCTGGCACAATCTATGTCCAATCAAGGGCAAGGATTTATCACAGAAATGTGCTTTGGAAACGGCGGTAGTCGTATTGATCCAACAGGAATTATTACATACCTAACTCCGAATGCTGTTGGACTTTCTGCTAACTTGTACAATCAAACATATTTTAAGAATATTGACTCAAACAATATTTTGAATATTGACCCTGCAAGAAACTTTATGCAGATTAGACATATTACAGGTACAGCATATACAGATATTTTAGTAAGTTGTTTATTGGACTTTGGCGAGCCAACAGGTCAAGCCGCGTTTGATAACGCTACTAACCTAAACGGTTCTTATGTATTTGACGAGTTAGGCCTACGTGCTTATAGTCCTAATGGACCAGGCACTGGTATGCTTTTAACTCATGTTATTTTCCATCCAGTACAAAAATCTTTAAACAGAATGTTGCAAATTGACTATACTGTGAGAATACAAAGTCTTACTAACGGAGCCTAACAATGAGTGGTTATCAAATACTATTTTCTGATCCATCAAAGAATTTTGGTAATAACATTATCACAGTTGCTGACGGCACTGAAAACACTAACAATACTAGTATTACACTAGTTGGTCGTAACTATCCAGGTTATGGTCAAGCCGTTAATGAAAACTTTGTTCACATGCTGGAGAACTTTGCAAGTTCTTCATCACCGTTAAATCCAATTCAAGGTCAGTTATGGTATGATACTAGCGATCCAACTAAGTTTGTATTGCGTGTATTTGATGGTGCCGGCTTAGGAGCGAACCACTGGCCACCAGTCAACGGTCTATGGCAAACAGGAGCCAATCCAAGTCAAAATGCTAGAATCGGTGACATATGGGTTGACACAAACAACAACCAGTTGAGTATTTTCAATGGTACTGACTTTACTTTAGTTGGTCCTAATTATTCAAGTACTTCAAAAACAGGTACTTACTCAACAACACTAAACGACATTTCAAACAATTCACATACTGTTGTTATTAACTATGTGAATGGTAGTCCGATAGAAATTATTAGTACAGAAGATAATTGGCAACCAAATCCAATCATTAGCGGATTCTCAACAATCTATTCTGGTGTTAACGTTTCTGCGGCAACAAAAATTAATGGTATAGCTAACGCAGCATACAATTTACAATTATCGATTCCGTCTGCACAAACAGTTCCTGCAGATAGTTTCCTTAGAAAAGATATTGATCAACGTATGTTAGGTGCCCTTACAGTAGCGGCAGACTCTAACTCAATACGTATTGGTTCAGATGGTACATTTGTTGTAGAACGAAATTCAGTTACTCCATACAACGCAGCCTTTAAAAACGTTTGGCCAACTGACGGAGAGTTTAGTTTTAATTTACAAAACGCTGCAGGAGTTACTGTTCCTGTAATGATTATTAAACAAGACACCGCAAATGATATTAGACGTGTTGGTATTAATAACATTGGTTATCCTACTGAAACACTTGATGTAACAGGTAGTGGTAAGTTCAATGGTTTCCTTACAGTAACTGATACAGATGATTATTCAGAATCGTATACAGGGTTTACTGGTACTAATTTAACAAGAGTAGCTGGCCCAGCATTTGAGGTAAGTGGTGGCGCATACATTGGTAAGAATGCCGGAGTCTATGGTACACTTACTGTAGGTGGCGAACACGTAGTAAGAAGTTTTGTCACAGTGGGTAACTCAGGTAGTAATGCAGGCGACCCTGCACTAGTTCCATATAAGTCCGGCGGTATTTTATCAGTTGGTACAGCAAGCGGATCGTTTGGTACCGTGTACGGTTATATATTCCAAGCTGGTAGTGACGTTCCAGGAGCGGCACAGTTTATTGGTATCGCCACACAGGCAAGACAGTTATCACAATCGACAAATTTCTCTGCTGTTGGCGATATCGCAACTACAGCAACAATCGCATTTAATGGCGCTGCAGGTAGTCAAGTTAGACTATCTACATCAGCAACTACAGCATTAATTACATCAAAAGCATCAACTTCAACAGCGTATGCCGGCGACGATTTGATGTTATATACACAAACTCCTTCTGCACAATTAGTAAAAATTAGCAAGGCTAATTTCTTATCTGATGTTGGATATACTGATCCTGGTGCAGGATACGGTGCAGGTTCGTTAGTACCTACAGGAACAGTGATATCTTCCGCGGCGGCAACAAGTACAAATTTTGTTTCAGCAGGTTGGTTAGTATGTAATGGTGGATCATATACACAAACTCAATATCCTGCGTTATGGAACGTTTTACGTCTTTCTGGATATCCTTACGGTGGGTCTGGTTCGTCATTTAATATTCCGAACATATCACCGATAGCCACTACAAATGGCCCATCAATTTATTATATTATAAAGACCTAATACTATGAGCTATACATTAAAACTGACCAACGGTAAAATTTTATTAACATTAGCTGATCAGCAAAGCGATTCAGTTACTACTAGCGTAACCTTAATAGGTAAAAATGTTAATGCCTATGGTACAGCTCTTAACGATAACTTTATTCGTTTATTAGAAAATTTTGCTAATAGCACAGCACCTACTAATCCATTAGAAGGTCAGCTTTGGTTTAACACAGTTGAACAACGTCTTTATGTATATAACGGATTCCAACAATTCCGACCAGCAAGCGGTCCTATCATTAGTGCTGTCCAGCCTACTAATCTTGTTCCTGGCGACTTGTGGATTGACACAGTTGCACAACAACTTAAATTTATCAGCTCTGACGGTAATGTATACTTAACTGGTAGCCCATATAGTGCAGCACTAGGTAAGTCAGGTTGGGTAGTTGAACAAATACAAGATAACCAAGGTGGTACTCAAACAGTTGCTAACCTATACTCAAATAATAGTTTGATGGGTATATTGAGTAACACGGCCTTTACATTTGCTGCACCGTTTCCTGATTCACTAGGAATGACATCTGTTAATGTTGGTTTCAATGTTAATAATAGCGGTAGCTCGATTGGCGGAATTAAATGGTATGGTACAGCAACGTCTGCAGATAGCATCGGTGGTATTAGTGCTAACAACGTTGTTTATACAAATAGACTAACACAAATTGTTGTTCCAATGGAAGTGTCAAATGACTCTGGTATACAAATTGGTACAAACAACGATATCAAACTTTATGTAAACACATCAACTTATACAAGTTCTAGAGTCGCGGCGATGTTCATTGAAGGAACGAACGAAGACTTTGCCTTAGAACTTAATTCACCATCAGGCCGTCCTGGACTATATTTTGATTCTACTAACGAACGCTTAGGTGTGTTTAATTCATCACCACAGACTCCGTTGCATGTAACGGGCGATGCAACTATTGACGGTAACCTAACTGTTAATGGTACAGGCACTTATGTTACTACAGTTGATCTACGTGTTGATAATAAATTAATTGAACTGGCATATAGTACAGCAACGATTGTTAATGATACATTTGCTAACGGCGGCGGTATCGTTCTACACGGATATGCAGATAAATCTTTCCTATGGTACCTAAACACAGGTGCATGGACTTCTACAGAAAATATTGACCTACAGTATAATAAAACTTATAAGATTGCAGGCAATGATGTAATAACAGCAAACAGTTTAGGCTATGCAATTACTAGTGCTCCTGGAATTACTAGCCTTGGTGCGTTAACTAGCCTTGTAGCCGGAACAACACAAATTGACAATAGCGGTATTGGATCAGTACCTGCGGCACCATTAATCTTAGGCACAGCTAACAGTACATCTGTAAGCATGAATGGTAAACAAATTACCAATATGGCTCCGCCTTCTGTATCTGATCCAGCGAATACAGGTGCTACTAAAGGCTATGTTGACTCTGCGGTATCTGTTGCACGTTCTGGACAGTTTGCTCCGACTATTGACGTAACAGGTCAAGCGGCTAGCGTAAACGATCCTAATCTAGACATATTTGTAATTCAAATGTTGACCTACATGTTACCACCTACTGATCCAAGTCCATATGGTATTGCAGAAAACGGTCGTGCTCGTGTATTAGTAACTAAGGTAACTACTCCTGCACTTAACAACGTATCTAGTAATTACATTGACCTTGGCAATGCAGTTTATGTTGACCAAGCAGGTATACAAACATCAGCGGCGGTTGTTGGATATTCTTCAACCATAAAAGCAACAACTAATATTCCGGCCTATGTGATGGGAGTACATAGAGCTGTTAAACAATATATCGTATCGGGCGGTGTGTGGGTAAACTACAACGTAGGTACTTCAGGAAGCAACCTTGTATGGTCAGACGGTACATGGTAAAAGGATAAACAATGGCATACACCTTACTTAAATCAAACAACGAACAATTACTAGTATTAAATGATGGTATTGCAGATACTACAGCAACATCTTTGACGCTGGTTGGCAAAAACACATCAGGGTATGGTTCAATCCAAAATGAAAACTTTGTTTATCTATTAGAAAATTTTGCTAAATCATCACAACCAAGAAATCCACTAGTAGGACAAATTTGGTACGATACTAATTCAAATGTGTTACGTCCATTAGTATATGATGGCGGTACATGGAGACCTCTGGCTGTTTTACTTTACAGTAATACTTCAACTGACACTTTATTAAATGCAGGTGGGATACCTTTATCGGCACATCAGCCAGGTGACTTATGGTTTAATAGTTCTAGCAATCAACTATTTGCATTTACAGCCACAGGCCAAACAACATTAATTGGACCAGAAGCTGTTGCAGGATTTGGCACAACTAAAATGTCATCAACACAAATGAATGACAATAGAGGTAATGCTCATGCCGTTGTTCAGTTTGTATTAGACAACGAAGTGTTAGGAGTGATGTCAACAGCAACATTCGTTAATACAACTACTAATGCTGTGGCAGGGTTTCCTGTAGTTTATAGAGGATTGACACTTAAAAATTATAATACATCTACTAGATATTCTAATAGTTCAACAGATGTTGTTATCAGAGGATTGCTTGATCAATTAGATACTTCGTATCCACGTAGAAATGTTAGTGAAACAATTAACAACTCATGGACATTTGCATCTGGAATACAAGTAGGCGATGCGGCTCAATCAACAATTTCATTCAGTGATGCTAGCTCTGCGTTAATTTTAAACAGTCCTAGTATTGTTGAGTTCCAAAACAACGTTAACGGTTTAGCATTTAACGGTACTAGCTTCTATCCTGTATTAGGTAACGGTACAGTTACTTTAGGTTTATCTACAGCTAAATTTGGTTCAGCGTATATTAAAGATTTAAATTCTGGTCTTACTACAAGTACCATTACAGGTAACTGGGCTGTTAACACTACGGTGTATCCGATTACTGATTTAGGTAGTGGTTTAGGATCTTCTACTAACAGATTTAACACAATCTATGCAACTAATGTTAGTGCAGGATCAAATTTCTCAGCAGGTACATTAGATGGCTTGTGGAATTTAACTACTAGTTCAAACGTTGCACCTATTACAGATCTATCATCTGATTTAGGTAGTGCGTCTAAGCGTTTTAGTACTGTGTATGCTGAAAATATCAGCGTAGGATCAAGTGGCACTCCAATTGGTATTATTGGATCTCCTAATGTTCAAGGACACATTTTACCTCATGCAAACAATTTGTACAATCTAGGTGCATCAAATCAAGCCTGGATGGAAGTATTTGCTAACACATTACAGACTATTTCAGCAACGATGACTAGTTTGTCAGTAGGAATCGCTACAGTTAATACATTAACAGCGACTACAGCTACAGTTGGTACTATTGTTGATAGTGCAAATACAAATATTAATCTTTTTGATACAGATGCTACATTAGCTGCTAGTTCAGATAACAGATTACCTACTCAACGTGCTGTAAAAGTTTACGTAGATGCGGCTGTAACTACTCTAAATGCAGCCATTAGCAGTCTAACTAATTCATTAACAACATTACAATTTGTTCCTACAGGATCAGTATTCCATGTTGCTATGCAAACAGCACCAGTTGGATATTTGGTATGTGATGGTACATCATATAGAACTATTGATTATCCTGGTTTATTTGGCAAGATTGGTTATACATACGGCGGCGGCGGAAGTTATTTCTATGTACCAGACCTACGTGGACAATTTATCCGTGGTTGGGATAGTGGAGGTGCAGTAGATCCTGCTCGTGCATTTGGTTCTACTCAAGAAGATATGTTTGCAGCTCACCATCACGAAGATCCATATGCAGAAGGTGGAGTTCCGTTCCCTCAGGTACCAAATACTTATGGAGCTGCTGGATCGAGCGCAACAGACAGTGACCAAAGTAGATACTATACAGGTATGACAGGTGGCACTGAAACACGTCCTAAGAACGTTGCCTTATTACCAATAATTAAGACTTAACGTAAATATACATTATGCCATATACACTCAATAAAACAAACGGAATAATTTTAACTGTTGTACAGGACGGTAAAATTGATGTTACAAGTTCAGATTTAACCTTTGTAGGTAAAAACTACACAGGCTATGGACAAGTATTCAATGAAAACTTTGTTAAACTGTTAGAAAATTTTGCAAATCCTTTACCCCCAACTAAGCCGTTGATAGGTGAAGTATGGTATGATAGTTCAAATAAAATATTAAAAGTAAACATTGGCACATCATTTAAGAGTCTTGGATTTTTAGATAATGGTGCTAGCCGTCCTACGACAGGTCTTAACCTAGGCGACCTTTGGTGGGATAAAGCTGTTGGCGCATTATGGGCCTGGAACGGCAATGACTGGACTAAGATTGGTCCTGCAATTACATCAAGTGTTACAGGTGCTGTAGTTCCTGCAACGATTACAGGTGCAGATACATTATCACACCTAGTATTAGAGTCACAAATTAACAACGTACCTATCAGCATTACAGCAGATGCAGCATTTGGCATTAACAATACTGATAGTATATATTCAAACTACAACACAATATATAGAGGTATTAACCTAGCAGGTACTAATGCCGCAGGTATTAGTGCTTCTTTAAATAATTCTGGTAGCCCAACAGGAACTTTACTGTGGGGTACCGCTATGTCAGCATTAGGAATGGTTTCTACTAGTCCTACTACTGGTTTAAGTACATTTGTTTCAGCAGGCGACTACTTACAACGTGCTGAATTGTCTAACTTTAGCGGTTCGTTAACAGTTAACAGTAATGATGGTATGTTATTAGGTATTGGCGGAGTAATGAAATTACACATTACTAACAGTACTGAAGGTAATATTAGTATTGTAAATGGTAATAAGTTTAATATTAATGTACTCAATAATGGTAATCAATATTTTAATATCATTTCTGCAACTACAGGAACTGGTAATACAGGATTTGTAAACCCAAATCCAAGTGCAAATATTTCTTTAGGTAACGCATCTCCTGGTGGATCATTCTATGCTGTGTATGCTAACAGCGTTAATGCTTCAACGATGTTTGTTAATACCTTATCAGCTACACTATTAAACGGCTCAGGTGCAGGAATTACATCTCGTACTATTCCAGTTGGTAGTTTAACTACAGATACAGTTGCTATTACAGGCGGTACAGGAATTTCAGTAAGTGTTCCTAGTGTAGCATTGGGCGGCTCTGTTACAATTAACAACGGCGGTATAACAAGTATTGCAGGAACAGTAAATCAGATCGCTACAAGCCAACCTACAGGCGATGCAGTATTAAGTTTACCACAGAATATCGACTTACGTGCTAACGTTAAATTCCAAAGTTTATCTATTGACGTACTAAAAACAACTACAACTTCGTCAGTAAGTACTGTTTATGGCACATGGCAACTAGCAAATGGTGCAAGTTTCCAAGCAACATACGCTGATATCGCAGAAAGATACGCATCTGATGAAGTATATCCAGCAGGTACAGTATTAATAGTTGGCGGAAGTCAAGAAGTTACATTTACAACTAATCGTGCAGATGTTTCAGTGGCAGGAATTGTATCTAGTGCGCCTGCATTTAAATTGAATTCTGCAGCAGGAACAGATGATACACATCCATATATTGCATTGAAAGGACGTGTGCCTTGCAAAGTAATTGGTCCTGTTAAGAAAGGTGACTTGCTAGTTACAAGTGCTACATCAGGATTTGGGGAATCTATGCAACCTACTGATAGTCCAAACGCAGCTTTTGCTAAAGCCTTACAAGATTTTACAGGCGAGTCTGGAATAATTGAAGTAATAGTTATATAACAATATACTACATAAACAAAAAGCCCGCTTTAAGCGGGCTTTTTATTGGAGATTTAAATTAAGCTGTCTCTTTAACGGCTTTCTTTTTTGGTGGATCCATTGTATCTGCTTCTTTACGCAATCTAGCAGCTTCTTTATATAAAGCATCTGCACGTGAACGCATTTCTGCAGGAGTTAACTCAAGTTTTGATGTATCATCAATGCTTGTATCAACGGATTCAGTTTGTGTAGACTTATCTGCAATAGTTGGAATGGTTGCATTAGAGCCATCCTTTAGTGCAAGTTGTTCTAACTTAATACCTTTTTGTTGAGCGATGATGTTGTTTAGCTCATCCAACGCAACTGATGTTTTATTATCTGGAGTAACAAGAACACCACTTGTAGGGACTTTCTTCAAATGACCGTTGGTATGAACCCAATGTAGCATATTTGAACCGTCCGGGAATCTACGAACAGCCATGATATCGGCTAATTCATCTGCTTGCTGACCTGCTTCTGAATCCACAAGACTCATAAGTGAGTCATGATATGAATCCATAAGTGCCTGGGTTCCGATTACTAATGCAGAATGCGGATCTCCTGGAATAGTGCGGTAAGCAATTACAATTCTCGCTCCGTTGTTTTTCATTTTACCAACGTGTTTCATTTTAGTCTCCTATTAGGCTGCTGGTTGATCAGCTGGTGCCTGTTGTTGATCTGCTGGTGCTTGTTGTGGTGCTACAGCATCTAAAAACTTAGATAACTTGTTAAAAGCGGCACCTACAGCTTCCATTTCTGATGCACGGAATGCACCACGCTGAGCTGATACATCGATGATAGCACGTAGATTGCTCAAATCTTGTACTGTTAATTCTGGAGCAGGTTGAGCTGCTGGTTGTTGATCTGCACCGCCTACTGGTTCAGTAGTTGTTGCTTGACCTTGATCTAATTGTTCAGACATTTATATCTCCTATATTATATGTTTCTGTCTAAGAAAGGACACGAAAGGCTTAACATAGTTAGCTCTTTTGCGTCCTCGACCCCTATCTCTTGGATCTCAATCATCTTATTGTTATTATCTAATTTTAGACTTTTGGCGATAGCATATCTGCTATCTAAATTATGGTAAATCCAATTGTCTATATCAGACATCTTATAAGTTTGACCGATTCGCATTACAGCAAAGTGTTTAGGAATATATGATAATTTTCTAGCACCCAAAATATTGAGTGCATTTATCGTACCTTTTATCAAAGCCATAATGTACCTACTTTATTTATAATATGCGACTTGGCCGAATGGAGGAATTATGGATTCAGTTCCGTGGATAATAAACAAGGTATCACAGTAGTCCTCGTCACCCCAGCTACCACATGGGTAACCGTCTGTAAACATGATAAACTTTTTAGGCACAATATCTTCATTTTTCATAAAGTTATAGTTGGCCTCAAAGTCTGTTCCACCACCACCTTTGACTTCATAGTCCAACAGTTCATCACCGTTATCAGCTGTGTATTCTGCGAGATTATAAACCTCAGTATCAAAGCACCATAGTCTAATTTTGAAATCAGTGTATTCTTCCATGATTCCTTTGACTTCGCTAATGAAGTCTTTGGCCATAGCATCACTAATACTACCTGACATGTCAATACTAGCACAGATATCAATAGTTTCTTCGTTCATAAGTCCTGGTAATACAGCACCGCTGTGTTGTGACTTACGATTTGGACGGCTAAAACTAAAGTTAGACTTAACAATACTTTGGATGTTCATGCGTAACAACTGACGCCAGTCCATTTTTGGCTCAGTATAATCTTTGATAAGACGTGCAACTCCTGCTGGTACACGACCTGCTCCTGCAGCCTGTGCGGCACTGACCATGGCTTCTTTGATCTCATCGCGGATTTTTTTCTTTTCTTCAGCAGTAAGTTTTGGACGACCTTTGCCTTTGCCTTCTGGGCCTTCTTGATCGCCACCGCCGCCTTGACCTTCGTCATCTCCGTCATCTAAGTGATCGTCGAGCAATTCGCCAAGTTGATTTAGGTCAATCTTAATTGCCCGCTCTTCAACGTCTGCGTAAATTTGTTCATATGACCAGCCGCGATATTTGTTATCTTGGAAAATCTTAATCATGCTTGGCACTTCGCCAATGCGTTCATCTTTTAAGATTTGATTAACGGCATAGTCTGCAGCAATATTTGAAAGCTGAGGATCACGACCTTCACGGCGTCCCATGTGATCAAATACATTATGCAATACTTCGTGAGCGAATCCGAACTCACATTCTTTTGGAGTGAGCTCATATACGAATCCTACATTGTAATAAAATGTACGTCCGTCTGTAGCAAGTGTGGCACACCAATCTGATGCATCTACTAATTTCATTCGGGTAGCCAAATTACCAAAGAACGGATGACGCAATAAAAGTCCAACACGAGCTGTAATTAGTTTCTCAACAACTTTGTTTTTTTCGTCATTGGTAAAAACACGTTCTTTAGACTTTTTAGTACGCTCTTGTTTCATTACGGTAGATGCCATTTGAATTCCTTTGTTTCAGTGTATGTATATATTATATAACATTTTTACCAGTTTGTCAACTCCAAAATAGACAAAATTGACTCAAATCTTTCTCGCTGGCAAAGTATAATCGTTTGGTTTCTAGCGGAGTATGCCATGCCCATCTGCCCATATGATAGTGATCGCTACCCAATTCTATAGCGTAATCTCTTTCCATTCCGGGCCCAAAAGTTTCCCAACACCACTTACGCCATTTTAAAAAATCCAATTTATCTTCTAATTTGGTTTTATAACGTGGAGTAATATAATGGCTGAATTGCTTATAGCCAGCGTGTCTACGGTCTAATTTGGTTATGGTAAATCTACTCATCTAATAATTTTCTTTGACAATATAGTATTGGGGTTTTGGATATTTCTCTAAAATTTCTTGTTCTTTAATAAACGCATTCATTACTGGTGCTGTAAAAAACATTTTATGTAATACGGGTTTGTGTGTCGACGAATCGATAATGCTCAAATACCAAGATTTTACAGCCATTTCTTTTTCCTTTTTTAAAATTGGAAAAGGGCCCTAAGGCCCTTTTCTTAACTCTCCATTGCTGAGATAATGTACTTGCCAAACTTCTCATGGAACTCATCAAAGCTCTTGAGCTTGCTAGCGTCAAACGGTAATTGATACTGTGTAAGAGCAACCTTAGCACCCATAACTACCAACTCAGTTGGGAAATTATCCATCATAAAGCGGAAGAAACAATCTGCCATTTCGTTCCATTCTTTAACTTTCTTCTCATGCGCTGTTTGAAGTTCGTAGCACATACTGATTGTCAAAGAATACATAGCGGAAATTTCTTTAATTTCCAATTTCTTAATTTCGCCTTTGAGGATTGATTCTGGCTTAGGCATCTGTTTAGCAACCTTGCGGTGTGCCATAAACTTAACAGCCAACCCGTCACCGATAGCACCTGCAACCAAATCAGTCAATGTAGATTCTGGCAAGTCGTCATCGCCCAACAAGTCAGAAACAAATGACCAGCTACGTGGAGTAGCAAATGCACGGCTTGAGCTCTTTGGATCAAAGTCATACAAGTCTTGTTTAGCAAAACCCAAATAGCCTACAACCTGTTCATGGATCTTGTTAGCAACAGCCCATTCTTGCCAATCTGCATGATCGTGATGCAATTCCAAGTGCAAGAAGCGGTTAGCCAACGGAGCAGGCATACGATATGTAACACCTTTATCACCTTCACGGTTACCAGCGGCTACAATGCTAACACCTTTGGGCAAAGTGTATGTACCTACACGACGATTCAACACCAATTGGAAGGCCGCTGCTTGTGTAGCAGGAGCTGCTGAATTAAGTTCGTCTAGGAATAGAACTGCAGTACTGTTTGGATCTGTAGGCAACTCTGCTGGAGGTGCCCAAGTCATTGTCTTTGAATCTGAGTTGTAATATGGAATACCCTTAATGTCAGTAGGTTCCCACAAACTCAAACGAACGTCGATAACTTCACGTCCTTGCTCATCGCCAAGTTGTTTGACGATATCTGATTTACCAATACCTGGAGGACCCCACATGAATACAGGACGTCCAACTTTCATACACTTACGAATAGCTGCTTTGGCCTCGTTGGGTGTCTGTACACGATTGACACTAATGTCTTTTGCCATTTAACTTACCTTTCTATGTAAAACTATGGTGGGTTTGTAACGCTCTATGTATATATTATAGCGTCATTAATCTAAAAGGTCAAGCACTGGTTTGCCCAGAATCTTCTTTTTGGGCTTCTTGAGACATGACCTTTGCAAGGCCAAATTTTTGGACATCGCCGCTAAACAGTACTAGTTGTACGGCCGTTTTTTCTTTAAAAACAATTATGGACGTTTTGGTTATATAATATGGACCATCTATAAAGCGATCTAACCAAATTGTAACTTTATTTGTAAGGGTCATTTCTTTTGGAAAGTCAATCTCATAACTTTTCATATCCATTTTTTCTGTGAATATGGACAGCCCTTCGTCAGTCAAACGATTACCACCTATTTCTTTCTTCCTTGGGTTTTGCCATATCAGTACATGATTTTTTTCTAGGGTAGTAGCGTCTGTAGGCCAACCTAGATGATTACTGATAATTTTGGTTAAATGTCGCTTAACATCCATTACTCTAAGCGTTCGCCTGTTGTAAGTTTATATACTGAAAAGTCGGTGCTATTGAACAATTTGTTTAATTTTTCTGCTAAATTAATGGCATGACCGCTATTAGAAAAACTAACTTTTTTATATTTTGGTCCTAGCTGTTGGGCAATTATACTGGTAGTTTTTAGGTTCACGGGCTTGTCTTTATAAAACACCGCCCAGATGGCTTCGGCTTCTAAAACTTGTTCAGTTTTATAGGTCTTTTTATTTGTTAATTCTAACAGTACGTTTGGCTTTGGTCGACTCATTATGCGTATATCCTACAAATATATACGCATATTTAGTTGATATATTACAAACTTCCACCGTCCATTTGTACTGTAATAGCTGCAGATTGCTGTGAATTCATAGCAATAGCGTCTAATTCACCTGCTAAACGTGTCATAACAGTGGCTAGACTATCAGCTAACATATCAGCATCATCTATAGGCAAATTCACAGTCTTTTGACCGCTTTTTCGTGCGATTCTAGCACGTTCTAAGAAGTTTTCAATAGGTATTGTGTTGAGTGCTTTCATTATGTGTCCTTGGATACTGTATTTAAAATTGTACGCATTTCTAATTCAGTTTTAAAAGGACCCTTAAACGGATAACGTTCTAAAGTAATTAGTTTTGGACAGAAACTTTTAACCCAACCTTTGCGGAAACGGATCACATAGTAGCCTGCACAATACAGACTTTTACTTTTATTGCTTTTAGCATAGATAGGCAGTTTCTTTTGGACATTCCACAGTGGACCAAACGCACGACCATTAACTGGATATCCATAAATTTCATCCGGCTTTTCTGCTGTCTTTTCTTTTTTGATTATGGCAGCATCTAGTGTAATTCCAAATCGTTCTTTAATTTCAGCAAGGTCGTGAAATTCCATTTTCTGCCCTTTGCAAAGAACAGAATATCCTTTCTTCTCTTTAGTTAAGGTAGCGACTTTCTCACCATCTGCTTCTAAAATCCAAAACTTATTTGGTACTAAAACTTTTGCGACTGTGATCATTGATTATACCTCATGTTAAACGGATCTACATAACTTGTAATCTGCTCGCCCACTTTTGCTAAATCGTATGCTCCGCAAAACTTCATAAGTCTAATTCCAACTTGCGGAATATTTTTATCTGCTTCGACAGCTTCATTAATTGTTTGGCTGATAAGTTGTTTAATATTATCAGGCTGTGCTGTTAGGTCACACAAAGTGACATTACGGTTGTAATCATCTAGCACACGATGTTCTACACCTTCGTGATCAGTCCAACGCTGCAGCATGAGATTGTTCCAACTATAACCTTTTGAGTTACGATCACCAAATGCTTCTAAAAGACCAACTTTGTTTTTAGTGCCTTTAGTACGCACACCTGGATATGCACTAAACACGTTATCGCTAGTGTCGCCACGCATACATTTTTCAAACAGCAACCATTCTGGATCTGGAGCAGGTTTTACTTCTCCAGTTTTCTTATCTTTAACAGGTTTACCTTTTTCGTCAAAGTATCCTTCGTGTGTTATTGTAACCTGCGTAACACCGTTATACTGTTTTACGTTGGGAGCAATAAGTTGTGCGAAGTCGCCGTCTGTTGAAATAATAACATGATTGTCATTTGGATGTGCGGCAATCCAACCTGCGATCAAATCATCTGCTTCTAACTGAGGATGCTGTAATACAGTACAGTTAGTTTTTTCAGTAACAAATGTTTTGAAGTCATCAAAAGTTTCCCAGAATACTTTATCTTCTTCTGCATCTTTTGGACTCATCGCATCACGTGTTTCTTGTCTATTACGCTTGTACGGCGCATAGTGGTCCTTACGCCAGCTACGACCTTCTAGGCAGAATATGACATGTTTCCCATCAAAGTCTTTCCACGCTTTACGCACAGAGTTTAAAATGACGTGCAAGCTCATTCCTACTTTTTCAGAAATGTCTCCACGTACTACATGTCTTGCACGGAAAAATGTATTTGCCGTGTCTACCAAAATATATGTCATTAACTTATCTCAACCTTTCCATCTTCACGTAACGCACGAGTAACAAATCCGCTACCTCTACGTTCCATATTAATATCATCTTCTGCACCAATTTCACGGCACAGGTCTTGGAACCATTGGTCTACAATTTCTTCTTCAGTAGTACCTCTGTAACCGTTCTTAGTTAACATTAACACAAAGTACTCGTTCCAGTCAAGTTCAAAAAATCCATTACGTGGATTCTCTGGATTGACGTGAGTATCTAATACAGATACCCAGGGTTCTTTTTTAAGAGTAGCCGCTGTTTTTGCATCTGCGGGCTCATTTTTAACTAAGTATTTCTTCGCTTCCTTTTTGACTTTTCTTTCATCAAAAAACTTTTTAATTTTATCAAACATATTATGTCCTTGTTAATTGCCACTTAATGAATTCGTACTTATCAATCCAATAATGTTCTACTATAGGCTCGCCTGGACCAGTGATCCAACGCTCACCATGATATGCACGTTTACCCCATAACGGTTTACCTGATATATAGCATTTTCTTGGAGTCCAGCATAGTTTAACTTTCCAATATTGTGCCCTACCTAGTCCGTAATCTTCAGAAGGTGGACTTGCTTGTACTTCACTATCGTCCCAACGACTATTTGCCATAGCTTTCTTTCCGTAGTATCCGTGACCCATCATACTTCCTTATATCCTGGATTAGGTACGGTTAATTCAAAAATATGATATAATGATTTTGACGAACTAGGTGTGCTTTCTTCTCTAAGCACTTCCATAGTACGTTGATGTTCTGCTTCTTTAAGAGTATAAAAGAATCCAGAACCAAGTGCCGCACTATTTGTTCCAATCGTACAGAACGCTAGCCCTGTTTGTTTTACTAGTACAAACACTTCTATAGTTTTAGGTGCGGCAATTGATTCCATTAGTTACCCCACTTGATCTTTAGCCAAATGCGTTCGTGTATATAATGCACGGCTGTTAAAATGATATGAATAATAACAGCATCGCTTAACCCAGTCCACAGAGCTGTAATAAGCAAAGCAATGATACGATATGTTAACGCACGGATTACAGTTCTTTTATGTAGTTCGGCCATTAAGTACCCCACTCGTTTTTAAATAGCGGAACTTGTAAACGATCGCTATAGCGTAAACCATGTTTCATAGCCATTAGTGCCACTGATTTATTATTCAAAGCATATACACTTTCAACGCCACCAACTGGCATTAAGTAAACATGTCCTTTAAATCCAGCGGCGCGATATGCACCAATAGCACATTCTGCATCAGCAAAGTCTTGTTCTGTAGCAATGACAAATTTCAAGTATGCTGTACCAACTTCTTCATATTCGCATACGACTTCTGGCTTGATAGCATCTTCCCACTTTTCGCCACTGCAAGGAAGTTTAGCACTTACACTAAATGTAATCTCCCCACAATCACCATGTGGAAATTGTCGTTGATTCCAGGTTTTTAAATATTCTTTAAACTCTTGTGTAAGTTTCTGAGTACCATTTGTTTCAAAAGTAATTTCTTTCAATCCAGACATTTTAGGATTGTCAAGTAAATCTGGATAAGCACGTTGCCAACCTAACAGGGGTTCACCACCTGTGATGACTAAATGTTCATCTAGCCATTCATTATGCGGAAGGATTTCCATAATGCGATCTGCGATTGCATCACTTGTTAGCATGGGACTTAGATCTTTAAAATCAGGATGCCATGATGCATAACTATCACAACCAGTTGATACTAACGGTAGTTCTTCGTATTTTGTAAAATGCTGTTTTACTTCCGCAATTTCATCTGCTTCTGTACTCAGCTCACCACGTGGCATGCCAAAACCCGCACATTTAAAGTTACAACCAAATGTACGTAAAAAGACACTTGGCACGCCCATATAGCGGCCTTCACCTTGTATGCTGTAAAACAACTCTGCGATTTTAATCTTACTCAATTTCTCCGCCTTCGCTTTCAACGCTGTTTTCTTGCAACCATTTGGCATGGGCTTCTTGATACTGTTCTTCACTTAGGCCATGCCATCCGCAACAATTACCAGTCGGACTACGACCACACCCACAGGTACCAATTTTACCGTTTGGATTAGCTCTTACTTGCATTTTGTAAACCCTCACATAATTTAGAAATTTCATCTGCTGTCATGAAGAAATTATAAGTTTGAGTACCTATAATTTCGCCATCTGAGTCTTTAGATTCTTGGATAAAATCTAAACTGTATAATCCTTTTGGACTGGCTACTTCCCAAGCCTGTACACGCATACGGAAACCAGGATTATCTTTAACTAAAAATTCATTTACTTTAATCGATTCATGAAACATCATCTTCTCCTTTTAATGCACTCATAATGACACGTCTTTCTTTATTATACACATGTTTGCGTAGAAAGTCAAGAAATTCATTATGTTCCATAGTTTCAGCTTTATTTAGAATATTTTGGCAGGCCCGCAAATAATATCTACGTCTAGCAGCTTTGGTAACACCTTTCATATCTTCCACTTTGAATTGGAAAGTACGCACTAATGCATCAGCGGCTTCGCTAGGTTTACCGTGCCATTCCACATCACCATCGTTAGTAATGATTAATGTAGGTTTACTATCTTTATTGTGAAATGTGATAGAGTTGTTTGGAAACGCCCATTGTGGTACAGTAGAGTACAGTCCTGTTCCTGCTGTCAATACCTGCCCAGGTTGACCGACTGTTAGCAAAGGCAAAGAAAACGTTGGTTTAATCTGCTCGAAAGTTCGGCGAGCGATAGTTGCCTTTGCCTGGCATTGTGTTCCTAACACCGCCAACCGGATCTTCGACATCGCCCGTTCTGCGTGGGATAAGATGTATATGAGGCCAGTTGACAGTTTGACCTGCAGCTTTGCCATAGTTAAGTCCCACATTGAAACCGTCCCATTCTCCGGCTTCCACCATTCCTTTACCATATCTAACTGCATCTTCAAACGCATCACTTAAAACTCCTAAGGTGTTATATTTAGGCACATACAATAAATGCCCTGGCGTACAAGGATACTTGTCCGCAAAAACTTTTACATGATAGTCTTCGTTTACTAATTCAGTCCACGGTGCTTCGCTATCATCGATATCATCTGGGATACCTTTAAAAATATGATTATCCATTTATTTCCTCTAACGTTGGTGCATAGTTTCCTAAATGCTGTACTGTGACAGCACTAGCATTAATCGCAAAATTAATAGCATCTTGCATACTGTTAGTAGTTAGGTAGCCGTAGACCAATGCAGATAAAAATGTATCGCCTGCTCCGCATACATCAGCTACTTCGACAGTTTTTGCATTAAACGCAAAATCACCCCATACAACTCCTTTATCGCCATAGGTAACAATCATGTCAGTGTAATCGCTAGGGTGGCTAGTAAGCTGGCTGTATTCGTGCATATTAATTTTAATAATGCACCCTTCTAATTGTGCTAGGTCATGCTTTTTAGTGTCGACAAATATAGGACCATGATAGGCCTTACGAAGATTTTTTATTAGATCGTAACTAACATATCCTTTGTTATAATCGCTAATAACAATAGCATCTACATTACCGTTGTTTAAATCATAAGGAATATGATCAAATGGTAACGGAGTAGAAGTAGAGTCAACATCAGATCTCATAATATGTTGTTTTGATCGCAAGTCAATATAACGAGTCTTAACGCTTTCTTTTCCTAGCATAGGAACGACAGCACAGCCTAACGCTTCTAAATTGAGTTGTACATTAGCAGCCATTCCTGGTTTTTCTTCATCATGTGAAAATTTAAACACAGGTACAGGTGCTTCGGGTGATATGCGGTCTACCGTTCCAAAACGATAAACATCTACACAATCATCTCCGATCAATAATAGTTTGAAGTGTTTTCGTTGTTGAGTATTCACCGAGTCGTTCATAATAAATTACTTCTGGTACATAAGTTTCACCAATTACACTACGACCTTTGTAGTCGCTACCTTTGACCATAATGTCTGGTTTAAAGATTTGAATAATTTCTATAAGTTCTTCTTGGCTATCAAACATCAAAACTTGATCTACTGATCGTAACTGTTCTAAATGATATTTGCGATCGTATTGATTTACGATAGGACGATTTTCGCCTTTAAGTTCTTTAACCCTACGGTCTGTGTCAATACACACAAGTAGATAGTCTCCTAGGCTACGTGCTGTGTTTAGCATTCTGATATGTCCTTGATGTAGGATATCAAATGTGCCGTTGACAATTATCTTCTTCATATGATGCGACCAAGTCCTAGATAGATTAGGGTTTCCAGTTCAGCTTGGTAATCTTTGCCCAGTCTACGTTTTTGGTAAATGGATTCTAGCACTTCTTTGCCATCACCATAGTCCATAACACCCGAGCCACGTGACTCTAATTCTTCAATTAGATCGTCTGTGTCAAAATCTGCTAAGTCAACATCAACTTCGACTTCTGTGTAAATTGTTTTATACATACTACCCTTTCTGGCTATCGCCTGGAATTACACGATAATTGTCTTCTACACTATCAGGGGTACTAACTTCGATAACTGTTCCTGCTTCAACACAGATAAGTTGATGTGGCATACATGGCGGAATGTGCCACACTGTGCCAACACCTATTTCCCAATCATGTGTTTCGGCAGTCTTGGTATCGATCCAGCGGACAATAAATCTGCCAGATTGTACATACCAAGTTTCATCTTTGTCTTTATGGAAGTGCATACTAAACTTTGCACCTTTGTTAAAGTTCATTAACTTGCCACAGTATTGATCAGTGCTAGCCCAGATAAATTCTGAGCCCCACCCCTTAGGAACAAAACCTTCTAATCTTGTCATTTCTTCCACCAATTCTCGTAAGGGAATTCAATCCAGACATCTTCGTCTGCTTTGTTAATTTCCATACCAACAAAGTCCATACTAACCTTAGACTTACTTGATAAGTTATCCACAACGACTGCAAATTTAACATTTCCGTTCCAAACCTTTTCCCATACTTCACTAGACGGATGAGCACTATTTTGCCAATCGTTCATCAACCAATTAAATGTAGCACCTGTGTCGTTGATGTCATCGACTACTAAGATATTAACTCCATCAAACGCATCACTAGCCATACCTAGATTACTAACGCAATCACCGCCATCTCGCAAACTGATGTCTAAACTGTTCATTTTAACATCTAGCCAATGGCTAAGGAAAACGGCAGGAATTAACCCACCGCGAGTAAGTCCTACAACATAGTCTGGAGTCCATCCGCTATGATGTATTTCTCTACAAATATTGCTAATTAAATTTTCATAATCACTATATGCTATTACTTGCTTGTTCACGGCGATCCTTTAAATATTTTTCGTTATGAATCCATTTGTTGCTGACTAAAAATCCCCATTCACGCACTTTCTTCAAAGGCATAAACAAAGTCCATGCTGTAACACCTGGCTTTAATTCAATACGGTGATAGCTATTAGGCTTACAAATACGGAAGTGACCTGGACCACGCCAATATCGTATTTCATTAATTTTTTCACCTATCGTGTTAAAGACAGGAACCCATTCGTAATAACCGCCCTTCAAAATAAAAGTGCAATAGCCCCAAGGATGATCATGAACATCGTCTGGGTCGCCTTTTAGGAATTTGTGTAGGAATACGTTAAAGGGAAAATTTTCACGGTCTTTTAAAAATAGATAGTAGCGTTCTAGATAAGGCTCGTTGCATAGTCGATCTAGAATGATACGCTTGCGTCCTATACTATCTAACCAATTAAGGAATTTGTCTGTCAATGTCATCTTGGCTCCTGCAAAGTTCATAAGTTATTTTAAACTGTTCCCAAGACTTTTGTAAAGCTGGAAATTTGTCACACATGCGTCCTAAACGGATTGGATCTACTTTAAATTCATTAAGCCAAACATTCTGTTGATCTATTGAAGTTATGTAAGTAACCGCTGAACCGCCGTTCTGGATAACATGTGTATCTCTTGGATCAAAAATAGCCATTATGCCTTTAATGTTTCCATCGTGATAATTTTGCCAATTTGTGCACCAAGGTCTTGGTCATCGGTAATAATATGTAAGCTATTATGATGACGATCACGTTGACGATCATAAAGTGATGTTTCTACAACAAATCCGCCAGTGGCTTTATATACTTGGAAACGGATTCCTTTATCGCTGTCTATGCGATTTGACGGACCAATTGATATACTTCCTGCTGACATTTTTTCCTCTAATCGTTGATTATCAACTTCCTCTGATACCCATTTGTAAAGCCAACGTTTTACAAAGTTTGATTTCTTTTTAGATTTTCTTGATGGCATGTATGCGCTTTCATCTACTGCCACTGCATAACCGTTTGACATTATTTTTTTCCTATCTGTAATTTACGTAGTTGAGATTTTATATCTGCTAAATCTTGTTTGAGACTTTCGTTTAGATTTTTTTCTACGAGCAATTCATCTTTGAGTTCGCTGTCTAATTCTTTTAATAGTCGTGCTTTGTATTTGCGTTCACTTTCCCAGTGCCAATTGTGTCCAATCAGCATGCCGAGTCCTAGCACAACAAATAAAAGAATTACGTCACCTGTCATTTTGTAGCAAACTCCTGTTGTAGTTTGATGTTGTCAAAAAACTCTTTCTTAGTATCTGGGTCATCTTTAAATGCACCTGTTAATACGGTAGTTTGAGTTAATGAACTCTTAGCCATAATACCTCTGTTCTCACAGCAACCATGAACAGCTTGAATATAAACGGCTACGTTTTTTGATCCTGTTGCTGCGGAAATCTCCCTAGCAATATCATTACAAAGTTCCTCCTGGAGAGTTCCTCTTCTAGCACACCACTGGGCGATTCTAGTGTATTTTGATAAGCCAATAAGCCTATCAGCGGCAATGATACCAATGTAAGCAACACCAGCAACGGGCTGATGATGATGACTACACATGCTACGCAACTCACTACGAACCACGAGCATACCTTTGTAGCCATCTTCGACTTCATTTGGGAAACTTGTTGCATCTGGTGCTGGGTCATATCTGCCTGCCATTATCTCGTTAAAATACATTTTAGCCAAACGTTTAGCGGTACCTTGGCTATTAGGATCAGTGTTTCTATCAATAAGCAAAGTATCTAATACTTTTTCAAATGCTTCAGTTGCTTCTTTGATTAGGATTGTTTTGTCTTCTTCTGAAACATAATCGCTAATGTTGTCGCCTGCCCAAAAACGCTTACCTTCACGTTTCATTCTAGCACGAATGACATCTGCTAGATTCGATTCTTTGTAGCCTTTATCGCTCATATTGTCAGCGCCGTTGATCACGTTCTGTAGATCTTCTGTTGTAAATGTTGTCAATTATTATTCTCCGAGTTAATGACGTGGATGTCTTTAAGTTATTTTACTTGATTATTTAGGCTCTGTCAATCTTAACAGAGTATTTTTCTTGACGGCTGTGTCCAAAACATTCATTGGTACACTAAGTTTTTCTGCATATTTTAATAATGCCGCAGTGTCTTTTGGAAAACACGCACCGCCAAATCCGTATGCACCATCTGGGCCTGGAACTTTCATATGGCTACGTCCAATTCGCTCATCAAATGACGTCATCCTAACAATGCGATCATAGTCCAACCCTGCGGCATCTGCTAGTTGTTTAAATTCGTTCATGTAAATCACCTTGGTAGCCAAAAATGTATTGATTAGATATTTGGCCATCGCGGCTTCACCAATTGAACAATGTTGTACGCCTTGTAAATCTGGTAATGATGATTTAATAATACGTTCTGCTTCGTATCTGTATGCTTGTACACTTCCGCCAATAATAGAGAATTGTTGTCTAGCATAATCTTGTACAGCATTGGCCGCTGTTAAAAACTCTGGAACATGCACAAGATTTTTATACTGCTTGTTCAATCTTTCATATACATCTGGTGGTGCTGTACATTTACTGATAATTACACCATCGTAATCTTTTAAACGTTCTAAAACGCTTTCTAAGATGCTAGTATCGCAACTTCCGTCATCTGACATAGGACTGGGGACGCACACAAATACGCCCTCGCAGTTCATAATGTCGTCATAAGTTCCTGTAGTTTTATTAGGATCTTGATCTATCAATACTAGGCGTGTTACACCACTTCCTGAAAAAGAATCTCTAATTGCATTACCTACAAAACCTACTCCTATGATACCTATACTGCTAAAATACATTACTTGATCCTATCTAGTAAAACATCAGCACTGAAGAATTGATTAGTTAGGTCTAATGTTTGTTTTCTAAGTTGGGGTAAGAACTTTTCATAATTATCCATGTACTGGATTATCTTTCCACACAGTTCTGGGCGATGGACGGTGTATGCTTCAAATGATTCTGTCCATTCACTAGGATACTTAAATGTGTCGTAATACATTTCTGTATAACTTAGTCTATCTGGAACCATTGGAATAGCATC